TCCACGACGACCATGCATCTCCACAGGCGTTAATTCCGGTTATACCGTCCGTACTAATGGGAATTCTTCAGGGAGGGCCATTTAAGATTTTGGGGCCTTAAATAGCCCTCATATGTAGAGCCGGTATCGGACATTCCGGCGCTTTCCGTGCCTGAAATTGTTACTGCATTTCCGCCCCACACTTGGGGCAGAAATCATGGGGTTCATTATGGTCGATGTACGATTCCTTGCCGCAATGGGTACACCGCGCCTCGTAGTCGTTGACAAATTCCCAGTGGCCAACAGGAGGCATATAAGAGGGGCGGCTCGTCCGGTCATCGTCGGATGCTTCTGCCACTACCGGAGTAGCTGTGCCCACGATGATAAGACTCCTGCTCGTGCCCTTGAGATGGGTAATACGCCCATCCTCCTCCAGCCTTTTCAGGTGCAATGCCACGCTGGAGGTGGAATTTAAGCCAACGCCAGATGCGATATCTCTGACAGACGGAGATACATGATGTTCGCTTATGAACTCACAGATGTAGTTGTAGACCTTCTCGCGGGTGGGAATGCTGCTGGCGTTGGCTCTTGTTTCCATTAGTGCGTCCTCCTTTTGAGGTTTGGTTCTTGAAAAAAAGAATGTATAAAAATAAATGGGGTTATGCGGTTCTTCGCCGCTGCTCGCGCTCACGCTCCATCAGGTCTACCTTTACCGTTGCGCGAAGCTGAATAACGAGCGTTTTGGGGTCGTATGCGGTCAGCTCCATATACCAACTGGAGTAGAAGAACCTCTCTGCGTCCTGCTTCTTTTTCAGAGCGGAGAGATAGCCTGTGTCCAACGGGTCCTTCCTCACCATCGCCCTGAGAGCGGCCATATAGTCAGCAGCCGCCTGCTTAACGATGGCATTTGCCAAATCCACGTAGACATCATCAATTACGCGGTAGCTCCACGGCGTTGTATCATAGTTGCGCGGGAGCGAGTCACTGGGTCTGGGGCTGTAGGGTCTCATACCTCACCACCGCCTTCCAAGCCGTCACTTTCGGCAGGGTCCTCAGGCTGCACAGCATCATAGGGGTCGGGAGCATCGCCGAAGGACTCTGCATCCTGCGCGTAGGCGGGACCTAAGACCACGAGGTCGGACGTATCCACAAAGACACAGTGCTCCACACCGAGGGAGTTCAGCAGCGCGGACACGTCCTGCAATACACTGTAATGAGTCCCCGTGTTCCGGCAGGCATCCGCCTTACCCTGCCACGTAGGGGTATAGTGCCGTACCAGCTCGCGGACAAGCACGGTCTTTTCCTCCGAGACCACCACGCCGCCGCCATCATCAATGGAGATGACGTGGACCAGATTATTTGTTGTGTTCATAATCTTTTTCTCCTTTCTGTGTTTTGACTATTATATATCTATTAAAATTGCCAATTCTATTGGCAATGAAAAACGCGAAAGGGAATTAGTCGAGGAAATCACGGCGGAACGCTCCAATGCGGAAGCTGTACTTTTTCTTAAAGTCCCAACTCAGCTTTCGGCACGCTTTGCGGTCAATGCTGCCATCTTCCACGCATTCTGCATTAGGCAGCATGGACATCACCGACCACTTCAAGGACGATACCTCTTCCGGCGTAGCGAACCCGACCGTGATGGTGCGTCCATCGAAGAGGACCATCTCGAAGGCCGTAATGGGGCGATACATTTTAAGCTGCCCATCAGAGACCTTCATAGGCTTCAAGTTAAGGTATCGAACAAAGCGCGAGGGAATACAGACAGGACGGCAGGCGGCGTTATTTTCCGACAGGGTCAGCTCACCTTTTGTGAAGAAGCAGACCCATGTGGCATTGCTTTCGCTCGCCCAGTTTTCAGAAGAGGAAACCAGCACGCCGAACTCGCCACCCAACATATCGCGGAATTCTACCGGCTCAGAGAACACTTCTGTGCGGAGAGTCTTCTTCAGCGCAGAGTAGGACATCCAGCCACGGACGACCTTCATGCTGTTGTAAAAATACGGACAGAATCGCCGAAGTACACCCAGTACGCAGATAGCCGCCAACAGGACACAGGCCCAGCCAAAAATGGAAAGTCCTTTCCCAACCTCCCCGGCGAAAAGGCTGCCGTACAGGTCGAGGATATCGTCCAAGCTCATGGCAGACAAGTCTGCTATATTTCCGCCGCCGAACCCCACATAGAGAACAACGGCGGCAAGAGCCAACGCAATGGCTGCTGTCACCACCAGCAGAATCAAAGACGCGACTTTTGCGCCGGTCCATTCCTTTAAGTTCATTAGCCAGTTGGCTGTGGAGACCCGTGTCTTTAGCCACGGGAGGAAACAGCCGTCCTCCTTTCAATTAAGTAACTTGTGAGAGACACTTGTATGGACTTCATCTGGATGGCATGAGTTTCGCGCAACAGCTTGGTGATATAGCCGTAAGCATCTCAGCTTCCAAAAGAACCCAACAGGGAAAGAATAAGATACAGCATTCCGGAGGCAGCCAGCAGCATGGCGGGGAGAGCGACAAGGCTCAACACCATAGGGCCGTAGTCCTCTCGGCTTTGCTCCACCTCAATGTCGTCCGTAGGCATACCCGTCAGTTCGCCGACCTTACCCATGAGCTTCCCCGTGGCCTTGTACCGGCTGTGTCTGTCCACCAGTGCAAAGATGGATAAAACGATAACGCAGAGAAGGCAAAGCAGGAAGAACACGGCACCGAAGGCTTTCGCCAGCGACAGGACGCAAACAGCTACATCAGTAATCACAACTCTCATTCCTCTCGTCATCATCGTATTCATCGTTGTCATAGTCATCCTCATAGTCGTCGATGAGGCTTTCAAAGCCACGCCGTGTTCCGTTGAGTTGCCTGTCCAGCCTGTCTGCGCGTCCTTTGGCGATGACCGCCACCACCAATGCGAGCAGTGCGACGACCGCCAGCAGGATAACCATGAACCAAAGGTACTTGATGGTGGCCTGCAGCGCAATGTAGTCCGCACCGGTCAACGCATCTGTGGTCGCCTCTGCAACATCAGCAGCCAGTTTGTTATAGCCGATGTAGACCGGCTTAGTCTCAGTAGAAAGCAGCTCAATCATGTCTTTCATCCCCCTTATTGTTTTTGTATGCTTCGGCATAGTCCTGTCTCATCTCCGTAATAACGCGGTCAAGGTTCGTTCCCTTTATGTAGCTATACGGAGTATCGCAGTTCCTAAGGGCGTTGATAACACCCCAGTAGATAGGGTGGCTGGTATGGGCGGTGTAGATGTAACACATCTTCTGCTTGCTGTACTGTCTCAATCGCTCAGGCACGTTTTCTTTTGTGATATATGACCAGTCGGGGTATACCTCGCGGAGCTTCTTGAGGAAGTTTGGATGCCCGCCAACAAACATGATGCCGGTGTCAGGCAGTTCGGGCAGCTCCTCCGGCTCGTTGACATCCGCATCGTCAACCACATAGGAATCCAGCAGGTCATCCTCTGTATCTGTGTCAGGCAGGGGAGAGGTCTCTTCAAGGCCCAGCGCGGCCACACGCGCCAGCTCCTCGCCCATTGCGCCGTTTTCCTTCCGGAGCTGGTAGCACTCCTTCTCCAGCGCCTTGTTCTCGCGCCTGAGTGCCGACAGCTCTTTTGCCAGCCGTTCGCCCTCGCTCGACAGGAACTCTATCGTGGCTTTTCCAGCCTCGAACTCCTTACGCTGCGCTGCGTAGAAGTTGTTTATATCCTCGGTGAGTTTCTTGCACGTCTTTTGCGTTAGCTCTCGACATTCATCCCTCGTGAACAGGTTCTGTTTACGACAAAGGCTGTGCATCGCATCATCGAAACGCATCTCTGCCACCGCCTGCGCGATGGCGTCGTCCATAAGCATATAGAGCTCGGCCATATGGTCAATGCAGAATGGGATGATGGACCGGTCTTGCTCACGCAACAGCTTGCGGTCCTTGAGGATGAGTAGCTTGTCAAAAGCCGTATACCACATCTCATCCGTGATAGTCAGTTCTCTATTGTCGCCCAGCAGCATGATGGTGCTCCATGTGGATGCCGCATCAATGGCATATTCCGAGCCGCGAGAGAAGGATTCTCTGAACTCGGCTATAGACTTTTCATGGCAATATCCCTTCTGCCGAAGTCTTTTTAGTGTGTGGGCATAACGCTTCACTATCTCTTTCTGTGCAAGACGACTGCCCAGCATGGAGTCGAGCATTTCGGCGAAAAAGACGTCGTCGCCATCGTCGCCTATGAGGTCGTAAGCCAAACCGTCTTGGTCTGTATACTGCATTGTCGCGCCATCATCATCCGGACCGAACCTCGAATACACTCTGTTGTGAATGTAGCTGTAGCCGGACAGATAACGTAGGCCGTCTCTTGTTTCTTTCTTTTCCATGACTTTACCCCTTTCAAATTAGTCGAGCATTCTCCAGCTTAGTGTGCGCCGCGTTGCATCTCTGGGTGCTGTATACCTTTCGATACTCTTGACCTTGGTATAGAACCCTGTTATTTCAGGGGGGGTGTATACCGAAATCTCCGGACGATTGTGGCAAAAGATAGGTATAGAACCCTGTATTTCAGGGGGGTGTATACCCGGCGCGTGAAAGTAACATACCCATGTTTTGGTATACAACCCTGTTATTCAGGGGTGGTGTATACCCAGCACAGGTATTCAGTTCCCCCAAGGTGCTGGTCGTCGCCTCTGACATAACAAACCAGCCAACAGAGTATTCCTGCTTCCGCGACGACCAAGCATCTCCACAGGCGTTAATTCCGGTTATACCATCCGTACTTGTTTTTTTGGCGGAGAGAGTGGGAGTCGAACCCACGGATGCTTTCACATCGCCGGTTTTCAAGGCCGGTGCTTTTGACCACTCAGCCATCTCTCCATTTTTTTAGCGAAAGCCGCCGCAACGCTCGTCTTTCCTTTGTGGGGTAAACGCTCATGTTGCGGCGGCCTTGGTGCCCTTCGATTTAATTGCTGAACTACGCTGGCTTACCGCTTCTTCTGCTTCACAGTGAGGGCGATGTAAAAGCCGATACCCAGAGCCACTACGCAGCCGCCCACGATGTAGTAGTAGACGGGGGTACTGGAGTTGGATTCCGTTTTGGAGGCGTCCTGCGCTCCATCTTCGGGAGCATCAGCATCGGTGCCATCGGTCGTATCCGTGCCCAGTTCTGTGTTTCCGCCAGTGGACTGTGCGTTGTCAGGCGCTGTAGTCTGATTCTCGCCGTCAGCAGGGACATCCGCAGTTACGTTATCTCCGCCGGAGGTTGCTTCGGGCAGTCCGGCATTTTCCATGCCTTCCTGCTGTTCAACAACAGCGGGGTCGGAAGCGGCAGCGTCGTCCGCGCTGGGCGCGGCAAAGGCCATGGTGGGGACCGCAAGCAGGGCGGCCAGCATACAGCCAACGACAATATGCTTAAACTGGATTCTCTTCATGTTCTTCTCCTTTCTTCCAAGAGTGAACAAGGGCATCACAAGCACACCACCTTACTGTCCACGGCTCACGAGAGCCATAAGATGGAGCCTTATCATGTCCTTTTTCAACCTGCGGTCCTTTGTTGAGGGGTGGACTCCGGTGGCGTGGTTTTCACCATTCGCACGAGCAAGGGGGGGGAGCGCCCGTAAGTGCGGAGAGACATCTCTGCAGCACCACCGGAGCCAAAATGAAAGGACGGCCTGCGGCTGCCTTAGACGAGGACTGGCGAAGGGGATACACGAAACCTTTCGCCGTAGACCGCAGGCTGAAGAAAGACACGATATTGGATTTTTGAGGAGGTGGGCGCAGAGGCCGAAGGCTGATGGATTGAGGTGAAACAATCAGCACGTTGACGTTCGGCGGAACAATAACACAGGAGGTGTGAGTGGCAAAAGAAAGTGGGTCTCATCACTAAAATGGCCCCTGCGCCTTATGCTTACAACTATACCACGATAATAAAAAATGTCAATAGTACGAATGAAAAAAATAGCACAAACATTCGTGTTCTCGTCTTATTTTTTGGAAATATCAAATGCGTCATAAATATCGCGTGTTTTCTGGAACAAAAAAGTTGGCAATATTGCATATTAACGCAGGCTTAACCGCGTGTGACCCGCTGCCGACATAAATGACATAAGCCTTTTCTCCGGCGCAGATATCCTCAATGGTCGAGGCGGTGCCGTAGACTGCATAGGGAATTGCCTCATCTGTGTCCGCTCTCAGGGTTATGCGGAAGCGGTCGTTCTCAAGGTCTTCTACTTCCGTAACATTGAGCTTGTCTACTTTCACCCTGCCTGTCATTATTTCGCGGTATCTGGCTCCGGTTTTGAGTGCGGCGCCGAGGCAGAAGGGTACAATAAAGGTGATGACGAGCCCAACAGACACAACGCCCACTGTTTCCATGTGCATGGTGTCAAATAACTCTTTTCCTTTGCTGTAGCAGTACAACAGTGTCAGCCCGCTAAGGCAGATGAGTAGGGCAATACAACTCAGGAACAGGTGGAGTTGGAGGTTCTCTCTCTTGGCAAGGTACTTTCTGGTGATTTCTATTCTCTCTTCCATGTTTTTCTCCTCTCTTCTGGACGGCGGTGGAGGGGTTGATTTTAACTTGCCGGCAACTTGCTGATGGCTTGGTTTTGGCTGGGGGATTGCTGCTATTGGCGGAGTTCCAACTTGCTGGTAACTTGCTGAAGTGGCGGGTTCAGGCACAAGGAGGTGAGGTCTCTGCTGGCTGACGGAACACCCCACGGAGACGAGGGGTGTTCCGTGCGCCTGAGTGCCTTGTTGAATGCGAGAGTAGGCAGGGCCGGAACAACTCCCGGTCCTGCCTATTCTTTTTTTACCGGCGGAAGCCACCATTGTTAGGTGTACCAATCATAACGTACTCCGCTGCGAGCCAAGCATCTCAGTCGTTCTTACCCTTGCGTTTGCGATTCAGGAAAGAGACACCACCCAAAGCTACTACACTGGAAACGCTGGAGATAGTGTAGAGGGCAATACCCGTATCGGCAGTGGTGGGGCTTTCAACCTTGCTGGTGGGCTGTGCCGGCTCGGTGTAATGGCGGCGCGGCGTATAATGCCACGTGCCGGTTACAACAACGTCCTTATCGGCAATAGCGGCCTCGGTAATATCCCAGCCGTCGAAGGTCCAGCGACCCACAGATTTGGTTTCCAATTCAGGCGTTTTTACAGTAGACCCATTTTCAAGGCCCTTCACTGCTGCCGGCAGCAGCTTCAGAATGTCCTCAGGCAGCTCTTTCTCGTTCTTATCCACGAACACATAGGTGACAGAATAATCGTCCTGTTTATATTCCCATGTGGCATTGAACTGTGCGCCGCTGTTTGTCACGATGGCTGCGTTCTGGTCCCAGCCGGTCAGAGTCCATGTGCCGATTTTCAGCCCGTTCTTATATTCGTCGAAGGTGGTGGGGATGGTGTCCAGAATGCCAGCATCATCACCCACATTCTTTTCCACGGAGGTCATAAGCTCCTGCAGCTCCAGAGGCAGTTCTCTGTCGCTGGTGCCGCTATTGAACTTATAGTTCACGGTTGCGACCTCAGGACGGAAAATCCACTGTCCCACAAAAATGACTTCCTCGTTGGGCACGATGGCGGAATCCTTATCCCACCCGGTCATGGTCCATGTACCGAGCTTCAGACCGGCATCATTTTTCTCCTCATAGGTATTTCCAAGAACGTCCGGTGCCTTCACGTCGGAGCCAACGTTGTAGATGGCGTCGCTGGCAGCTTTCAGTTCTGTCGGCAGGTCCCGTCCCTCTGTCGCACTCTCGTACCGATAGCGGACGGTGGATGTGGCAGGGACGAACTCCCATGTTGCGGTGAATGTCACGCCTTCATTGGGAACAATGGCGAAATACTTATCCCATCCGGTCAGTGTCCATGTGCCAAGCGTCAGGCTCTCGTACTTTTCGTCATGCACTGTCTCAGGCACGCGGGGCGTTACATCCTCGCCCACGCAGTATGTGCAGTCGGCAGGCGGCTGCAGGCTGGCAGGCAGCACGCGGTCTTCCGTTCCGCTGACATATGCATAGGACACCATCGCCGTATAGGGCTTGAAGGTCCATGTGCCGACAAAATACTGTCCATCGCCGGTAACGGTCACGGAGTCCTTATCCCAGCCGGCCAGCGTCCATTCACCCAGCTTCATGGACTTGCGGTGCTCCACCACAGTTGTACCCACGCTCATGGGAGGATTGACAGTCTCGCCGATGCTCAATCCGGTCTGGTCTGACGGCAGCGCATTACGCACTTCATCCGGCAGCTCGCGGCCTTCTGTCCCGCTGACAAACGTTGCCTTCACCACATAGTCGTTGATGGTCACGTCCACTGGATACCCAGTAGAGACATTTCCGGCAGCGTCCTTAGCGAACACAAAGTATGTACCGGCCTGCGTAACAAACATTGCATCATCTTTGTGCTTCCACGTCAGGGAGGATGCATCATTGACTTTGCTTACAGCCAACTCTGTGACACCGGAGCCCTCGCCCAGTGTGGCGTGTTCGTCGTGATACGTGACTGTCAATTTTGCCCGATGTCCGGTTCCGTCCAAAGCGGAAATCACATTGGTGACGGTAGGCGGCGTGTTATCGAGACGGTTTACCTTCAGCGCACCGGTTCCCACATTGCCCAGCGCATCACGCATATAGAACGTGTGGGACTGCTCAGAATAGACATCGCCGGTAAACACATAGTTACGCGAATAATTCTTCTCGCCAATGTCAGTGCCCAGCCGGTAGTCTGTATCTCCGTCGAAGGAGATTTCTACATTGCCGACACCTTCATCCATGGCCCTTGCTGCGTATGCCTTATTTTTTGCCCAGTCCGCAGTCAGGTCAGAGGTGGATTTCAGGATGGGGCCAGTCATATCAGTGGGCTGGATAACGCAGTCAACGGAGCCGTACCCGCCAAGATAGTTCTTGCAGCGCACGGTGTAGGTTTGTGCGGTGGATAGATTGACGTTGGGGGAGATGACAGAAGTATACTCCCATGCGCCGCCAGAAGGTGCTGCAGCAGTCCAGTCTGTGACCTGTGTTCCGTTCTGGTCAAACAGAGCAACCTCCGCGCTGCCGGCACGCTTGCTGTACCATGTGGACTTAATGGTCACATTCTGTGCATAGCCGCCCACCTGCTTATCGTAGGTCACGACCGGCGCACCCACCGGCGTACAGACGCCACCGGACATGGTAAATGTGCGGAGCAAGAAAAGAGTCGGCGTTACACCCCAGCCGGCGGACGGAGCCCACTTTGCTGCCTCTGCTTTTCCTGCAGCAGTTGCATTGGCTGTACTGGACCCGAAGGTATAATACAAAGCGAACGTCGCTTGGCTTATACCTGCGGTTGCCACCGTTGAGTTCTTGTAGGACAGAGTAATGCGGTAATCGCGATAGGTGTTGCCGGATGCATCTACACCGGACCCGATTTGTTGCGGCGCCCCGATGTCAAAGGTATCTGAAACATCCGAGGGATAGTATACCCAGCCGAATCCTGTCGTGCCCGTCATAAGGCTCATCCTGTCCGCGCTTCCGTAGATGCGGAACTCGATGTAGTCTGAATCCTTACTGACAAGGTCCATGGTGCTTTTTTCCAGCCACATTGTGCTCAGGAAAGGCCTGTGGTCGCCGCAGATAGAACAGGACGAAACGCCTGTGTCCCATGCAGGTTCAACTGTGTGATGGGAAAGGTCGATGTCCAACCCGCAAATTTCGCAGGTGGCTTTTCCATACTGCGTATGGTCCTCCATCTGGTCTACACTCTTCCCATCGACAACGTGGAAGCCTGCGTCCGTCCAGCACTGATTACAGGTGGTGCAATACATATAATGGCGCGAATTACCTGATTCAAGCCATTTGCCGTTGGAGGTGTGTTCCAAGCGTCCTGATTTCCGGTATCCGCATCCATCCGCACAATACCAGTAGCCGACCGGCTTCAGGACGTTACAGTTGGGCTCGGCACCAAAGTATTTGATGTCGTGCTTCTTATAATCCACACGCCCGTTCTCATGTGCTCGTCCGTTCCACGTCCCTGTTCCGGTGTGCGTATCACAGATGAGGAAATGTCCCTCGTCGTCATAGCTGCTATGCAGTACACAGGCGGAACTATCCTGCCCGCCGCCACCTCCAGCAACTGTGAGGTCAATCACTGTTGCCCCTTCTGGTGCGGCATACGCCGTTACAGCCGAACTCGTCACGAGCATAGCAGCCAGTATGAAGGTCGCCAAAACTCGGCGACATACTGTTCCTTTTGTTTTCAAGAAAACTCGCCTCCTTCTCCTTGTTTTTTTGACTTTTGCAGTGCATCTACTTTGACACTACCACAATTCGTTATTTTGTCAATCGCTTGCCGATGAACAAAATACTGCACGCAGAGTTCCAAAAAAGCGTGCAATGATTGCACATTTTCCTGACGCGCAGGCAGGGCGTGCTTAAAGTAGGGGAGGGGGCGTCCGGCAGGGGTTCCGGAACCGCCCCCATTTCTCAACGCCGAATGCCATTACTTGCCGGCGGCGCTTTTTGCCGCAGTTGCCTTGCCACGAGCCTTGGCGCGTTCCCATTCCTCGCGGGTATAGAGGCCGAACGCGATATCCGTTCCGGCGGGGTAGCGGACCTCCACGGCTTCCACTGTATCTCCGTCTTCATCCAAAATCTCCGTCACGAATTCTTCGGGAGTGAAAACAACATAGAGAACGTCTCCGTTTTTGGTGAAGAGGTCAGGCATAAACAAATCGCGCTCATCGCAAATCTCACTCAGCATAGTGAACAGGCCCTTGTTCTTCGTGTACGTATCAGGGAAGACAGCTACGCCGTCTGCATCTTCGTCATATATGCTGACCGGCGTGCCATCGTCGTCATCGCGTAAAATGACCCGCTTCTCTCCGTTCTCCCCGCGTTCCACACATAGCGTGCAGGGGATGGCGATGAATTCGTCGGTATCGGTGAGCTCCTCGGTCAGCGCGTCTTCGGCATCGTCTTCTTCTGCACTCTGACATTCGTCCTCCTCAGTTTCCGTATCTTCAGTGTCGGACTTAAATACATCGTCGAAGAAAACGTTCAGAAAAGAGTCGAGGTCGTGGAAAATCCCGTCGCCCTCCTCACAGTAGGTATCTACCACGGGCACGCCGCCGATATGCTCATAGTCAAGGATGCCACGACTATCCAAGTCATTGATATCGGCCATGTAAACGATGTGGTAGTAGTCATCCTCTTTCGCGCCGGACTTACTCGCTTCCTGAAGCAGCACGCCAACGGGAATGCAGAGCCAGCGATAAAAGCGGTCCAGTCCGTAGATGACCAGCGCATCGTCTACCTCATACACAATGGCGTCCTTGTCCTCCTTGTAAACATGACCTGACACAATACGGTAGGGGACGTAGTTACCGAGGTTCAGGGGCATGGCGGGGTCCAGAGACTCTCGCGTGATAATGTTGTCAGCGACATCCATGATAGAAAAGAACTGCCGGCGTCTATCCTTCGCCTTCTGCGGCAACTCGAACGTAACCACGTTGCCGACCTGCTTCTTCTGCCGAGGCCCATCCGCGTCCGGCAGGTGGAACTCTATGCGGCGTTCACCTTCCTCGGTTCCGTCGTCCTCCACCCACAGATACATCTGCGCGGAAAACGCTCCATTCAGCGTTAGCGGTCTCGCACACTGCGTATTGATGATGTTATCGTCTCCGGACACATCCGGCAGAACAACACGCTTGATGTCTTTATCCTTCAGTCCTTTTCTTGTCATGTTTCTTCACCATTTCCTCTCTGGGTCTGATATATCGCCGTCTCTTGGCCACCCTTAATGTGATTTGCTCACAAGTACATTTTCAAAAATACGTCGTAACGCAGAATGAGCTGTGTGTTATCCTGCCACTTTACACGACCTTCAAGCTCTAAATACTCATCGCCATCCTCCGGCGTGAAGAACGCAGGGCAAATATCTCTCATATGAATTGCCTCACTGATGTAACCCGACACGTCTTTTGACTCTTGCTCGTTCTGCGTTTCGATGATAACGATGCGGTTTGTGCCTTTTTCCCTGAAGCAGTAGAGCGTGCGTCCATTCGAGAGATGCTCTTCTATGTAACAATGGGGATTTGCAAAAATGAACTCCTCCTGCACACGCCACCACCTCCTGTGTTGTATTTGTTTTCTCTTTTACTCGGACTCTCTACGTTCCATGATGGCGTCCGCAGCAAAGCGAGAGTAGTTTCTGTATGAGCTGAGGCTCACAATATCCACATCGGGATGCTCTGCCAACCAGCGGTTGATGGCCTCCGACAGCTCGTGAGCGCAGCTTACAGAAAAGTGCTGCACGAACCGTTTACTGGCCATTGTTATCCTCCTCCGCGTCCTTGCTCTTCACAGAGCGCTTACTCTTACTGCGCGGGGCGTCCTGCTTCGCCGCATCATGCTCGTCCGGCTGCCCGTCAGGAGCTTCGCCGCAGGTGGATGGTGCCGCAGGGTCCGCATCCTCGCAATCCTCGCAGGCGCCCTTCTCGTCCGGCGCATCCGTGCTTCCATCGGCTGCATTCTTCACGACGATTTCGATGCGCGACACGTCCTTCCTCTTGCCGCAGCTATCATATCCTTCGCCGCTGAAATCAGGAGTCCAGCGTTCAGGGACATAGTCTGCGCTCTCCTTCAGTGCCAGAATCAATTTGCCAACGCAGAACACCGCGCCAGCCACCAGTGCAATCTTGAAAATCTTTTTCATTTGAAAGTCCTCCTCCATTTTTATGGTTCTATCAGAAATCGGCTGCGCCGAGTTCTTGCTGTTTTAGTGCTTCGAGTGTGTCCATGTCCTCATAGGCTCTCGGTATTTTCATCGAGCTGATGTTTTCACTGAACAACATCGTTTTGTTCCAACTCACAACCGCTTTGCGAATATCTCCCTCAATGATGAGATGGCGCCTCGTAGTTCTTGCACTTATCACTTTGCGGATTTCGTACACATGATATTCTTCTACACGACCCATTCCAGTATATTCGGCCCGTACCACACGGTCGTAGTAGATACGTCCATCACGCTCTTTCAACTCACTCCAGCGAAGCAGCCGGCTGTATCCCTCTTTCACAAGAGAGACGATGGGAAAGCCTACAACGGAAATGAGCAGCAGCCATACGAAAAACTTTGGCGCGGGAATATGTAGGATGGTTGCCGCATCCAACGCCAAAGCCATGCCCGCCAGAGCGAAGCCAATGGCGAAAGCATATTGGAGAGCGGTAAGGAAGATAGCCCATTGCTTGTCGAAAACTTCTCTTTCAAATTCGTAGTCCCGCATATCTTTTGTTCCCTCGTTCCGTTAGGATTGTTTTTTTCCACGACCTGTGGAAATAGCGCGTGACGAGGATTATACAAACCCAGCTTCGCAGTTGTCACCGACCGTTCGCTGCATTGGCCACGCGGGAGGCGTCCATGTGTTGCGAGGGTTGCCCTCGTCGCGAGCCCATCTCTCTCCGCGCCTGAATGAAATTACTTCACGGGAGGTGCGATAGAACTCTTGGAGTTTCCGTTATCTGTGGGTGTCGCAGAGGACAGCCGGTACAGTGCGAGGTCTCCGTGGGTGTATTCCCTCACGATTTCACCATCGTGCAGCAACAGTACGGACCCAGATACAATTCCACCACCGTATGTTTTGCCGATACGCATAAATGCCATGGTGTCCTCAAAGGTATCCTCGTTCCTCGTTACTAAGACAAGATGCGCTTTTTCGCTGGAGGGAGTAAACATGGTGAAACGAAGAAAGTCCCCGTTCTCAATTCTGACTTTTCCCCGGCAGTAAATAAAGTTCCACGTCTCATGGCGGTCAGTGGGGTTGACGATGCTCAAATCTGCGCCGCCTTCGGGATGCGTAAGATAGTAGGGGAAAGACGGGTTGCGCTTTTTAATGGTCTCAGGGACCACTTCCATAATTGAGAATTTCTTACACAAAGCACTTACGAATTCTGCGTTGACTGTTCTCTGCTGCTGTTCGTTCAAAAATTCTCTTACCTTTGTCGTGCGTTCAACATAGCCCCAGTAATCAATGTCCTCGCCCAGCTTCTTGATGTGGTACTCCCACTCAGCTTTGGGGTGTACTTTGTTTACACGAAGAAATCGTGACAGCGCGGACGGGTCAGCTCCAAGTCTTCTGGCCACTTCAGCCTGCGACACCAAAGGGTGTTCCTCCATATACAGGCGAATTACATCTCTCGCAACCTCACCATCCAGTGTTGCAGCCCTTTCCTTACTCATCTTTTCAATCTCCTTACTTCGTAACGGCAGCCAACTGCCATCTTCCCGCTTTGCGGTCTTTCCTTGTTCAGAATCCACGCCGTCGAGTTTTTTGTTTGCCCTGCTGCACCCTTCCATCTATCCGCTTATTGCAAAACCAAGTATCTGCACTCGTCAAACAGTTGGTCATAGTACGCAGTCTGCCATTGATGACAGATAATTCCAATTTTCATATCCGGTTTTCGGCTTTGATAAATTTTCATTTCCTGTACCACGCGGATGTCCAAATCCGCTCCGTACGCATACCAGCGGTCTTCCTCGTCAATGAGAGGGAACACAGAGTTTTTATTTCGAAAAAGCCCTGCGCTTTCCACAGCGGATTCAATCACTTCGTTGCGCTTCGCATCCAAATCATCATGCGCGATTCTCTTCAACTGTACGAGTCCAATATGGTTCGTCGGGACAATCCACAGATGGTCCATTTGTCTTCCGAGTTTTCCAGCTCCGTCTGTCCCTCGCACTCTTTGTACGTCAAAGAATAAGTCCTTGAATTCTTTTACATTCGGAATGAGGATGATTCCGTTTGCTCCACGGAGCGAGGAGCCGAGAGTGCCGCAGACAGAATTCATTGTCTGTAGTTCTCTGTGTACGCGGTCATCGCGCCACGTCATTCCCTCATTCATTGGAACATATACCAGTGCGCGGGTATGAGCACCGAGAAGAATCCCAGTATATCTATCTGACATCACATCAGAGGGAACATCGTCGTCCTCATCCGCAAAAAACTTTTTCACCGCCACGCTATCCAAATACTGCGCTTCGCCAACACATTCCTCTCCCCAATTATTTCTTAGATACCCATACCACGTGTTCTTCTCGATGTCTTTTCCCTCAACTGGTACGGGAGCAACGGGACCAACAACTTCATTCATCATTACAGTTGCCAGTGCCATCTTCATCAGCCGATTTCTTCTTTCCGGCTTTATGACCGCGCCTCCTGTCAGCGGAAAGCGAGTAGCACACTCAACCTCAAAGTCGGATAGCCAAGGATAAAACTCAAGATAGTCGGTCAAAAGTTTTTCCACACCCTTCTTCGTGATAACATAATATTTTCGTATCAGCTTGCGCCCGCGCTTTTTAACTGTAAATGTTCTCATTCGTACAAGACCTTCTTCTTCAAACTTACTGAGAACACGACTCACATTTGCACTGGATGAACTCAAACAATTCAGTGCGCTCCTTGGAGTTGACAGTCCGAGTGAAACATCATATAGAATTTTCGCCCGAAATATAGGCTGAGACATTTATGTTGTCACCTCCTGCTGCTTTTTCCTTGGACCAGACCGAGCGTAAGTAACGCGCCCAGCTTCGCTGTTGCCATCTACCCGCGCTTCGCACGGAATATAAATGTTTTACTCATCATCGGTGGAATCTCATCTGCTTTCTCTTTCGTTTTCCGTCAAACCCATTCACCAAAGACGTTTTTTGGGCGTTGGTTTTAACTCCATCGCAAAAGGATAGTCAACATTCCCGACCAGAAGAAAGACGGTGGAGTGGTTCTGCGATGAACTACAAGTGGCTCTTCATTTGCCCGCTGCGAGGATTTGATTTTCCTGTGGAATATCGAAGAGTTAATCAAGAAGTTCTTAACTGACCAAAGAGCCCGACTTTTTAAGTCTAAGGAAGAGGGGAAGGGTCTCACGTTTTTTCTTTTTTTTGTGAGCCGGAAGCATCGTTATCCACTCTTTTTCTTTCTCATTCTTTTTTTGCCTTTTGCATTTTCTTCTCGTGCTTTTTTCGACAGTTTTTTCTTGTCGTCCCTGCCCAAATTCGTTTTCAGTCCAACGGTTCAGACATTGGTTTGGCGCATCCTCCTATCGAGCCTCTTACCGGAACGGAGAGAGTAGATGCCTTTTTGCGTTTTCTCTACTCAGACCTATTTTTCAGTCCGACCGAGAAGGCATTAGTTTGGTGCGTCCTCCTATTGTGGTGCTTACCAGAACGAATGCCCCGCTCCGTCATTTATACGCTCAAGTGTACCGTTTCTGTGTGACAATTTCCGGTGTGCTGTTTTTATGCTTTTTGGGAATAGAAACTTTCCGTGGTAATCTTTGGCGGGTAAAGTTTCTCCTGTTCCAACCCCGCACAACCCTTGTGTTTTCAACACTTTTTCGTCTGTGCGGACGAACAACTTTACCTACTCCGTTTTAGAGGGGGTGTTTTTGTATGTGCAGAGCCTCTTTCGGAATGGGGAAAGTATCTCTGCTTCGCTCAGGTAGTGTTTCCGCTCAGGCACTACCGCGATGTAGGTTCCTTCGGGCAGTTCGTCCGCCGGTACGATGGTCGTTGCGTAGACGAAATCGGTGGACAAGCCCTTGTCTCCGCCATGCGTAAACATACAAATCGAGTCAGTTACTGACTTACAATCATGGTTGTCACTGTCGCAAATATTGCTCTCTTTATCGTTGTAGACGAAGAGATAATTGACCGTTTTTTTGCTCAAAAGCGGGAGCTGTTCCGCAATGGCTGCGAGTGTGTCGCGGACGGCAAATTTAAGGAATTCCGTATAGATAAATGCGGGGCTTCCATACCGCAAACGCGAACTTCTTTTGACCCAAATTGAAGGAATCATAGGGGTCTTCACATAGATGGAACCGCCAGCAGTAAACGCATAAAACTCGCCGTTTTCTGCATGAATCTCGTCGTAGTTTTTTGCCGCATCCTTGTTTCCGGGATAGATGCTGCCGAGCGCGTTTGAGGTCAGATAGAAGCAGTTAAGTGTCGCGAAAGCTGTATAAATTCTTCTGCAATAAGACGCTCGAACTTCGCTGAAATTGCTTTGAATAAGGTCTTGCAAAACCTCATCTTCTGCCCAGCGACTGTAGCGGTGTTCCTCTAAATCCTCGATGTGTCCGAGCGCATTTTCACAGATTCCTTGCAGTGATTTCAGTTTCACACAGGCTTCCCGCAGGTCATTTTTGAAGTCCTCGATGTCGTAAAATGCGTCACACATAAGCTGCTCCTTACGCGCTCACAGTGTCACGAAGAGAGGTGTAATGCGGCACGTGTTCGCTGTCATAAATACAGTAGGTGTCGAAGCCGTATTCCTTCAAATGGAATTCTTCTGCCTCTTTCGGACTGCGGATAATTGCAACGTGGTTGATTTCGTCTGCAGCCCCATCGACGAAGCTGATGTTGCGCTCCCTCATAGCGAGCTGCGCGTCCACGCGCCCTTTCACGTAGGTAACATCGAATGCTTTTCCCTCATTCGTGATGAAGAAAAACTGCGCGGGATATGTTGCCACTGACACTTCTCGGATGTTGTCACTGCCGATAGCAACGAGGACCCAAAAAGCGTAGAGCCTGCGCTTCAAGGCATCCTTGCTTTCGCCGTATGCACCCCTCCAATACAAGGTGTCGGACAGCTCATCGTAGTAGATAAGACTCTCCCTTGCGAGCTTCTTGACGTAAAAACGGACGTTATCTTCCGTATCCTTGTCGCCGAAAAAGCGCACCGCCTGCTCCTGTGTCATTGCTCCACAGATATTGAAAATCAGCGAAAGATTGTCGTAGAGATGAATGTACTTCATGTCGTTATTTCCTTTCTCAGAGAGGTGTAAGGGAGGGTCAAACCCTCGACCTATCCCTGCCTCTGTGAATTTTTCTCTTGGATGCGAAGCAGGTCCTGCTCGTCTGTGCTGAGGAGGTCATGCTCCGTTTCCGAGGCCACAATATGAATTGCCACATGGTTGGCATTCGCCATCAGAAGCCCATCGCCGCGCTCGAAACGCTTGACCTGTTTACACTCGCTTTCGGTGAGGTGCATGGTCTCCCGCGCCAGTTCGATTTCCTCCGGTTCGACCTTCATCAAAACCTTGAACTTCGCGGTGTTGGTGATTTCTTTTCCGTAATCGGAGGCGAAGAAGTCGTTTGAGTTCTGCGACAATGCGATAAAGATTGCGTTCATGCCACGCGCTGTACGGAAGCCCTCGACAACAAATTCTGCCGCCTGCTGTGATGCTGTGCGTCCCAGCAGACGCCACGCCTCATCCAGCATAACTGCCTTGCGTTCCGTACGGTCTTCCTTTACTCGGTCCATAACAAAGTCGAAAGCGATAAACATTCCGAGAGGCAGCATTTCCTTCGTCAAGTTGGACACGTCGATAACGATAAACTTGTTCGTCAGCTCCACATTCGTGGGCTGGTTGAAGGACGATGCGGAACCAATGACAAAGCGGCTCAGGCAGTCGCGCAGACGCTTCGCTGCCGGTGCGCCAAGCTCTTCGTAGAGGTCGCCAAGCACGGGCATCTTACGGTAGTGTCCGGGGTGCTGCGGGTCCCAAAGTGAGTCATTATCGGTGGTAATTCCGAAGTGCTTGTAGGTGCGGATGAGTGCCTCGTCCAGCAGGTGTCGTTCCTCGTGCGTGATATCCTGCAGTATGATGGAAACGAAGGCGTGGAGCGTCTGGATTTTCTTCGACAGGGTGGAGGTCTGAGACCGATGCTGCCCGCGAATTTGGTCCTCCGACTCCGTGTTTCTCATGCGGATTTCCATGATGTTGATATTCTGAGGGGAACCCGGCTCGATGCGGATAAACTGTCCTCCGATAGCATCACAGGCTCGCTCAAATTCATAGCCCTTGTACGGGGCGATGGTGAAGGTCTGCGTGTTTTGGTAGCGCAGGCGGAGAGCCATCGTCATTGCGGCAAAGGTCTTACCTGCGCCTGAGGTCCCGACCCAAACCATGTTTCCATTCACATAGATGTTTCTGTCGAAGGGATTGATAAAGACCAAAGAGCGGTTGCTGGAGTTCTCTCCCAGCATGATACCGCCCTTGTCGTAAAGCTCGAAAGAGCAGAAGGGATAGCCGGCTGCAAGGTCAGAGGCGAGGACATTTCTGCGGGTCTTTTTATACAGGTCATCCGGCAGCTTACAGACCGGCAGGGTCGCAAGTAGGCCGTCAATCTGATGGAACTTATACTGCTTAATGACCATGTCATTTTGGACACAGAGTGCTCGGATTTCCTTCCATTTCCACTGGAGTTCCTTCTCATCTGCCGCCGTAATCGTCAGCAGAGTAGACAGCCAACAGAAATCATCTCCGCTTGCAAGTCCCTGCTTGAGATAACGACCTGCGTTGCTGGCTTCTGCCATTCCTTCGTATCCAATATCCGTATCTCTTGCAGCATAAAGTCGTCCGTCATTGACACGGAGGAAGTTCTGCAGGTAGCGGGACATCGCCTCCGTATTTTCCTTCTTGATGAAGATATCAAGGTCAACGCCGGCGAACAGATTGATGAGTAACTGCATCCAGCCGCTATACGCTCTTGTGGGATATGCCTCGGATGGAAGGTAGCAGAACATATAGTAAAGACCGTCAATTCTGATACAAGTAGGGGAGATACCGGGGTCGATATATTCGGGGGCGATAAGGTCGTTGACGGGGATAACAAGCGAGTCTTCCTCTGTGTCAGAAGTGTCGCTAAAATAGGTGTCTGCGTAGTTGGCAAGCACGTCCGCTTTTCTCTTTTGGAGTACCGTCGTCTCGCTTTTGCTGCGGGCGAAAATAAGGTAGAGTACAGATTGCACCCACTCATCGGAGTCATTGCTTATCAGCGTATTCCCACAAGCAGAAAGACTTCTTGCGATGTTATCCGCCTGCTGCATGAGGGACCAGCGAATCTGGTCGAAAGACGGATTTTTCTTTGCGCCGGCATCCGGCTCGTAGGAAAAGATAACGAAGAAACGGCGGGCGATACCCTGTGTCGCTCCTGCCATTTCGATAAGCTGAACCTGCTCATACTGGAGCTGCCGGCACTTTGCGTTGGTCTCCTTTCGCTGGTCGCTTTCCAATTTCCGCAGATATTCCTCCACGTCTGCCCGCTTGGAGACGATTTTGATTTGGGTGTTATTCGGGAAGTTTTTCAATGCAGCGCCATAGCTGTCAGTGACACTTTCTTGGTCCGAGGCGGAGAGCAGCGAAAAGTTGATAGAGGAGAATTCAAGGATTTTCACATAGCGTCCGTCGCGGGTGATGACGATGCCGCCCTTCACATCGGACACGGGTGAAAACGCCTGCGTGCTGACAATCTGCGCGAGCTTTTTAGCCATTCTGGTTCTCCTCCTTCTTTATAGCGTTGGGGTTCTTTTTCTTCTTCCGCCGCCGCTTCTTCTTCGCGGGAGCGGTGGATGGCACGCCTTGCCCACCAGCCTCGCCCTGTGCGCTCCCGTGCGTCTCCGAGGGGACAGGACACACATCGTCGAAAGTCACGCCAGACGCGCTCTGAGGGGGTTCTGTGGGGAGTTCTTCGTCTTCATATTCATCCTCGTCGGCAGGTGAGACCCAGTCAAAGGAGACATCTATGCCGTTGTCTTTGTGGTCTTCTTCAGAGGAATCTTCTTTCTTCTCAAAAATAATATTGCCCTCTAATACGACAAGGGGCATATTCTCATTTTTTACTTCCATGCCGGCGGCTTCCTCCTCGTCGGCCCAACCAATATCCGCATATTCGGAAGAATCGTCATCATTATTTCCACCGTCAATGGAGCCGACAATGATGCCTTCGTGGGAGTCCTGCTTATACATATCGTCGAGATACTCTTTATCGGCGAAGGTGAAGTTTACGCCCTCTTCATAAACTGTGGTCGGCTTGCTCATCAGCTTACGCTTCATGCTTTCCGTCACATCATCAATGGTCTTGCGGTTTGCTTCGCGCTCAATGAAGATGTCTCCTTGTGCGCGAGTTGTGGCCCGTGCGTTTGCGTTGTAAAGCATGACTTTGCGGCTGCCAAGCCACTTGAAAAAGCCGGTTATTGCAACGGTGATAGGCTCGCCGCCTATGCCGATAGTTCCGAGGAGAAACGGACCCATGCAAACGAGGAGGGTCACTGTAATACGGAGTGGCATATCGGGAAGATTGCCAAAGGGTTTCAATGTAATGAGAAATGTGAGAGCAGCGAGGGCAAGTCCCTCAACAAAGAAGCGCATCTTAAAAAGTCCCCGAAGTGCTCTACTCTCGCCTTGATAATTAACGGGGATATAGTAAATTGTTCTACGTTCACTCATAATTTTTACAACGGGGGTATGCGCTGTTTCTTACTACGACGCATACCCCCGCACAGCTCCTTTCCGCAATTTCAGTTGGTGCATTTACGGTTGATGCACAGGCCGAGATTACGTCTTACATGAGACCCTTACACAGCGCAAAGGCGAAGCCGTTCTCGTGATAGCCGATAATCTGTACCAGCAGCGTGTCGCCCGGAACCATCCGCTTACGAATCAGCGTGGGGCTGAAGCGGGTGATGACAATGGGCAGATTGAAGCTGTCACTGTAGGCGTAAATGGTTGCCTTGGACTTATCGGTCTTGTTGGGGAAAATGCGGGTCAGCGTGGCGATGGTCGTTGTCCCCGGCTCGGTGGGAGGGCCGAAATCAATGATGTTTTGCAGTTCCGCATAGGCGCCGCTCAGGTGGAGGTCATGCAGCCCGTCTTCGCGCTTAATGACCTTCATAACCTTCACATCCAGCTTGTCGCCGACACTGTAGTAGGGGCGTCCTGTCAGCCGGTCCGTATCATCCATCGTCCGCATATAGCGGTTGGATACATCACGCTTGTTCATCCGCACATCAACGCCACCAAGGTTGACCAGTACGCCCTGCTGACTGACAGAGAGGATGGTCGCCGAAGTAACCATGTTCTCCACGATGTAGGGCGGCTCACTGTCGAAAGTGCGGTGGTCCTGTTTTGCAAGGGCCTGACGGCGTGAAGCAATGACACCATAGGTGACATTTCCGTTGTCATCCTTCCGCGTATCGAGGTCGGTAATGACGAAGGAGATGGGCGCACCCATGTGCTTTGCCAGCATCTGCTCCTGTCTCCGCTCCAGCGTTCCCTTACCGCCGTCATCGGGCTTGATGGGGTCTTCGCGGTAGAACTCATTGAACGGGATGAGAGCCTGAAAATCCGTGTTCTCACAGCTTGCAACGGCGAAAACAATAGAGTCACCGTTACGCAGTGCGCGGCTCTGTGTGGCAATTACCACTCCGTTCAGAGCGCGGCCCAGCTTGTAGGCGGCGTTCACGGACATCCAATCCGTCATCTTCTTTGCGCGAATTTCCTGTTCCCGCTCGCGCTCTGCGCTGCGCTGACGGGCATCACGCAATGCAGCGGCGCGACTGCCGGTGCCGGTGATGACTTCGTCGATTTTTGCGTCGGAGCTGGTTCTGCGGTGGGACTTGCGGTTTGCGGAATAAATCGCCTTGGACTCGGTATTTTCCACCTTCTCATTGACGGCAGCCGCATCTTCAGGCTTTTTCTTCGTAGCCATTTTTCTGTTCTCCTTTCATCAGAATTCAGAGGGAGATACCACTCCAAAACATTCTTTTTTTCTGTTGTGAAGGGTATCTACCTGCCTCTAAATTCTATACTACTATATTTGTTGATATTGTCAATTAGCTGAGGCGAACAAGATTTCCATAGGTGAAGTATCTATGGAAGCCTTATAGTTCTCAGTTTTTTGAGGGAGGCATAACAGTCGATTTTTTCTTGCTGTTGTCCTTTCCCTTGGAAAGAGCTTCCAGAGACGGGTTTCCATTCTGCTGGAAAGGTTTCTCCGGCGGCATTTGCTTCTTTTGCTGCTGCTGATGAGCTGGCTGCTCAGGGGTCTTTTTTTCTTGTGCTGATTTTCCGCCATCCTGATATCCGGCAAAACCAACGCTCTTATTGTTGGAGGCTTTTTCCTTCTGAGAGCTGCGTCCCGTGCTCTGCTGCAAGACCTTTTCCCGTGAGTTATCGCGTGGCGCATTTCCCAGCTTAATCTCGCTTCTTGGAGCACCCTGCTCATAGGCACGCGCTGCGCCGTCCTTAGCCTTTTCGGGTCTTTTCTCCCTCTGTGTTATGCGGTGTTCTTCGCGAGGGGACAGGTTCGGTTCTTGAGACTTGCGCGGCTTTTGCTGATTTCGCTCAGGCGCGAGCGGCTCGTTTTCTTTTTCTACGGGCTTCGGTTCCTCGGTCGGGAGATGCTCCGTTCCGATGGGCTCGCAGACCTCTGAGGAGGGAGGAGCGACCTCCCACTCAATGACATCCGCTGCAGGTTCTGGCGGAGAAACGAACTCGCCGTCCAGCTCAATGCCGGCATCCGCTGCCTGATGTTCCCACGACGCAAAACCGCTTCCATGTGGGACGCGCTCATCGGGCCACCAGTCCTGTTCCTCATAGCTCATGGACCGCCGCTGCCGCTTGATGCGGCGAGAACGTTCATCAGATTTTGACTTTTTCACCGTCTTATCCTTGAGCTGCTCCAAGCGAAACTTGAGCTCTTCAAAGAGGAAACCTGCCTTTGTACGGATAAGTGTCCATGCCTCAGCAATCTTTTTGCCGGTGCTATTTTCGTTCTCCTCATCGTCAAAGTCGCTCCACGCAGAACCGAATTTTCCTGAGTAAGAACGGTCAATATCCTTGAAGGGGTGCTCCCGCTCATAGGCGGCAAGCTGCATTTTTTCTTCAATGCGCTCCCGTTTGCGCTGTTCTGTTTCCTCAATAGGTGTCTTGTCGCGGATGTACCATTTCGCCATGTACTTAGCGTCCGGATGGAGCTTATGAGGGTGCTTGAGGGCGTGAACGGGGTTGTGTCCTCGGAAAATAATGATACACTCGTCGCGGCCAACCTTGAACAGTTCGTCATAGCTCATAAGTGAGCGGCGACCTTCACCGGAAGACCATCTGTTCATTGCTGACATGATTTTCGATGCGCTCTCGTGCTGCTGCGTTTCGACCTGCACCGTTGTGTCGCCGATACGCTTTGAAATCATGTCTGCTGTCTGCGAATCGTTGATACCAAGGGAGAGAAATGTATCGCAGTTGGCCATGATTGTTTCCCAACGGTCTCCGTAGTTCTGATAAAGCTGCCCCACATTCTGCCATATCATAGCCACGGCCATATCACGCTTTCGGATGGTAGCCAGCTTTCTATCAAAGTCGGGAATGATACCGATGGATGCACACTCATCCATAAGGAAATTGACGGGCACAGGCAGCTTGCCATCGTCCTGACTATCTGCGAAGTCCACCAGATTGATGAACAGCATGGAAAAGAACAGGGCGACGACAAACTTGAACGTATCGTGACTATCAGGAAACTGACAGAAATACGCGCAGGGTCTCTGACCCGGCAGCGTGAGGTCAATGTCGTCTGTTGTCAGGAGTCGGCATACCTGCTCACTTTGCAGAAGATTCAAGCCGATAGTGAGGTTCGTAACGAGGTTGCCCCACAGGTTTGCAGAGGCCGATTTTGCCGCCTGATAGGGGCGCAGACAGGCCTTTTCGTCGGCGGGAATCTTATTGTCGTCGAACATCGCATCAAGGAATTCCGCAGCATCGTCGTGCATGAGGTAGTTGTATACGGTGCTTATGTTTTTATCTTCTTCCGGCACATCCTTACAGATAAGACAGCGAAGAATAAGAGCGGTCAGCAGAGATTTAGGTCCGTCCTTGTAGATACTCTGCGTTTTTGCATCCATGATGTTTGAGATTACGATGTGAGAAAACATCTGAGCCGTCGTTTCAATCATTTTCCCGCTGCGGACAGACTTCAAGCAATCCCATCCATCAGAAAGGCTCAAATCCTTGAGGTTAAGAATACGAACACAATATCCGGCATTCATAAATGATGTCGCCATGTCGCGGGTAAGTCCGCCATCAGGGTCCGTGACGATGATAGACTCTTTTCGGCGTATAGACTGGAGACAGTAGTCCTTTGCAAATGTGTAGGTTTTACCAGAACCAGAAGCACCGACGCACATGATGTGGTGGTTCGTTCTGGAATCGTCGTGCCGTAAATTGATAAGATATTTTCCCGCAGGGTCCAGCATTCCGAGAATCGTACCGAAGGATTTCTGTGGCGACTGAATAACGGCCATATCCTCATATTCTTCCGGCTCCTCAAAGTGTGAGTCACCGTATACCTGCCGCTCCGTGGAATTGCTGAACTTACGTCCCAGCGGGTCTGCGCCATCGCCCTTTCCCCAAACATTCAGGAAAACGAACGCGGTAACAATAGCAAAGACCAGGAAGATTACAAGGAAGATGCCGAAAGGGAAGCCCTTTTCTGCCATGCTTTTGATGATGCCAACAGGGGAGAAGGAGGCGCCGTTTTTACTGTAAAGCGTGTTCAAAAAACCGGCAAAGTACAGGGAAACAATAGCTTCTCCAATTCCGATACGAAGGAGCCATTTTTTGAGTTCCTTCTTTTTCTTGAATTTCACTTTTAGCTCATCTCCTTACCCCTTGTTCTCGTAGCGAGGCCAGTACACATCTCGCGCAAGTTTTGCCCTTTGGATGGCCTTGCCCGGTGAGGATTTCACGCTGTCAAAGTAGTATGCGAATGTAGAAGCCGCATTGTATGCACCGTTTCTGTCGTTCGATACACTTCGGATACCGTTCCAGATATGCGAGTTGTTTGTCTGGAGGTCATAGGCGAGATACTTGATTTGCGCTGTGGCTGTATCAAAGGCAAAGCCGTTTTCCATACACCACGAGTTAAAAGCATCCAGTCGGCTGCCGGACCACTGGAACAGTCCGTATGCGCCTGTTTCGTGGTTTTCCTTTGTGGCATCTCCACCGGACTCCTCAACCATGCTTGCCAATACGCCGCACAAACCAGCGTCGCTCAAGCCCAGTGTGCCCTTGATGTATGTCGTGAGGTCGCTTCCATCCTCCATAGAAGAGAGAGGATAATTCACGTGGTAAATCAGCGCGTTTGCCGCAGGTCCATAGCTGTTAAGTCGGTTTATGTCGTAGCGGACCTTTGCGACGCCCTCGCCCGGAACCTGTCCCCAACCCGTAGTGTTGCCTTCTACGGTTGTGATGCTTTCACTATCAACCGCGACCACCAAGCCAACATGGGTCGAACCACTTGCTGTTCCGTTTCTCGAATAGAGCATAATGTCTCCCGGAACAGGGGTGTACGCTGTTCCCCCAAAGGGTGTTGTTGTCTTGATACGAAAACTCTTGTACCCCATGTCAGCCATTCCGCGCCCTAAGACTCCGGTGTTGGCTGTGTGGGGAAATACATCTGAGCACCCCGCCTGATAAGCGCACCACATAATGAAAATAACGCACCAGTCAGCCCGTTCATCTCTTCCGTAAAACCATCTGTTGTATTTGACGCGGTTCGACTTCGGAGGCTGCTCTACGGAATCTGTTCGGCCTACTTCTCCAAGTGCGACCGCGACAATTCCCTGTCCACCCGAACCGTAAACCATTGTGCCGCTGTTTATGCTGTCGAGTGGAATGTTGTGTTTTTCCAAAAACGCTATCGTTTTTTCCTTATTTCCTTCAAGAATGATTTTGTTGTCTTTGTCGAACTCCGGCTCGCTCATCAGGAAGTCATCTGTACCCTTGAAGCAGTCTGCAAGGTATTCCCTCTGTCCACCGATTTGGCGCTTATACTCCTTCCCGTTGTCGGTCCAGTTCTTCGCCAACATCTTGTCCTTGTCCCAACCATAGGCGTTGATATACTCATCAAGTAATTCTGCATTGTCTGCTGTATAGCAATTCTTGATAAGCTCGTCAGCAAATGCCGTGGCAACTGTTCCGGCAATGATAGACAGCGCGAGCATGAAACACATCAGAGATTTCAAAAGAGTCTTTTTCATGTTTTCCTCCTCTCTCAAAAATTACCAGAAGATGTTGCCCATGGCGGACTCACCACTTGTCTTCCCATCCCCCTCCAAGTCTCCGCCCCAGAACCCAATAATGTTGCTCAGTTCTGTGATATTCCTTACGCGAATTTGGATAGGCACGGTAACTTTTGCAGTAATGATTTCCTCTGTGATGTCTTCGCCGGTTTCTTCATCGTGCCCTACAACAATGGTATCCTTTCCGTGCTCTGCGGGAATGGTGGAGAAGTCGGGTGTGTCGATAACCAGCATAAGGTCAATAAGCGCACAGCTATAGTCTTTGAGTGCGGTTGTGACTTTGCCTTCATTGTTTCTCTCAAAAGATGCCTGTTCCGTCAGGTACTGAGGGACAAATGTCCCTTGCCATGCCTTGAGCCGCCCCTTGATGCCGCTCTTGCCGAGGTCGAAGGTGATATCATCCGTGTTGGCACTGTCGTAGAAGCCCAACCACCGCATAAAGCCGGAGACCTTGAGAGGCTCATTGTCCCCCGTCTTCGTAGTGGAATAAACACTCAGAAGTTGGAGGGCGTTATAGTATGACATTGGCTCTACCTGCAGGGCGACGGTCGTACCGTCCCAGCGGTCATAGGTGCCTGCGTAGGCCGAGGAGAAATACTGGTCGATTGCTCCGTTCATGCCCCTAATCAATTCCTCCAACTGCTCGGCTCTTACTTTGATTTTGTTGCTGCAGGCGAGGATGCAGTTGAGTGAGGTGTCCCTGAGGTCCTCTTGGTTCTCCATAACACCGACTTCCTGCTGTCCATCATTCGAGATTACATCTGAGCTGTCTGCTTGTGATGTAATAGACGTCCAAATACCACTCGCAGCTTCTTTCAGCGCAGCGCGGAGAGGTCCAAGGGTTACGTAGTAGAAAAATGAATTCCACTGAATGTCTCCACCGCCTGCGTAGATATACTCCTCCTCGCGCTCTTGCACGGCGGCAAAAAATGAGGATGTTGCTTCATAAATAGAGGCAGGAAAAGCGTAGGTCAAGATGAGGATGACAGCCAGCATCGCTACGATAAGCCTGCCTGCTGTGCGGAAGAGTTCCGGCGCAGCTTTTGCGCCCTCCACAACGGCTCCCGCAGCATTTCCGCTGGCGGCATTGGCGGCGATTTTGCTGACGGCCTTTGCGCTCTTTACCGCGTCCGATGCTACCTGAGTGGTTTCGCGGCCAACCTCTCCGAGATTAGATTCGCCGTTTTTTGTTGCCATATAAATCACGCTCCTTCCACTTTAGTGTTAAGACAAACGACCCGCGAAGCGAGGCTTTCTTGGCCTGCACCTCGCGGGTCAGATTTAGAGGTTGTTACTTATCCCGTTCGGGGTCCCATTTCTTTTTCTGGCGGTCTCGCTTTTCTTGCTGTGTCTCGCCAAGGATGGGTTCTTCCTCTACGGTGACTCTGTCATTGGACGGACCTTCAGAGGTAGTGCCGCTGGTACTATTGCTGGAGGGTTCATCGAAATCGCCAGCATCATCGTCGTCCACAAGAGGTCCGTAGGTGGCGACATTTTCAGGAGAGTCCTGAATGGATACGCTGTGGTCATCGCGCTCAATGCGAGAAACGGTCTCTTTGCTGACCTCACGCACATCGTCTGCGGAAACCTCGCGGGCGAAGAAGCGTGCGCCGTCGTCGGTCTGAATTTCCTGCATAGCTGCACGCTGGTTATCGTCTGCGTGGAAGTATCCGGTTTCGTCCATAACCTCATATCCGCGTTCAACACCACCGGCATCGGTATGCACCGCATAGATGTGGCGTGCGCCGCTGTCATCGCCGTCAGTAACCGCCGTGACATGGCTGAACTTGCCGTCCTCATGTCCGAGAGCAGGCCCGAAGGCTTTCTGCATCAGCTCGCCACCAACCTCATCGTTACCGGCAAGGTTGTAGTTGGGGTGTGCCAGAATGCCAGCCGCCATGGAGGGAGAGCTCTCGCGTGCCGTTTCGCGCATGGCGTCTGTCGCATCGCGGTAGACTGCCTGCATCGCGTGGTTTGCCTGCTGTGCGCCCTGCGTAACAGGCAGGCTGTAGTTCTTCGCCATAAAGTCCTTTACGGAAGCATCGGGTCCGGTAACAGAAGCCATGGGCGTCTTGAGGGAGCCGGTCATGTTCCGAGGATTATCGCCGTTCGGAGTGTTGTAGCTCAGACCGGCACGCATAGCAGTATCATTCAGACCAGCAGTGCCCTCAGGTGTGACGTTGAAGCGTCCGGAGCCCTCGTTACGCAGGTTCTGCTGCGCGAAAGCAGCGGGTGCGCGGTGTGCCTCCTGTGCCATTTTCTGGAACGCGGGGGTAAACCGTTCGTTCTGGTCCTTGGGTGCCGGATACCGCTGTGTACGGTCGCGAGTTGCGTTTCTAACACCGGCAGCGTTCTGCGTGGCCTTGCGTTCAGCCTGTTCACGCTGCTGCGCCGCACTTCTGATTTCCTGATTTCGTGCAGCGGCACTGGTAGTAAATCCGGCGGCAGCGGCCTTCATAGAGTCGGACATAGTTGCGCCGCCTTTTCGGGCGCGATTGAACTGGGAGACAGCACCACTGATGCCGCCCCACTTACCTTCCTTGCCGTAGTTCTCGCCAAGGATGGCCTTGGAGTTGTTGCCCTTACCACCGCTCCACGCGGTAGACGCGGATTTCGCAATTCCGGCAATGGCAGCACCGGTGCCGATGGCCTCATCCAGCAGATTGCCGCCGGTGGTAACGACGTTCAAGCCAAGCTGGGCAAGGTATGTATCCAGCCGCTGTGCAATGTGGCAAGCTGCAAGCACAAGGAAGCATTGAGATATTGAAGTCATCCCCTTGAATCCGGAAAGAATGAGCTTCAGAGACCAAACAGACAGACACATCAAGATAAGCTGGCCAATAAACATACTGAACCATCTTTTGAAGATGTGGATTGTTTGGTCAGATGCAATCGTTGCGTATGCGAGAGGGGCAAAGGCATAAACGGTAATGCCCACCATTAAATACCGTTCAAACATCTCCACATAGAGCTTGAACAGGGCCACTGTAATTGCTACAGTAAGAATAAAAATGGCGGCTGTCTTTATAAGTCCTATGACTTCAGGAAAGATACCAGTGTCGAGAACTTTATCCCATTCGATTTGAGCTCCTTCAAGTTCAAGACCCCAGAATGCCTCGTAAGGGTTCTTTATAAAGTCAACCAACATCATGGCGATGTAGTTGCCGAAATAAATCATACCGATAGAGACGCCTGTCATCACCAGTACGCGGACAGGGCTTGTTCTCGATTCGCCTGCGGATAGGAATACGCTGTAGATGGAAAAGGCCGCAATAATAATGGCAAAAGCCAGCGCCATTGACTGAAAAACACTATAACCCGTTGCCAAGAACGGAATTTTTTTTGTCATCTCCGCCATACTCAAAGGCATCAATTCTTTCCCCCACCATGAAATAACGGCGTCGAGGAGTCTTGCCAAAATGTTGTTGAGTGTCGCAAGGATAAGTTCAATCATACTTCAGCCCACCTCCTTTATTGTCCCGGATTTTTGGGGTCCCATGCGAGAGAACGAAACAAATCGTTGAAAAGAGTTGCAACCAGCGGCAACATACAGAACGCTGCATATGCAACCACAACAATCAGCACGGCTCGTTTGGATGCGATGTAGATACGGGTGTTTTGCGGGTCATGTGATAAAACGCGCAGGGCTGCAAAGCAGATAGACAGGGTTGCAACTGGTGTTACTGTTTTGAACAAGACGTCGTAAATAGGTCCGAACGAGTTTGCGATTCCACTGTAATCTGGACCGTCAGCATACGCTGGCGTAACAAGCAGAAAAAACAGAAAACACAGAAGAACACTGACAACAACTGCGCGAATTGACTTGTCCTGTTGAACAGGAAAGCTATTCTCGTGCATAAGAATTCCTCCTTGTTGAAGTTGAAAAAGAAAAGCGAGGACACCGATTGGGGTGCCCTCGCTTTTGTCACGCTCTCCTTGCGCCGGTGGTGCGCTTCAGCGGGGAGCGCCTCATGTTGAGTTTTACAGCAGGAATTATCCGAAGACACTTCCTGTATTGCTGCTGGAGAACCAGCCGCCGACCTGCTCGATAATCAGGGGTGCCAGCCAAATAACAGCGACAACGATGACAATGAGGAAGACCTTCTTCTTCATCGCCTCGATGTCTCTTGCATCACCAATCAGAGCCTTCAGTGCAGTTGCGCTGAGGACGATGGCGGCAATGGGGGCAACGATTGCGGTAATGATGGTATAGATGGCCTTGGTGCCGGTCTTAACGCCGGTCACAATAGCATCGGAGGGGTCAGCAAAAGCCGTCACAGTCATCAGAACCACCATCAGTGCTACAATGAACACACAGGTCGCAATACGCACCCACTTCTTGTTACCTGTTTCTGCCGGCAGAGTCAGATACTTTTCCATGTACGTACACGCTCCTTTCAAAAAGAGAGGGAATCTCTAAGCATCATGCCTTTGGTAGACATTGGCGAAGAGGGGAAAACAACGACCACCGTTCTTCATTTTCCCTACTCTAATTCGATACTACCAAATTCAAGAATATTGTCAATCACTTGAATCTGACAAATTTTCCGTGATGCTTATACCAACACTCTCTGTAAAGCAAAAGTGCTTGTATAAGCCTCACGGTGCGGGGGAAGCAGGGGAGGGGAGCTTACGCTCCCTTCTCCGCCTGCGTGCCCATCTTGGCTTTTCTCTTTCTCTCGCCCAAAAGATGGTCGTCAATCCCCTTTTCGGCATCGTCCCAGTATGCTTTCTTCGCTTTCCCGTTAGGGAGGATGCTAACGCTGTGCCGAATGCCTTTTTTGTGCAAAGCCAGAGCCATTGCCCCAATTCGCTTAAAGACATTCTGCTCAGGAGGAAGACCCAGTCCATGCTGCTCGCAAAGAGCCGCCAATTCCTGTTCCTTCTCCGCTGCATATTCAGCATCCCAACAAAGCATCTCCATGCGGATGCCGTGTTTTTGTGCCAACTGCTTGAGCGCACTGCACGCCATAATAACGCCCGGATTTGTGAGTTTATCCATGTCCAGTGCGTTTGTTACGCGGGTAATGCCGCGCTCTTTGAGTGAGGGAAATACCACCTCATCAAGCATCTTGGTGTTTGTAACTCCTTGAATGGCAATGAACGCCGCGTTCTTGTCCTCCAGAAGTGCCAGCGCAACATCTGCCTTTAGCGGTCCTTCCGTCAGGTAGACGGTGGTGCCCTTTGTCAGCGGTGCATTCCCAAGGGGGAAGTGTGCCCTGCTGATGCCTGTCGTAACGCCACATGGAAGTCTGTTTGCGGATACAGTCAGGTAACGGGGGTTCGTGTCCCCGTCACGCCGCACCTGAATGCCAACAACCTGTCCACCACTATTTCTGGTAGGAATAAGCATCCCTTCAGGGAGGTTCAGTATCCAAGTGTTCTGCACCTTGTAGAACCCCGGTACGCCTTGCAGCTCGCACCCTCGCTTCAAAAGGGCAGATGCGATAACCATTCCGGCAATTACGGAAGCGGATGTCTTCTGCTTCATGCGGCTGTAGGAGAACAACTCTCCCTTGATTGCATTGAACCGCTTGCTGGCGTTCTTTGCGCTTACCGCCATCTGCTCGGACACTTTTACCGTAAAACTGGCATATCCGTTTCTCTGGATATCTGCGTCGGTCAAGCCGCGTTTCTTCAAATTGGCGCGGTGTTCCTTCGTCAGCTTCAGCCACGGAAGAGACAGCAACGTGCTATACGTCCTGTCCAGCACGCTGCTGGGTGCTACGGGAATTTCCTTGTGCTGATACCTCTGCTTCTCAGTTTCCGTCGGAACACTTCCGTTGACGCAGCGAGCCGTCATCTCTTTGATGAGTTCATGCGTCTTCTCGTCGTTCAGCGACTCTACCGAGATGCCTTGCGTCGCTCTTGCATAGAGACTCAATGGAGTCCCCTTCGCGCCGCAGTGAAAGCACTTATACCCGCCCTTCTCAATGTTGCATCCGAGCCGGAACTTAGTGTCTCCACAAAAGGGACAGCAGAAGTTCCGCCAGTTTCCGCCGCTCTTTTTCTCTTCACGGAAACCGAGGGCTCGTGCAACGTCAAGGGACGTAATGCGGACGTCGTTCGAGAAGCCCATTGTTCTTTGCTCCTTTCTTTTTTAAGTGTGGGCGGAAAAGTGTGCAATGGTTGCACACTTTTCGCACCCAGTAGCAGAGGTTTAGGGAATCATCTGCAGTTTCCGTGCGCTATCCTCCAAGACCAGCTTGGCGGCAACAATCAGGTTTGGATTGTTGACAGACTTGCACTTCTCGGCATACCACTTGACCGTGTCGATGTCCAGCTCGCCCATCGTCTTACCCTTCATTCTTCCAGAGGGGATAACGAACGCCTTTGCCTGCTCCAGCGTCATCCCTGCTACACCGATAGGCTGCTGCACCGGAGCCTGCTGCTGACGAGCAGCCATAGGCGGCTGCTGGGGGTATGTCATGGCGGGCTGCTGCGGCGCAGACTGAGGCATCTGCATCTGCTGCTGTCCGAAGGGGAAGGACGAAGCAGGCGGAGCCTGAGTGGGAGTCGGATTGGGCGCGGGTGCAGAGTTTCCGGCATACGGCATCGGGTTGACGGGGGGCATCACAGGATTCTGGACGACCTGCCCGTTGTTCACGACCATCTGCGGATACTGGAACGGAATTCCGCCATCACAGGGATAGTTGTTTCCGTCCTCCGCAGGATTGCCACCCTCCATCGTGGGAGGCGTGCCGAAGCCAGCATTGGCAAGGGCGCGACCCTTTGCGCGGGTAGCTGCGGTCTGAATGGCGTTGTTGATGGACTCGTAATCGCCGGCGGTAATGGCACAGCCGGCGGAAGAGCGTCCTACCATCGTCCCATTGATGAAAACGGATGCGGTAGCCTGCATCAGTGCCAGCTCAGGGATGTACTTTACATCACCGTCATCCACAAAACCGGTGAAACCCTTTTCGGCGCAGTACGTGGCAAACCAGATAAGCCGATGCGGGACCTGCAGATAAGCGGAGTGCTTATCGTTGTCATAGGTGACGTCGATAAGGTCCTGCATGGGGTCATAGCTGCATTTCCGAGCATTGATAAAAACCTCGTTGTTGTTCATGTTCTTTTCTCCTTTCTCTTGTAAGCGGGTCAGCAGCGGTTCTCGTTCTTCTGCCGGCGGTAATCCTCGCGTGCCTGTTCGCGCTGAACAAGGCCATTGGAAACAAGGGACACGCCGGTTGCGATTTCCCAGACCTCAACAAACCGCGTCACACGGCGGCAACAGCGGAACATATCGTCGTCGGAAATCTGAATGAAGCACTCCTGCTTATTCCGCATGGAGCCGGCATCATAGGCCGTAGTGCCGTTACCTTGTCCACTGGGTCGTGCCTCGAAATTGGTGATTTTCAGCGTCCACGGAAGACGCCGCTTCTCACCCTTCACATATCCCTGCCGCGTGATAGTCAGCAGAGACACAGGTACAAACCCATCGCGGGTACGCGCTCTGGTGTTGACACGGGTCTGCGTGTGCTGGAAGTCCCTCGTAAAAGGAATGGGGGACAGTTCAGCGGCCTGCTGGTTGTTCGCAGTACAGGATTCCATGGAAACACGAGCCTGACCGAAGGAACCGGCCAGCTCTCCGTAATACGGAGGCGACATCGGTGCGATACGCCCATTGACAGTAGAGCCAAAGGTATTTTCCAGCTTCTGCACCAGCGCGTAGAATGCGCCGAACACGGCGCCCTGCTCACGGAACCGTCCGGACAGCTTTGCCCATATCCCATCTTTCGGAGAAATACCGTACTGCCCCATATTGGCCAGTGCGACATCTGCCAAAACGGGAAAGAGGTCTGGGCTTGCATTTGCTGAAACGCTCACGCTTTTGCCGTTTCCGGTGCCGCCACTGTAATCGCAGATGACGACCTTTATGCCGGAACGAGCGGCGTGCTTTGCGCCACCAGCTCCATGCAGCATGGCGTAGTCAACCGCATTGGCGGGAACCAGCGCATTGCGGAAATCCAAAATGCGCTTACTGGCGTCTGCACGAACAATGATGTCGTTCGGCCCTTGCCGCTGTGCCGGAGCCGCCATCGGGTACTGCTGTTGCTGCGCCGGGTACGCGGGCTGGGGCGGAGCCTGCTGGTACATCTGCTGCTGCTGCGGATACTGCTGGGGCTGCTGAGGATAGTAGCCATTGTTCATAGGTTTTTCTCCTTTCGCGTGCCGCCGTAATGGACTTACGCACTTTTCAAAAATTTAGCATGGGACTTTATATCCAAAAAGAGACCGCTATCAAAAAAGATAACAGTCTCTTGAATACAGGTTATGTGTCTTGAAATTGGAGCTTATGCTCCGTTGTAACAATATCTTCGTAATTATACTTCTATACTACCACGTTTTGTTTCAATGTCAACAGCTTCAACGTCGAAAAAATTGTGCGGGCTCCGGAAGACTTCTGCTCTTACGTTTTTTTCAGGCACGGGAGCGTGGCTCCCGCAGCGTGGAGGGGGAGTGTTCCGGTCGAACGGAAGCCCCCTGCTTTTCATCCCCTGCCTGAGAGAATAATCCTTGTGCGGGAATGCTGAAACACGCGAAAAGGAAGTGCTTTTATTTTAGATAATGTAAATATATATAGAGGGGGACGGCTTTTGAAAATCGCGCAAACCGTTGCGCCGCAAGGCTTACGGCGTTTCTCAAAAACTTTTAACATGAGTGAATTTTTCACAGTCTTAAATCGTTTCGCCGTATGTTAAAAAATAACCCTGCTTTCTCTCCTCCGGCTGTCTTCTTTTATCCTGCGTTTCTGCGTCACACCAATGTGAAATTGAACAACACATTTTTCTTTTATCATGCACAGAATTGACAAAATCAAGAAACATCGCATATATTGACTTGACATTATTTTATAATCATGTTAGTATACGACTGTGATTACGAAACGGGGAGGACTGGATGCATGGCTAATGATAAATTGGACTATGTAGAAACAGGTGAAAGGCAATCCGTTGACTGTTCGCCAGCCCACGTGGAAGCGCCGATTTATTATGCGTGGACGCAGATAAACGCGGAGAAGAGCGCGGAACTCTCCGCGTTGGCACGGAACTCTCCCAGTGCGTTTGTTACGTATCTGGCTTTGCGGGCGAATGCTGGCGGAGAAAACGCCTGCATCTGTTCGGCGAGGGTCCTCGCTGATTGCCTGAGCCTGACAACGAGGACGATTTACAGTTGCATTGCCGAGTTGCGTAACGGAGGCTGGCTCATTACGCTCCGCTCCGGTTATGGGACGATTTATGTCCTGAACGGTGATGTGACATGGCATTCTTGGGGCAACGGGAAATACTACTGTCAGCTTAAAGCAAATGTTGTTATTTCCCTCGACGAGCAATCAAAGGAAATGCAGGCGGCGGTGTTACAGGAATTTTTCCAAGATGGGAAGCCTGAAGAAGTGGTTGTCAGCAACCGTGCTCACTGCCCGTTTATGCGGTTCATCCAGATGAACGACAATTATATCGGGAACCTGTGTGGACTGACGATGGAGTGCCCCACCGCATCTGCTGTTTTGTTGTATCTTGTGGAGCATATGGACAAGCATAATTCTATTACGTGTTCCTATTCCGAGATAGAAGAAAATACGGGTATCTGCTACCGGATGTTGTGCGAGGGTATGAGCGTGCTCAAGAGGTATGGGTACGTCGTGACGCTGAAAAGAGGAGGCCGAGGCGGTGCTGGTACATATGCAGTCAACCATCGCATCTTCTGGAGCGGGACATATTCGGCGCTGAAACGAAGTGCATTTCCGCCGAGTATAGGAATATCTGGGCCCCGTGTCGATGTCATGTTCGGGGGGCTCCCCCTGAAGAAACAAAAAATCCCTTCTGCCGTTTGGAAAAATCAGGTGTTGAAACAGGCAGCAAGAGAACAGACTCAAAAGACCTCTTGAGGAGTGAGGAGTGATGAAAATGTGTGAAAAAACGGAAGCTGTGTACTCCCTCAACAACTACTATCTTGAACAAATCGCTGCGCTGACGCTCCAGTCGAAAGGGGCGATGGCAGTTGTAATGCATCTCGCCAGACAAATGAACGAGGAGAACATTGTCTACTGTCATCGTGATGAGCTTTGTGACGCGACGGGTGGAAAGCTCCGCAGTGTTACTGCGTGGATTACGTCCTTGCAGAAGTACGGGTTTATCTATGTGGTGCGGAAGGATAAGGACGGATGGGAATTTGCTGTAAACCCTGCATTGATTGTGAAGGGCACACCCGACAAAAATCGCGCCTATCCGATGTGGCCGAAGGATTTGTTCATCACCGGACCTGTAATGGATTCCCACGATAAGTGGGTGGAAAATAAAATGGCTCCAGAAAATCCTGTGGAGCCGGTTGTGGTTCAGTCCACTGCTGGAAACGTATAAAAGTTCACACAAAAAAAGAAAGGAGTGAAACTATGACGGTAGTTTTTGCGCGAGATGAACACACAGGCATACTTTGCGGTGTTGAGGATGGTGAACTCTTCCTCTGCAATTACCGTGAAGGTTACACGATGCCGGACACACCGGCAAACCGAAATCAGCTTATGCGTGATTTCTTCTATTACAAGCAGGTCGGCTTCTGGGGCTAAATTGTGCAATGGTTGCACGATTTAAGGCAAGCCAAAAAAAAGACGAAACAAAGTGTGCAATGGTTGCACACTTTGGGGAACAAACTGAAAGTGAAAGGACAAGAAAATATGAAAAATACTAAGACTCTTAACCGTATTATCACTGCGGTTTTGCTTATCTGTGTGATGTTGAGCGGTGTGGGCGTTACGGCTTATGCCACATCCGATACCGACGTGGTCGTTGTAGAGGATGGAGATGTTGGAGCTGCGCCTGCAAAGGTTCCCTATGTCGTGTCCCACGAGTATTACTGCGATGGTGAACAGGAGTATGCCTCCTCGGAGACATACGCGGGTGATGCGGGGTCTGTCATTACCGCAGAGAGCTTGTTCAAGAAGGTATATGCAGGTGGGGCAGAGTATACTTTCTCTTCCGCTTCTCAGGACTCTCTTGTTTTAATCGAGGGGGAGGATAACGAAATTGTCCTGCGCTACGACCGGTCTTCTTCTGAAGGCGTAAGAACGAAGTATATTGTCACTCATCGCTATTATACCAACGGCGAGCTGTGGGGGAGTCGCAGTGAGGCAGTCAGCGCAAATGTTGGAGATACTGTCGCTGCTTCTGATATGAAGAAGTCCTTTACGTTCGGCGAGAACATATACACGTTCACCTCTGCAAGTTGTGACAGTTTCATTGTCTCTGGGGAAGGGAAAGATGAAATTGTGCTGCGTTATGACCGGAAGGAAGAGAATTTTGTTGCAAAGGTTCCTTATGTCATTCGGCACGAATACTACACCAATGGCAAGCTCGACTGTGTCATTCCTGTAGAAATGGATGGTGCCGACGGTGATGTGGTGGCGGCTGATGATGTCATTAAAATGCCCGTACAGAATCAGAAGACATATACCTTCACATCTGCATCCCCTTCTTCTGTTGAGCTGATGGTCGGCGGCGAAAATGCGATTGTCGTGCGCTATGACCGCACAGCCGCGAGTGATTCTGTGGTTGAAACAGGCACCAAAAAAATTCAGTACCTTGTTCGGCATGAATACTACTGCGATGGTGTCTTGGAGTCCGAGGTTTCTGTAAAGCTGGACGGGGCTAAGGGAACCGTGATTAACGCAACCGACATTTATCAGATGCCCTTCTGCAACAAAAAGGTTTACACTTCGATGACCATGGAGCCGAAGTCCCGTGTGCTGGCGGTAGGGGAGGATAATACTATCACCGTACGCTACAGCAGAGAGAAAGGTAATGACTCTGGCCCTGAGTATGTCGTTGTGCAGGAGTATTACGACGGTGGAAAGATGGCGGGCAGCCGAAGAGATGTTGTAAATGCTGACATCAGCGTTATTGCTGAGTCTGTGTGCGCCTTTAAGTGCGCCGCATTTAACGCGGAAATGTATTCCTTTGATGCCGCTAATTCCAAGATTGCTGCGGTTGCCGATGGCGGGAAAAACAAGATTGTCTTACGCTATAATCGCATCACTGGAGATATGAGTGTGAGCGGGGGCGACGCTAAAAAGGTTTCTTCTGTCGGCGACGCTGCTCACCCCGTGTCTGCACTGAGCCCGGACGCAAAGCCTGAGGCGGATGTTTCTGAGGCGGCCTCCAGCGTTGCACCGGTTTCTCCTCAGACTGGCTACCACACATCCCCGTGGGTCCTTGTACTTGCTGTGGCTGCTGTTCCTGTCATGTGTCTCTTGGTGGCTCTTGCTGCGAAGGCATCTTTCCGGCTTCGCTATTATGGGAAGGCGGGGAAGAAGTAAGAAAAAATGTGTGCAATCGTTGCACGCAATAAGAAATGAGTACGGACGGTATAGCCGGAATTAACGCCTGTGGAGATGCTTGGTCGTCGCGGAAGCAGGAATACTCTGTTGGCTGGTTTGTTATGTGAGAGGTGGCGACCAGCACTTTTGGGACTGAATACCTGTGCTGGGTATATACCACCCAGAAATAACAGGGTTTTATACCGGGATAAAATCTACCACGTCACTGACTATCGGTATATACCACCCAGAAATAACAGGGTTGTATACCCAATCGAGCATTGTGTTGGTGTATAAGCGCATGAAACAACAGGGTTTAACAGTCCGTATGTATAATTATCAGGAAAAGAAAGGACGGATGAATAATGAGAATCGTAGCAGTTTGCAACCAAAAGGGAGGAGTGGGCAAAACCACAACCGCAGTAAACTTGGGCGCGGCTCTGGCTCGGCTGGGACAGAAGGTGCTGCTGGCAGACATTGACCCGCAGCGAAACCTATCTGATACGCTGGGTTTTGTTCAGGACAATACGCCCACAACGACAAATGAGCTTATCTATTTCACAGCATACAATATGCCCATTGACCTGCGGGCTTTTATCCGGCACAACGAGACAGAGCAGGTTGATTTCATTCCCGCCTCTCCTGCGCTTTCCTCTGCTCCCACTATCTTGGCGAATGTGGCAGACGGGAACCGCGTGCTGGCAAATGCCCTTGCTGCGGTAGCTGACCAAGGTGATTACGATGTCTGCATCATCGACTGCAAGGGGAGTCTTGACCTTCTGACTTCCAATGCGCTGACTGCTGCTGACAGCATCATCATTCCTGTTGAGGCAGAGGAGTACGCAGTCAACGGTTTGGCGGACCTTCTGAGCACTATCGGCAGCATTCAAAGCTCGCTTAACCCGAAGCTGACTATCGACGGTGTTCTTATCAACCGTGCGGATACGCGCAGGAATAACGTCAAGACAACGCGGGACGACTTGGCGGAAGCGTTGGGAGGAGATGTCGTTCTGGAAACGATGATTCCCTATCTCAAGGAGGTATCTGATGCGCCTACCGAGCATCGCACCTGTGTTGCCAAGAAGGGAAGCCGTGTTGGTGAACTTTATATGAACGTTGCGAAGGAGGTAATTGCGAAATGGCAAACTCGCTGAAAGACAAGCTGGCTGCAAATGCGGCCATTAAGGGGAATGGATTGGATGCTTTGCTCGGCAAGAACCCGATGGATGCCATGCGGGTAGATGACCGTCGTGTGCAGGACATCGCACTGAGCAAGCTGCACCCTTTTAATGGACACACTTTCCGCGTGGTGAAGAACAGTGACTATGACTCCATGGTGGATAGCGTTCGGAACAGTGGGGTCTCTGTCCCTCTCATTGTTCGCCCTCATCCTGCTTTGGCTGGTGACTTTGAAATCATCGCTGGGCATCGTAGGTTCAGTGCAGCGAGTGATGTTGGGCTGAAGGAAGTGCCTTGCCTCGTTACGAACATTGACAACATGACTGCCAGCAAAATCATGGTGGAAACCAATATCCAGCGCCCTGAGTGGCTGCCGTCTGAAAAGGCGAAGTCCTTCAAGTTGTGGACGGATGCCGTGAGGCAGGAACAGAACATTAAGGCAGGGCGCCGCAGTACGGAGGAAAATGATGCCTCTGTGCAGGGCCGTACCAGTGCTGTGGCGTGTAAGAGGTTCGGTATCTCTGCGCGTATGCTGGATATGTATATCAAGCTGAACGATTGCGCCGAAGATGTTTTGTCTCTCTGTGATGCGGGACGAATGACTGTGACGGCTGCCTACCAACTCTCGTTCCTGCCCGTCGAGCAGCAGAATGAGGTGGCGGGGCAGATGGCTTCCGAGCCTGAGCGCACGCTGAACGAGGATGCCGCCAAAAGCATCCGCTACGCCTATGAGGGACGACCTTTGGAGACTTCCGCAGAAGCTGACGAAGGAGCGCATCAGGCGCCGGCTCCCGTGCCTGAGGAAACTCGTGACTTTGAGCTGTCTGTCGGTGGATACCCCGAAGGATGTGAGCCCTCCGGCGGTGTGTCGCACGATGCCTCGACGGACACGGATACCGCTGTGGGGGATGCAGCTATCTCCGCCATGACTGCCTCTGAGGAAAGCAACGACACCGTTGGTGTTGGTGCGGGAGGAGAATGCAAACCGGCTATTGCGAAGCCGCAAGAGCGGCTCTCATGGACGACTATCGACGGAAAAGCCAAAACATCGCCCAGAGAGGGCATTCGCGTTACCTTCGTGTTTGATGAAACAGAAGTCTTTGGCGGCGATGATGATGAGATTCGTCAGCGTATCAATGAAGTCATCCGCTCTGGAAATAAGGAGTTGCTGACCGCGTTGGCTGACACGCTGCATGATGCACTCCTCGCATAAGAACTCCAACTTCATTCCAAATAAAGAAAAGTGTGCAACGATTGCACACTTTTCTTTTTTTTGGTTTGCAAGAAAACTGAGATACCCGTTGTGAGTAGCGAAAATTTGTCCTCTCAAGGTAATTGACAATATTCTTAATTGTTGTAGTGTAGAAGTAAAGGTGTTCGCTATGCCTTTCTCTGTTTTTTCTAAGGCGTTATAGATGGCTGTTTGAGACGGCGTAGCGAAAAAAACTGCGAGAGGAGTTGGAAGAATGAGTACAAATCGTTGCAAAAAGGTCCGCAGCATTATTGCAATGCTGTTGGCGGTTGTAATGATGACCGGTATGCTCCCTACGTCTGCATTTGCTGCGGGGGAGGAGATTACTGGTGCGGACGGCATCGGCAATGAGATAATTGCTGATGACGGTATGGTGGAAAGGGGTGATGGTGAATCGGCAGAAGATACAGTATCTATCGGAGGGCCTGACGAAAAAGGCGAAGGAAACACGGAAGATGCTGTCGGAAGTGGCGAGGAATCCTCTCAAGATGGCAACGACGGTACAGCGGATGATAGTAAGTCTCCCGATGAGGTGAAGGACAATAGTTCTCCAGACTCGGAATCCTCATTGGAAGTATCTATTCCTGATGGAGAGAGTTTTGATGAAGAAGAAGGTCTTTCGGACCCCTATGCCGGTGAAGATACTCCCGTGAGCGTTACGCCTTTGTATGGCTCACCGCAAAACTCTTCTGGTCCGAGGAGGGCTCCCGCTCGTGCATCGGGAACCATTACGACCGGCCTCGATATGAGTTATAACAGGAAGTGGATGGCTGAGTTTGCCCCCTATTCCAGTGCTGTTGAGAAATTCTTCAATGGACAGCCAGCTTACTGTATTGAGCCTCACAAGGGAGCGCCCGGAGCCGGAACCTCTGTCAATGCCAGTGAGTATTGGGCGAACAACCAAGTCCGCCTCGCTTTGGCTTATGGCTGGGGCGGTGCGGATGACGACACACTGCTTTGGTACGCCGGCAATGGTACTTATGCGTGGTGCGCCACACAGGAGGTTATCTGGGAAATCGTTGGCGACTATAGTGACTTGAGCGACCTGTTTGTGGGTCCCGGTCATGCTTATGACCCTGAGGTTGCTGAACCCATCAAGGCAGCACATGATTATATCTGGGAAAAGATTAACCAGCAGAGCACCATCCCCAGCTTTGCTGTTGCATATCCATACAACACATCGAAGGATATCGAACTCACGTGGGATGGCTCTTCGTGGACGGCTACAAGGACAGATACAAACAGCGTCTTGAGAAATTTTAGACGCTTCAAGTTTTCCCTTCCCGGTGTTAGCACCTCTCAGAGCGGAAACACTCTTACAATTACAGCCACACCGGAAGCTGCGAAGAGTATGCTGAACGGGATTGTATCTCGCCCTTCCGAGGGCAATACGATTAACCCCGACAGCATCAATGCTTATCTCCTCGTCGCGGGTGGAGGAAAGCAGAATTGTGTTGCGCTGAACGGGCGACCCGACCCCGTTACTGCCTACGTCCGCGCCAAGGTTACGCAAACAACCGGTAATCTGAACATCTCAAAAACGTCTGAAAATGGGAAAAACATTTCCAACGTTAGTTTTACTGTAACTGGGCCGAATGGGTATAACCGACTCTTTAAGACAAATGCATCCGGCAAAATCAGCATTACAGACCTGCAGCCCGGAACTTACACGATTACAGAAACTTCGCCGTTAGGATACTATGCTGTGAATCGGGTTCAGACTGCGACAGTTACGATTGGAGGTACGGCGAGTGTCTCCTTCCAGAACAAAGTGTCTCGGTGTACCGTGCAGGTAACGAAGACATCGGAAGATGGAGTTCTGCAAGGGTTCACCTTTACACTGAAGGGAACGTCTTACGCGGGAGATACTGTAAATCTGTCTGCGACCACAGATGCGAACGGCAAGGCTACGTTCTCCAATGTCCCCTTGGGTTCCAACTATGTTCTTGCCGAGGTAAATACGCCCAGAAGATATGTAGCCCCTGCCAGCCAGACGTTTACGCTTTCGACGCCTAATACGTCTGTAACCAAAACATTCGAAAATAAATTGGCTCGCGGCAACGTGACTGTCACAAAGACCTCCGAAGATGGAAAAGTAAGCGGAGTCCAATTTAATCTGAAGGGCACGTCTTTGTCTGGCCAGACAGTAAACCTTACTGAAACAACCAACGCCAGCGGCGTGGCCACGTTCTCCAATGTGCTTGTCGGTACATATACGCTGACGGAAGTAAATACAGGTAGGCAGTACGCCCCCGTGTCCGCGCAGAATGTCACGGTGCAGTATAACTCGACTGTGCGGGCGACTGTCAGCAACAAGTTGGCGCGTGGTTCGGTTCAAGTTACGAAGTCTTCTGAGGACGGGAAAGTTGCCAATGTGAAGTTCCGCTTGCAGGGAACATCCATCGACGGCACCGCTGTTGACCTGTATGCTGTGACCAATGCCTCCGGTGTTGCGACATTCTCGAACGTCCTTATTGGAAGCTACATAGTGTCGGAAGTCAACGTGCCAGCCTATTATCAGGCCGTGAATCCCGTCAATGTTACAGTGACCATCAATCGTAAATCCTCTGTATCTGTCCAGAATAGGCTCAAGGTAGGTGTCGTTCAGGTGACGAAGACATCCGAAGACGGCGTTGTGAGCAATCTTTCATTTACGCTGACAGGTACTTCTGACGCGGGGACGACCGTCAGCATGACGGCAAAGACGGACGCTCAGGGCGTTGCGACCTTCTCCAATGTGCCCATTGGGACAAGGTACACAGTACAGGAGTCCAGCACCCCTACCCGCTACGTTGTTCCGGATGTGCAGGATGGCGTTACCGTGAGGGTCAACGACACTACGAAGCTGTCCTTCCACAATGACCTTGCGCGTGGAAGTCTTCGCGTTACCAAGACGTCTGAAGACGGATTCGTGTCCGGCGTGAAGTTCCATCTGGAAGGCACCTCTACATCTGGAGCTGCGGTGTCTCTGGATGCGACTACCAATGCAGTGGGCATTGCTGAGTTCAAGAATGTGCTGGTGGGCAACAGCTACGTTCTAACGGAGGTTGATACGGCTGCCCGCTATGTTGTCCCTGCGGTGCAGAACGGTATTACAATCACTGTGGGGAAAACCACGGAGGCTTCGGTTTACAACAAGCTGGCTCGCGGAACGGTTACTGTTACGAAGACTGCTGAGGACGGGCTGGTTTCCGGCATCAAGTTCCGATTGACCGGCACGGCAGGTAATGGTGACGCGGTGGATATGACCGCGACCACCAACGCCAAAGGCGTGGCAACCTTCTCTGACGTCCTGATTGGCGAGAACTATTCCGTTCGGGAAGTTGGCACCGCCGAAAAGTATATCGTACCGGATGTCGTTTCTGGCATAAATGTAACGCTGAATAAAACTACGAACGCCAATGTGCATAATAAGTTGGCTCGCGGTACAGTGAGTGTGACCAAGACCTCTGAAGACGGTATCGTTGAGGGCATCAAGTTCCACCTGACAGGTACTTCTGCACAGGGTCAGCGCGTAGACATGATGGCTGTGACGAATGCTTCCGGTATTGCAACCTTCAATAATGTTCTTGTGGGTTACAACTACGCGCTGGAGGAAGTTGACACCGCTGCACGGTATGTCATTCCTGCAGTAAAGGGCGGCATCAATGTAAAGCTGGACAAGACCACAACTGTTTCTGTTCATAATGTGCTGAAGAAGTGGTCTGTGACCGTTACAAAGCGCGATATCGAGACGACGACAGCGCAGGGCAACGCCACCTTGCAGGGCGCCGTTTATGGCCTGTATAATGGCGACGAACTGGTGAAACAGTACACCACTGATGCGAATGGAAAGTTTGCTACGGACGTCTATGTTTGCGGCGATAATTGGACCATCAAGGAAATTGTTCCGTCCGTCGGCTATCTGCTGGATGACAGTGTATATCAAGTAGGCGCTGAGGCGAAGAACTACGTCATCGAAATCAATGCAGCCCCCGATTTGGGCGTAACAGAAAAGGTCATCAAGGGCTACATTAAGATTTTCAAGCACTCGGATGTCGGTCCTACCGGCGTCGAGGAATCCCTCCCGACCGGAAAGGTCACACCCGAAGTTGGCGCTGAGTTCGATGTCTACCTGAAGGCGGCAGGAAGCTACGCTGCTGCGAAGACCACCGATAGAGACCACATTGTTGTGGACGAGGACGGGTATGCGACAACCAAGGCGCTGCCTTACGGCACATATGTTATCGAGCAGACAAAGCATTTTGAACACGCAGATATGCTTTTTGGCTTTGAGGTGACTATTTCCGAGAATGGGAAAACTTATTTCTATGTGCTTAATGACCGTCCTTATTATGCTTCTGTTCGAGTGGTAAAACAGGACGCAATGGACAATGTTCAAGTTCCTTACAGCGGAGCTGAGTTCCAGATATACGACCCAGATGGAACTCTTGTGTCCCTCAAGGCTGGGGCTAAAAACATTGATACATTTAGGACGGATAATGACGGAAATTTGATAACCCCCGAAGAACTTCCTTTTGGTCGCGGCTATAAGCTGGTGGAAACCAAAGCTCCTCGTGGCTATCGCTTGAACTCCACTCCCGTTATATTCAATGTTGATTTTGAAAGTACAACCATGAATGACGGGGAAAAGGTCGTTGTCGTGAAGATGACAGATGTGCCTGTAACGCCTCAAATCAAGACTGTAGCTAAGGGCGAGGCGGGGGAGAAAACCATGGAACCCCTGACATCTGTGACAATTAAGGATACGGTGTCCTGTACCGATGTCATTCCCGGCAAAACCTATACGGTGAATGGTTATCTGGTTTTGAAGTCTACTGGCGAGCCTCTTCTGGATGGCGCCGGTCACAGGATAACTGCTACGAATACCTTTGTTGGCGGCAACAACTTTGAGGGGTCCACCGTGCTGTCCTTTACATTCGATGCTTCTCTTATTGCTGGAGATGCTGTAGTTGTATATGATACGCTGCATCGTGACGGTGTAGAGGTGGCAACCCACAAGAGCATTTCGGACGCGGACCAGACCGTATCCTTCTTCGCACCCGAAATTAAAACTTCCGCCGTCAACCCTGATGGAAATGTGAAGGTTGTTGACCCCTCCATCGGCGTATCTATCGTGGATACGGTGTCCTATAAGCATCTCACTCCCGGACATAAGTACGTTTTGAAGGGGCAGATGATGGATAGGGACACGCAGCAGCCGGCAAAGGACGATAACGGAACATACATTGTCGGAACGACAACCTTTACTCCGGCGACAACGGAAGGCTCGGTAGATGTTACCTTCACCTTCGATGCAACTGAGATTGCGGGTGTGCAGCTTGTCGCGTTCGAGAAACTCTATCATGTTGCCATCAGCAGCGATATCCCCGTTGCAACGCACGAGGACATTGAGGACGCGGAACAGACCGTAACAGTCGAGGCGCCTGAGATTACCACTCATGCAACCAACGCCGAAGACGGAACTAAATTCCTTGACCCGCAGTACATGGTGAAGGTCAGGGACTCTGTTGCGTATGAAAAGGTCGTTGAGGGGCACACCTATCTGTTGACCGGAAAGGTGTTTGATAAAACGACAGGCGAGTTTGTGAAGGATGCTGCCGGAAATGAAATTACCGGCACAACAAGATTTACGCCCACGGCGAAGGCCGGTACTGTGGATGTCGAGTTCGTTTTTGATGCTTCGGAACTGTATGGACATACTCTGGTCGTGTTTGAAAAACTGTCTTACAGGGGTGTTGTCCTTACCGTCCACGAAGATGAAGCAGATGCCGAGCAGACCGTGAATGTCTACAGCCCGAAGATTGGCACTACCGCTATTGATGGTGAGGGTACGGGTAAGTTTATTGACCCTGCGAAAAATGTTGTCATTAAGGATACGATTGCTTACGAACATCTTACCATAGGGCAGGAGTACACTATCATCGGTACAGTGATGAATAAGCGAACAGGTGAGGCTGTTGTTTCTGGTGGACGCACTGTAACGGTGACGAACACATTTACGCCGTCTGCGTCTAAGGGCAGCACCGAAATGGTCTTTACATTTGATGCTTCTGGTCTTGATGGAGATTCCCTTGTTGTGTACGAAGAGCTGTATTTCCGTGCATCTGACAGCACACCTTGTGCCATCCATAAGGATATCGGCGATGAAGGGCAGACAGTTGTCGTGAACGCTCCTACAATTCACACGACCATCAATGAGAGCATCTCTCTGAATAACTATTTCGAGCCGCTGAATGAAATTACCATTACGGATACTGTGACCTATACAGACCTCGTACCCGGTCACAGGTACAAGGTGAAGGGCAATCTCGTTTCCAAAGACACCGGCGATGTTATCCGCGACGGTAATGGAAATTTGGTGTCCGGTGAGGCAGACTTCGTTCCGACGACCAAGGATGGAAATGTTGATGTTAAATTCACGCTAAACGCCTCTATCCTGTATGGTCAGAGTGTCATTGCCTTCGAGTCCCTGTATTACCACAACACAGTTATTGCCGAGCACAAAGACCTCGCTGACGAGAAACAGGAGGCTGTGTTCTTCGCTCCTGCGCTGAGTACAAAGGCTCTGAATAATGACGGCGATACAAACCTGATTGACCCTGCCAAGGGAACGCATATTGTGGACACTGTTTATTATCGCCACTTAACCCCTGACCATGAATATACCGTTGTAGGTAAGCTGATGGATAAAATGACAGGGCTTCCTTTGCTGGATGCGAAGGGTGACGAGATTGCCGGCAAAACCGTATTCACGCCGCAGCGGGTCGCGGGGGCGGTCAACGTCGAGTTTACATTTGACGCCAGCAATATGGCAGGGAAGACGCTCGTTGTTTTTGAGTATCTGTACTTCAACGAGGGCGATGAAATTCCCGCAGGGACGCATACGGACATTTCCGACCTGAAACAGAGCCTGACCTTCAGCACACCAGCTATTAAGACCAGTGCGAAGAATGCGGAAGATAACTCCAAGTTCTTTGACCCTAAGAGCGCTGTCAGACTGGTAGATACCGTGAGTTATGAGGGTCTGTGCAAGGGACATGAGTACACGGTAAATGGTGTCCTGATGGATAAAAAGACCGGTACGCCGGTTCTGAATACGGATGGCAACCCCGTTACCGGAACAACATCATTTATAGCTCGCAGTGCTGCCGGCAAGGTTAAGGTGGAGTTTGTTTTTGACGCTTCGCAGCTCTACGGAAAATCTCTGGTTGTGTTTGAGGAACTCGTGTTTAACGGAACGGTAATTGCGGAGCATAGGGACCTTGACGACAGAAGTCAGACCGTAACAATCAATGTTCCCAGCATCTCGACAAGGGCTGTGAATACGGATGGCAAGGGTAAGATGCTTGATGCGGCGAAGGAAACCTCTATAACAGACACCGTTTCCTATTCCCATGTAACTCCCGGTCACGAGTACACCTTAGTGGGGCGATTGATGAATGGAGGAACTGGTGAGGAAATTCCCGGCACTGCAACACGGGTGAAATTCACTCCGAAGCGTACGTCTGGTGATGTGGACGTGACTTTCGCATTGGATGCATCTCTCCTTGCTGGTAAAAATGTAGTTGTGTTTGAGGAACTGTTCTTTAACGAAACGGACGCTGCTCCTTGTGCGACACACAAAGACCTTCGTGACGAAGCTCAAACCGTTACGGTAATGGAGCCGAGCATCGGAACTACCATGAAGGCAAGTCCTGATAAGAACCAGTTCTTTGTTTCTTCTCTGTCTACGGTTTTGGTAGATACCGTTACTTATCACAACCTCATCCCCGGTCACACCTATGTCGCCGAGGGGCACTTGATGGACAAAGCTACTGGACGTGTTCTTGTTGGCGGAAATGGCGAGATTTCAGGGAGAACAGTATTCGTTCCCAAGTCCATGGATGGGTCTGTGGATGTCTATTTTACATTCGACTCTTCTGAGCTGTTCGGTAAAACGGTCGTAGCCTTTGAAACCGTTTCCTACGGCGGTCACATTATTGCCAAGCATGAGGACATTAACGATGTTGACCAGTCGGCAACATTCTATAATCCTGAACTGACCAATACGACCGCCGTGAACGGTGAGGGCGGCAGCAAGTACATTGATGCAGCCAGAAATGTGGTTATCAAGGATACTGTAAAGTATGCACATCTACCTATAAAACACGATTTCAAGTTGCGTGGAACACTTGTTTTCCAGTCCTCCGGAGAACCCGTTTTGCTAAACAATAAACCTATTGTAGTTGAAAAATCCTTCACAGCGAAGAAAGCGGAAGGCTCTATCGACATGGAATTCGTCTTCGATGCATCTGGGCTGCAGGGGAAGAAAATTGTTGTTTTCGAGGAGTTGTTTTACGAAAATCAAACGATTGCTGCGGCAGCACATAAGGACCTTGGAGATGTCGGCCAGACTGTTACTGTTTCCAATCCTAAGGTGAAGACTGTTGCCTCCAATAAGGTCGATGGAAGTAAGATGCTTGAGCCGGATAAGAGAGTTACAATCCTCGATACAGTTTCTTTCTCTGGACTGATTGAGGGTCACACTTATAAGGTTTCCGGGACGCTGATGGATAAGGCAACTGGCAATCCTGTGGTCGATGAAAGTGGCGAGACGATTACCGCTGAAAAGACCTTTAAGGCGAAGGCTGCTGGCGGAAGTGTTGATGTTGAGTTTACCTTTGCGGCCACAGAGTTGTACGGGAAAGACATTGTTGTTTTCGAGAAGATTTTCTGTAATGACACTGAGATTGCTTCTCACGAAAATATCAACGACAGGGAACAGACGGTGACGGTTTATGCGCCTAACATCACTGGCACAACGGCGGTTGGAACTCTTGGAGGCGGTAAGCTGATTGACCCCGCAGACAATGTGAAAATCACCGACACTGTTACGTATGAACATCTGTCTGCTGGCCACGAATACACCTTACGCGGTACGTTAATGAACAAGGAAACGGGCGAGCCTATCAAAAATGGCGGCACAGAGGTTGTGTCTGAACAGTCCTTTACGCCTGTGGAGGCGAGCGGTTCTGCGGATATGCAGTTTGTTTTCACTGCTTCCTTCTTGAAGGGCAAAGACATTGTTGTGTTTGAGGAAATTTATTTCAACTCCGAAGATACTGAACCGGTCGCCGTCCATAGGGATATCGACGATGGAAAACAGACCGTTTCTGTAACAAGCCCTGAAGTAAGGACTGTTGCCGTGAACAAAGAAGATAATGGCAAGGTCTTTGAACCGGACCAGACGGTTACGCTGAAGGATACCGTGTTTTACAACAATCTCATTGTGGGACATAGATACACCGTGACCGGAACTCTGATGGATAAGGGAACCGGCAAGCCCATCAAGGATACTGCGGGAAGTATCGTGGCTTCTTCTGTGGAGTTTACTCCTGATGCTCCCTGCGGCACGGTGGATGTTGAATTCCCCTTCGCTGCAACTGAGTTGTATGGCAAAACCATCGTGGCGTTCGAGAAGCTACTCTTCAACGGAACTGTCATTGCGTCCCATGAGGATATCAATGATGAGGAGCAGACTACTACGGTTCACAACCCTGAAATCGTACGGACTGTTGCTTTGAGCGCAGTGGATGGAGGAAAGTTCATTGATGCCTCTGAAACTTCTACCATCAATGATACTGTGGTATATCGTCACCTGTCTACTGGACACGCCTACACACTGAGAAGCAGCTTGGTTGATAAAACTACTGGCGAGCCTGTTCTGAATAACGGCAAACCCGTCGTTTCGGAGATGCAGTTCACGCCTGAAAGCACTGCTGGCTCGGCTGTTGCGGCTATCGCTTTCGACGCTTCTGCCGCGAAGGGACGCGATATCGTGGTGTTCGAGGAACTGTTCTTTACTGCTGGTGACGAGGCACCTGTGGCGGCGCACAAGGATATTGAGGATGCTGACCAGACTGTGACCGTGGTAAAATCTTCCATCAAGACCTGCGCTGAAAATGCTGCTGACGGCACGAAGGTGTTTGAGCCCGCCAGCGAGGTTATCCTGAAGGATACTGTGGACTACGAAGGCATCATTGCTGGACATACGTACAAGGTCGTTGGCACCCTGATGGATAAGTCCACGGGCAAACCGGTGGAGGTCGCATCAGGGAAGTCTATCACCGCTGAAAAAGTGTTCACGCCTGAGGGCGAGAACGGTTCTGTGGTAGTCGAGTTCAAATTCGATGCACGCGATTTCTTTGGGCGCACTCTGGTCGTTTTTGAGGACTTGTACTACGGAGAGACTGTCGTCGCCGCTCACCGTGATATCAACGACGAAAACCAGTCTGTCGAGATTAAGAATCCCGTCATTGTTGAAACCATCGCAACAAACAAAGTCGATGGGGAAAAGCTGGTTGACCCCACAGAGAAGGTCGTTTTGACTGATTCTGTAAAATACGACCATCTCTCAACTGCTCACAAGTATACACTTGTTGGTAAGCTGATGGATAAATCTACTGGAGAATCCTTGAAGGATAAGGACGGCAACTCTGTTGTTGCATCCACATTCTTTACTCCTGACAACCTCTTCGGTTCTGTTGAAGTCTTGTTTGAGTTCGATGGGAGTTCGCTCGCTGGCAAGGATATTGTTGTATTTGAGTATCTCTATTACAACGAGGGAGATGAAACGGCTTTGGCAACTCACGAGGACTTGGAAGACACCGCACAGACCGTTTCCTTTGCGAATCCTGCTATCAAGACCTCTGCTGCCAATGCTTCTACGGGGAAGAAGACGTTCTCTCCGTATGAGAAAGCCGAGCTGGTAGACACTGTGACCTATGAGGGACTTATCCCCGGTCACGAGTACACCTTGGTCGGGACTCTGGTAGAAAAGGTTAAATTTGTTGGGAATTGGGTCGAAGGTAAACCCATCACGGACAAGGACAAAAAGCCCTTGACCGCTACTGCGACCTTTACGCCTGAAAAGGCCGAAGGAACAACGACGGTTTCCTTTGTGTTTGGTGCTCGTTCCGTTGCGGGGAAAACTCTCGTTGTGTACGAGGAGCTCCTCTACAACAACATGAGTGTCGCTACTCACGCTGACATAATGGACGAGAAACAAACGGTTACTGTTGACCGCATCCATTATAGCGGTCCTACCATGGGAACTACGGCGACATTTGCCAATGGCTCAAAGTCCAGCGGTTATGCCTCTCGCCTTGTGGTCGTAGATACCGTGAGTTATTCTGGGTTGGCTGTTGGTCAGAATTACACCTTGGTTGGCAGGTTGATGGATGCTCAGACGGGGGAAGCTCTGCGCGATGCGGGCGGCAGGGAAGTAACCTCCAAGCTGACATTTACCCCGAAGGCCTCCGATGGCTCCATCGACATGAAATTCTCCTTCGCTGCGTCGAACATCAAGGGTGCGAAGATTGTCGTGTTTGAGGAGTTATATGTCGGAGGAAGTGTGGACGGGACTCCGTACCTGAGCCATACTGACATCAATGATGCTGGACAGACTGTGACTGTTACCGCATCTCCCAAGACTGGAGACGCTGGCGTCGGCAAGTATGTCTCTTTGGGCTCGATTGCCTTGGGAACTGCAATTATTGTCGTTGTAGTGAGCAACGTCAAGAGAAGAAAGAAAAATAAGTAAACGTAGGACCAAAGGTATTAAATAGACCGGAGTTTTGGCTCCGGTCTATTTTTTTTGAAAAAATTATTTGATTGAAAACAGAAGGAAGGGAAGCGTGCAAAACCGTTGCAATATAAGGGGTTTCCGTCTTTGCGAGGCACAAGGCTTTGTGGTTTAAGATGAGAAAACGAAAAATTTTCCAAAAACCACACTTGACATTTTTTTATAATCGTGCTATTGTAAGCACATCAAAAATAATGTCAAGTTTTCCACAGCTTAAACCTCGTCACGGTCTATTATTTAATTACATTCCCTGAGCAAATTTTGAAATGAATGAAAGGACAAGAACTATGAAAAAGATGAAGAATTTTATCGCCCTGCTGCTGGCTCTGGTGATGACCATGAGTTTGATGGCCTGCGGCAACAAGACTGACGAGGAGACCAAGACCGGAGAGGACATCGGCTGCTACGTACAGACGACTGAGACCGGAGAGAAGGTTCTGGTGGATAAGGACGGCAACGCCGTGACCGACTACACGCTGGACGACGAAGGCAATGTGGTGGACACGCAGGGCGTGGTGGTCGTCAAGGCGGCGGACATCACGGCTTACGAGAAGTCCGAGGAAAAGGATGCGGAGAACAAGACCGACGCATCCGAGGCAGATACTCAGAAGCCTGAGGATACTGCGAAGCCCGATGGCGAGAACAAGTCCGACGCACAGAAGACGGACACCAAGGTGGATAACACTAAGAAGGACGAGACCAAGAAGGATGATGCCAAGCAGGAAACTCAGAAGCCCGCTGACAACAAGCAGGACACCACGAAGCCTGAGACCAAGCCCGAAACGAAGCCTGAGGTTAAGCCGGAGCCCCAGAAACCCGCAACGCCCAGCTACGATAACGGTTCTCTGACCACCGCACAGGTGAAGGAGCTCCAGCGCTGGTACGGCGTAAGCGCGGACGGTCAGTGGGGTGCAGGCTCCAAGAAGGCCGCCGGTGGCCGCACCGCTGATGAGGCGTGGGCATACTACCAGAGCAACAAGCAGATTACCACCCCCGAAAACCCCTCTGGTGGCAACACTGGGAACACTGGCAACGCTGGCAATACCGGCAATACGGGTAACTCTGGTTCTGGTAACACTGGAAACACCGGCTCTACCGGTTCCACGGGTGGTGGTTCCACGGCTCCCACCACGCCTTCTGAGCCCGCCAAGCCTACTAAAGCGAACATTGACTGTGCTGAAGTGATGCGTGCAGGAAATGAGTATGCAAAGAGCCTCGGTTTTGATATCTGGGACGGTTGCCCCAGCTATATGACACCTATTTACTTCGAGGAAGATTACTCTGACTGGAGTCAAGCTCAAGCGAATGCAGCTATTAAAGAAATGGTTGATGCAGTAAAGAGAGTATCTGCAGAAAACGGACGATGGACTCCAGAAGTTGAGGGATGGGCTGCTGCCGTAAACTGTGTTGCGAGATGGGATGCCTCGGCTGGTCATCACGAATTCTATGTTTATTACGCAGCGTAACATATTTGTTAAATCGTAACAGAGAACAGCGACCTTAGTCGCTGTTCTTTTTTTGTTGCTTTTCTTGTTTTGAACAACCTGTTTAATTCTTTGGCAAAATTGTGCTCTTAGGTGTGTTGACAATATGCTCGATTATGCTACCATAAAAACATGGAGGGTAATCCGCCTCCGAGTGTTTTTCATTTCAAAATTGGCAATAAAAAGAAATGGATAAATATAGCGGCGGTTGATTTTCTCTAAATACTTTCATTGAAAGGAGACAAATACCATGAAACACAAGAAGATGCGTGGCGTTGTTGCAATGCTGTTGACACTGGTGATGGTGGTCGGAATGCTTCCGACCTCTGTGTATGCCGACGATGCGGGTGAAGGCAACACTTCCGTCGTCAGTACAGTTGTCGAGCAGACGGCAGATACGCCAAGCGCCGAGGATGCCGATGCGCTGCCCACTGGCGAATCGGCGGACGACAAGGGCACCGATGTTGCGGGTACTGGCAACAGCGTTGGCGATGCGGAAACGCCTTCAACGGAAAATGGCGGCAAAGCTGATGCCAAGGATGTTGCGGGAGACGCAAAGACCAATGTGGGGACAGAAGCGGAGCAGAAGCCCGATATGTCTGAAAAGCCTGACAAGGCGGAGACATCATCCTCTTCTGACGAGGTAAAGAATGGAGAGCCCGCAGAGGCGAAAAAGGAAGAGAGTAAGGAGGCAGGAGAAGACCCCTCGGCAGAGGATGGACTTCGTGACCCTTATGCTGGAGAGGAAACTCCTGTGAGCGTTTCCGTCCTTTATGGGTCAGCGCAGAACGCACCCAGAGCTATCAGTGCAATGAGAGCCCCCGCTCGTTCCTCCGGAACCATTACGACCGGTGATGACATGAGTTATAACAGCAAGTGGATGGCCGAGTTTGCCCCCTACTCCAGTGCCGTTGTGAAATACTTCAACGGCCAGCCTGCTTACTGTATTGAGCCTCATAAGAATGCCCCCGGCTCCGGAACCTCCGTTGATGCCAGCAGTTATTGGGAGAACAACCGAGTCCGCCTCGCACTTGCCTATGGCTACGGTGGGGTAGACGACTCGACGTTGCTTTGGTATGCCGGCAACGGCACTTATGCGTGGTGTGCCACACAAGAGGTTATCTGGGAAATTGTTGGCGGCTACAGTGACTTGAGTGACCTGTTTGTGGGTCCCGGCCATTCCTATGACGCCTCTGTTGCAGAACCTATTAAGGCAGCACATGATTATATCTGGGAAAAGATTAACCAGCAGAGCACCATCCCCAGCTTTGCTGTTGCATATCCATACAACACATCGAAGGATATCGAACTCACGTGGGATGGTACTTCGTGGACGGCTACAAGAACAGATACAAACAGAGTCTTGAGAAATTTTGAAGACTTTGAGTTCAGTCTGTCTGGTGTGAGCACCTTCCAAAGTGGAAACAATCTGACAATTACAGCCACTCCGGAAGCTGCGAAGAGTATGTTGAACGGGATTGTATCTCGCCCTTCCGAGGGAAATGCGATTGACCCCGACAGCATCAATGCTTATCTCCTCGTCGCGGGTGGAGGCAAGCAGAATTGTGTTGCGCTGAACGGGCGACCCGACCCCGTTACTGCCTACGTCCGCGCCAAGGTCACGAAAACCACCGGTGATTTGAACATTGCCAAGACCTCCGAGGATGGCAAAGTAGGCGGCGTGAGTTTCACGGTCACGGGCCCCAACGGTTACAGCAAGACTGTGACCACTGGTGCAAACGGTAAGATTGCCATTACCGATTTGCAGCCCGGTACTTATACCGTAACGGAGAATACACCTGACAACTACATCCCGACGCAGCCCCAGTCCGTAAACATCGCAATCGGCGATTTTAAGACGGTGAACTTCAGCAACGTGCTGAAGAAGGGCGCCGTAAAGGTGACTAAGACCTCAGAGGATGGTCAGATTGCTGGTCACACCTTCCGTCTGTCCGGCACTTCCGCAGCAGGTACGGCTGTCAACATGACGGCTGTTACGGATGCCAACGGCGTGGCTACCTTCAATAATGTTCCTGTGGGCAACAACTATAAGCTGGAGGAAATCAACACCGCAGCGAAGTATGTTGTTCCTGCGGTGCAGGCTGGCGTGGTGGTTGAGTACAACACCAGCACCCCCGCTCAGTTTGAGAACAAGCTGGCTCGCGGCAATCTGAAAATCACGAAGACCTCCGAGGATGGCTTCGTGGCAGGCATGACCTTCCGGCTGACCGGTACGTCTATCTCCGGTGCAGCAGTCAATGAAACTGCTTCTACCGACGAGAACGGTGTCGTCATGTTCAGAGAAATCCTTATCGGTAATAACTATACCGTACAGGAAATCAACACCGCCGAGCGGTACGTTGTTCCCGCTGTCCAGAGCAATGTGACCGTCACGCTCAACAACACCACCAGCTTGAACTTCCATAATAAGCTGGCTCGCGGCGCCGTTGAGGTTAAGAAGACCTCCGAGGACGGCAAGGCCGCTGGTATCACGTTCCGTCTGTCCGGTACTGCTATCAACGGCGAGACGGTGGATATGACCGCCGTGACCAATGACGCCGGAGTTGCCACCTTCAACAACGTTCTGATTGGCAACAACTACAGCGTTGAGGAAGTGAACACGGCTGCCAAGTATATCGTTCCCGCTGTGACAAACGGCGTGAAGGTTACTCTGGATAACACCACCCCCGTGAATGTCTACAACAAGCTCAAGCGCGGCGACCTGCGCGTTACCAAGACCTCTGAGGACGGCATGGTCGAGGGCATTACCTTCCGGCTGCATGGAACTGCCATCTCCGGCGATGCTGTTGACCTGACTGCTACCACCAACGCTGACGGTATTGCCATCTTCAAGGATGTCCTGATTGGCAACAACTACACGCTGGAGGAAGTCGATACGGCGGTGAAGTATGTTATTCCTGCCGTGCAGACAGGTCTCGTTGTGGAGTTCCAGAAAGTTACCGACACCGCTGTGACCAACGTACTGAAGAAGTGGAAGGTCACTGTGGAGAAGACGGACGCCGAGACTGGCAACATCCCTCGCGGCGATGGTGTCTTTGAGGGTGCTGTGTACGGTCTCTATAAGGGTGACGAGCTGGTGAAGGAGTACGTTATCGGCAGCGACGGCAAGTTTACCACTGACGAGTACATCTGCGGCTATGATTACACCATCCGTGAAATCAAGGCGCCCACTGGCTATCAGATTGATGAGGGCGTGTATCACGTTGGCGCCGAGCCGGAGAACTACCGTATCGAACACAACGTTGCTCCCCAGATTACCTCTGTCGAGGTCATCAATCGCGGCACATTCGCCATCACCAAGTTCATCTCCGACGGAACCTCCGGTCCCGCTAAGTTCGAGGGCGGTGCAGAGTTCAAGTATTGGCTGCAGTCCGCCGGCTCTTACGAGGACGCTAAGGATGACGAGCGCGGTATCCTGACGACCAACGACTTGGGTTACAGCGGCAAGTCTATCGAGCTGCCCTACGGCACCTATGTGGTGCATCAGACCAAGGCCGGCGATAAGGGTGCGGGGCTCGCGCCTGAGTTCACCGTTCTGGTTGGCGAGGTTGACCACGACCATCACGACTTGGCTGTCAACAACGGACCTATTACCGCGTACCTGCGCGTTGTGAAGGTCGATGAGCTTGACGGCGAGGTCATTCCTTGGGGCGGCGCGAAGTTCCAGATTTACGACCCTGACGGGAACAAGGTGTCCCAGAAGGTCACTTACCCCACGGTAACTTATATTGATACATTCGAGACCAATGATGAGGGTTATTTTGTGACCCCGCTGGTTCTGCCTTACGGCGAGAACTATCATCTGGTCGAAATCGTACCCCCGAAGGGTTATGAGCTGATGGATACCCCGATTACCTTCAGCGTTACGCCCGATACCATTTCTCTGGATGCCGAGACCGGTCTGGTGACTGTGAATATCATCGCCGAGGACGAGGCGGTGACTCCCAAGGTCAAGACTACTGCAACCGACAAGGACGGCAACAAGGAAATCGTTCCGTCCACCACCGTCACTATCGTCGATAAGGTGGAATGCACCGACGTTATCCCCAACAAGACCTATACGGTCGAGGGATATCTGGTGGTTAAGTCCACCGGCGAGCCTCTGCTGGACGCCGAGGGTAATCGCATTACCGCCTCTAAGACCTTCAAGGCTGAGGCCGACTTCACTGGCTTTGTGGAGCTGGAGTTCACCTTTGATGCGTCTCTGCTGGGTGGCGAGTCCATCGTTGTTTTCGAGGACCTGAAGCGCGGCAACCGTGTCGTTGCTACCCATGCTGACATCAACGATGTTGACCAGACCGTTGTAATCCTGAATCCCAAGATTGGCACCACGGCCAAGAACGCTGTTGGAGGCAAGGAGTTCATGCCTCTGGCTGATGTGATTCTGGTGGATACCATCTCCTACGAGAATATGCCCGTGGGTAAGGAGTTCATCGCTATCGGTACGCTGATGGATAAGGCCACCGGCAAGCCTGTTACCGATGCCAACGGCGACCCCGTTACCTCTTACAAGGTGTTCACTCCCGAAGCTGCCACTGGTACGGTGGATGTGAAGTTCGTCTTTGACGCTTCCAAGCTGGCCGGCAAGTCTCTGGTGGTATTCGAGCGTGTGTATCTGGGCAACGAGATTGTTCCCGGCGACTCCAATAAACCCGTGTTTGTGAGTCACGAGGATATCAACGATGAGGGGCAGACCGTCACCATCGGCGTTCCCGAAATCGGTACAAAGGCCGTGAACAACGCCACCAACGGCAAGACCCTCGACCCCGAAGCCCGCGCTGAAATCAAGGATACCGTGTCCTATAAGGGCCTGATTGCTGGCGAGAAGTACACTGTTTCCGGTAAGCTGATGAACAAGGCTACCAACGAGCCACTGAAGGATAAGGACGGAAAGGAAATTACCTCCTCCGTTACTTTCACCGCTGAGGCGTCCAATGGCACCGTTGACGTGTTCTTCGTGCTCGATGCATCTCTGCTGCGTGGCCAGTCTATCGTTGTATTCGAGTCCCTGCAGTACAAGGACATTGAAATCGCAGTTCATGCCGACATCAACGATGTTGACCAGACCGTGACTGTCAACAGCCCTGAAATCAAGACCACCGCTAAGAACGCGGCTGATGGCAAGAAGGAATTCTGGGCCTACAGCAAGGTCGAGCTGGTCGATACCGTGTCCTATAAGGGCCTGATTGCCGGCAATAAGTACACCGTAATCGGTAAGCTGATGGACAAGGCGACAGGTGAGCCTGTTCTGGGCCGCAACAACAAGGAAATCACCGCCACTACCGAGTTCGAGGCCAAATCCTCTGACGGTACTGTGGATGTGAGTTTCGTGTTTGATGCATCCATTCTGGGCGGTAAGACGCTGGTCGTGTTCGAGACCCTGACCCGCAATGGTACTACGGTCGCGACTCACGCCGACATCAACGATGTTGACCAGACTGTGACCATCAAGCGCATCCCGACCTATTCCGGTCCGAGCATTTCCACCACCGCTACCTTCGATGGCAAGGAGAAGAAGAACTCCGTTGCTGGTAAGAACGTGAAAATCGTGGACACCGTCAACTATACCGGCCTGACTGTGGGCAAGACCTACGTGCTGGTTGGTACGCTGATGGATAAGGATTCCGGTGTTGCCCTCAAGGACAATAAGGGGAATCTGGTAACGGCTACCACGACCTTTACGCCCAAGTCCTCCAACGGGGCTGTGAATGTTACGTTCAAGTTCGACGCATCCAAGCTGAAGGACCATGCGCTCGTGGTATTCGAGACTCTGTATGAGGGTCGTGCTGAGGCGGGTAATGTCATTGCTACCCACAACGACCTGATGGACGGTGCCCAGACGGTGTATTTCCGCGACAGTGTCCAGACTGGCGATGAGGGCATCGGCCTGTGGGCCATGCTGGGTACGTTCAGTGCCATTGCTTGCTGCGGCACTGCGGTGTTCATGTTCCGCCGCAAGAAGGAGTATGGCGCCGAGTAAGCAGCTCATCATGTGGTGAGTAAACCCCAAAGTGAATGCAGGGGGCGCAGACCTTGTGCCTGCGCCCTCTGCTTTTACAAATATAACAGTAGGGGAGAGCACCTCCCCGGAAAGAGAGAAAAGGAAATGAAATACTGTAATAATTGTGGCAAAGAGGTCTCTGATAACGCTGTTGTCTGTCCTTTCTGCGGCTGCGCCGTGGCGAGCAAGAATGTCGAGGTGGACAAGCCTTCTACCGGTCTGAACATCCTGTCATTCCTCATCCCACTGGTTGGCCTGATTCTGTATCTGTCGTGGCAGAATTCGACCCCCATTAAGGCGAAGGCGGTGGGGAAGTGGGCACTGATTGGATTCTGCGTGGCAGTCGGTCTGAGTATCCTCGGCACCATCCTTTCCGGCGCACTGATTTCCAGTGTAGTTGGTGGATGGTACTCCGCTGTTGACACGGCATCAGTATTTAGCTGAGATTTTGACCTCCGGCAGGAGAGTTAAAAACGCTTTATCTAAAAAGAGGAGAGGGAAGGTCCTCTCCTCTTTCAACAATACAAAAAGGTGAAAAAAATGGGGAAAAAAGCAAAACAAAACGAGGCGGGTTACGACAACAATGGGAACAAGGTCGAGGATAAAACGAGCGTCCTCCCGCGTATTTTCGTGCTGACTGTAGTTATTCTCGCTGGAATTCTACTTATCCTTTTGGCCGACTGCTATGGATGGTTTGATTTCTTAGAAAAGCCCATGAATGCGGCGGGTCAGTTCTTAAAGGATAATTGGATGAAGGTATGGATAGGGCTTATAACTGTAGCACTTCTGCTTTGTTGTCTTTCTTTCGAAATAGGCGGTGCAGTTTTCGCCAAGAAGCGTCGTCTTGAAATTGAGGCAAATGTAGTGGGAAGTGTTCCAATTTCACGTAAAGACTTTCTGCGTGATTGGGATTCCGCGCCCAGCCGGAGGGGGATGAATGCGTGTTCCAATGGAGCTTTGTTTGGATATAAATATGTCTTCTGTTCAGGTGTGTATGTGATTGCGGAGGTGGATGAATTGAATCGTTGTCTCAATGCGGTTTTCATTGGTTCGTCCTCCGTCGGAGCGTGCTGCTCACGGGCGTATGCTCATCTTTCGTGCAAGGCTGCAGCTTCTGTCGCTGTGTGTGACGCTGTTCGGGCAGGATGTGAGCTTTATGTTGTGTTCGTTCCGTGTCAAGCAGAGTATGTGAACGAAGTGGAAGGCGCTGTTAAAACATATCTTGAGAGCGCTTCTGAGCTCATAAGATTTGAAAATAGGTAGACTCTTTATCGCGGATGACTTTTGGGATAAAAAAGTTTTCGCAAAACACGCTGGTTTTCCGACTTCTCACATGGTAGAATAATTAAAAAACAAAGAAGAGGAGTTTTCAAATGCCGATGGATGCCGATTACGCGCTCTTGAAAAAGTGGAGCAACTGGTTCGACCGGAAAAACGGCAGCGGTTATGGGCCAGCAAACATATTGCAGCGGAGAACGATGAACACTGCAATCGTAACTGTGAGTACACTGCAAAATATTCCTTTTACTGAGTTATCTTCTTCGCTGTACTTCTTTTGTAGTGATATAGATAGCAAGGAGTTCTCTCGTCTGTATGAGTCTCAGGTGGAGTTGGCCGGTGCCAACCCTGACAAGTTTATCAAGGGCCTTCACAGCTTTTTCAATTCCATGGCCAAGAGAATCAAGAACGAATCCGAATACGCCCTGTTCTTTGATTTTCTCATGGCTGCATCTCGCCTTCTTTTTACCGCGAAGGAAGAAAAACAATCTAACATCAACATTGATGTGGTGTACTGTTACTTCAGTATCCTCCTTCAGCAGACGGAATACCTGCGTCCCGATAAGTTCGACTTAACCAAAGTCGTCTGCGGTTTGAAAACGACCGGCGAACTGTTGGTCATGGAAGATACCTACCCCTTCTTGGATAAGCCTGCTTTTGAGTTGGAGCGCCGGAATCTTGATGGAAAGGTTCGTTCCCCCATGGAGTTGGATGCCCAAATCAAGGAAATCTATAGCAAGTGGGGATATGGCTACATCCAAAATAAGGAGGATTTGGAGCGCTACACGCAGGTAGACAGGATTTTTTCCAACCAAATAGCGGGTATGGCTGCGCTCATCAATGAATACACCTTCGACATACTTCCGCAGCATCGCTTTTCTGCCATCGCAAATAAGTTCTTTTCCGTTGTTGCGCTGCCTCCGATGCTGCCTGATGAAATGCATGAGCTGTTGCGGACGAAACGAAGTTCAACGCTTCCTGCCAACGGCGCAGTGTTTGAGTTTACAAGCGACAAAGACATTATCCGGAAGGTCTTGCTCAAGGAAACTCTATACGGCGATTCCATCTATATGCTTTACCGTCTGGACACCTGTGAGGGAGACTTGAGCGGGTACTATGATACTAAGACAGGGTTCTTCTTTTCGGTTTTCCTCGATTCAGAGGACAGAGTCATCTACGGGAACATAAGGCGGCTCGTTTTAACTCTCTACGCCTGTGCCGTAACGCGCAAAGGCCCAGAACTGCTGTCGCAACTAAGCAGCCATGTCAAGTATCTGTCCCTCGACAATAAGGGCGTCCGGAAATTCGATGAGGTATCCATAAGCTACTACGGTCGCGGAGGACGCCTCAGGAACGCCTACGACGGCGTGGAGATGGCAGGCAGGGGTGGATACACCCGTAAGGGCGACGAAGCCTATGAGGAGGCTCCCAGAGCCATTCAGGGCTTTATCCGAAAGGTGGGCGAGGGGAGAACGCCGTCCCGTGAGGCGGTGGAGTACGCGGAGGCTCTTGGGTACTCCCTCGCGCCTGATGAAACCTATGTAAAGCCATTCATCCGCAGAGTTCTTCGCTTGAAGCAAAAGGAAGCTGAGAACACAAATGGATAAGCGAAAAAGACCGGTGGTGAGCCCATCGGTCTTTTTTTCAAAAAAGGAAGCAACCCTTGGGCTGCTTCCTGAGAAATTTTAATTTTGAAATGTATTTGTCTTTGCAGGTTGCTATGCGTCCAGCTCGTACACGATAAGCCCAATACTATCAATAAACTGATAGTGGTTCGCATATTCACGCTGGATGAATTCCTCTCCCTTTGCCCTGCCCCACTTATTCTCATCACAGATATCCGTAATCATGTCGGACATGGATTCGTAGATACTGGCGATAGGGGTAACAATGACATTTTCGCGCCTAAACAACCACATCCGCAGCACCTCGCGGGGAGAGAAAGCCCGACAGAGACTCTGCTCTTCGGGGACAAGGTCGTGCGGCGCACGGGTGCCGTAAATTTCGTGCTGCTTCACAAGGGTCTTGAGGCGAAGCTCTGCCATGTCGAGAAGCCGCTTCGCTGTTTCGGGGTCGTCCCCTCCAAACTCCATTATAGATATCATCACATCCATAAGGGAAAGAGGGTCGTTGACTGCCATTTCTACAGACTTCCGGACAGCGTCGCTTGTGCTGCCTGTGAATTGGCAAACGTCATCAATGAGGTCGTCGTTATCTTTCTTGTTCTGTTTTTCTTCGTTGCTGGTTCCGTGCTCATAGATTCTACTGTTGTGTTTTCGTTGCATTTCCCGTGACCTCCTTCTACGCTGCTACTTTTTCCTTTCTACCTTTGAAAACGATGACGGTGGCGTGTTTTGTTCGCCATTCGAGATATTGCTCCCGCGTATTGGGCTGGCAAGAGTACATGGAAATAGCGCTGACAAGCCGCTGCTTCTATGCCGCAAAAGTGGAGTAAGTGCTTCCTGCGGCAGTGAAAGTCGTCTGCCAGCGCTTATGTTCCATATTCAATATCACTCTACCACGATTACATAATTTTGTCAAGTTTACGACTTGTGAAAATTGGAACAATCATGTCTTTCGTGTTGACATTATTCCTAATATAAGCTGTGTTAATTTGTGGGATGTTACAGTTTCGTGTAACATCTTTTAATCATTTGTTAAAGGATTCTGCTCATTTTTGTGCTAAATGTAGATATTCTTACCAAATTTTACGTTTTTAGACGTTTTGCTTTTCTCCCTTACGACTTGAATGATTTTGGCACATGAGCCACCCTTTTTACGCTCCGTGTACTTGACATTACTTTATGTTCGTGCTAATATGAAATCGAAGAAATAAGCCCTTTTGGGAGCTTTTAACACCTGCTGTGAAAGGTCGTGTTTCCACATTAAACTAATACTTGCTGAGAAAAAACAGCTTGGCGATTTGATTGCTCAAGCTATCCCCGGCACGGCACGTTCTGACCGTGGAGCGACCGTAAAGGGCGATTACGTCATCGTGTGTTCACAGGGACACCTTTTGTCTTTGAAAGAACCTGAGGATTACGATGCCGCTCTTGGTAAGTGGGATTTGTCTGCACTACCCATTTACTTCCCTAACTGGCAGACCAAAATCAAAGAATACAATGGCAGGGGAGTGAACCCCAATGAGCGCGTTGCCCGCATCGGCGAGCTGCTGAAACAGTGTAGCTGTGTTATCCATGCCGGCGACCCTGATGAAGAGGGGCAGCTCCTTATTGATGAACTGCTTCGCTGGCATCACTATCGTGGGCCTGTCTACCGTCTGGCGACAGGTGACACATCTATTCCGGCGTTGCGGCGTGCGCTCAATAATCTTAAAGACAACCGTTCCTTTGAGAACATGGGCTGGTCAGCCTATGCCCGCAGCGTTGCGGACCTGATGGTTGGCGTTAATATGAGCCGGTATTATTCGCTGGTCAACAATGCTTCGCTGACAGTTGGACGTGTGCAGTCTCCTACCCTTGGGCTTGTGGTTGAGCGTGATATGCTTATCGAAAACCACGTAAAAACAAAATACTATGAGGTCTCAGCGAAGACTTCTGTTGAGGGTAAGGTCGTTGAGACGAAGTACAGGCCGAAGAAAGATGACCCTCATCTGACTGATGGGCTTATCTTGGAAAGACCTTACGCGGAGAGCAAGTCTGCGATGATTTCCGGAAAACAGTTCTCTGGGGCTGCCGTTACAAAAAAGATTTCCAAAGAACAACCGCCTTTGCCGTTTGATATGCTGGAATTGCAGGGCTACTGTTTGAAGAGTTTCGGCTACAAGCTGGACGACACCATGGAAATCACGCAGTCTTTACGCGATAACTACAACGCCATTACATATAACCGTACTCAGGTGCGATATCTCCCCGAAAACTACTTTGCGGAAGCTCCCGCCACCTCCCGTACCGTTATCGCAAACATAAACACGGTAGGAAAGGGAAATTTCAACCCTATTCTTGGTATGGACTTCAAGACGAAGGGGCGGTGCTTCGACGATTCTAAAATTGAAGCCCATTTTGGCATCATTCCTCAAAATGTGAGTCTCGACCTCAACAAGATGACAGAGCGGGAACGAAACGTATATCTTGCCATTTGTAAGTATTATCTTATCCAATTCTTTCCGCCCGCTGAGAAGGAAACAACAAGGCTGGTCGTCCCGCTGCCGGACGGCGCCACTTTAGAGGCGTCCAGCACTGGTGTTCTGAAACCCGGTTATCTCGTGATGATGCGCGAAGGTGTAGATACGCCCACTGCGTTGAGTATGATACCCGCCGGCAGCTACGATGCCTTTGTTTCCGACGCTCAGGTCTTAGAGAAGGAAACAAATCCCCCTCCTCGTTATACACAGTACACGCTGGCGAAGGATATGAGCCGTATTGCCAAGTATGTTACCGACCCATTCATCAAGAGCACTCTGCTGAAGAAAGATGCCGACGTGGAAGAGAATAACGGGGCTATCGGCACCAGCGCAACACGGGACCAGATAATCTCCGGTCTCATTTCAAGAGGGTTCTTGCAGGAAAAGGGGAAGTCCCTTATTTCCACTCCACTTGGACGCGAGCTGTATCGCATTCTCCCCGATTCCCTTCGTGGACCGGACCTCACCGCCTTGTGGTGGGTCATCCAAGAGGAGATACATGAGGGGAAGGCGACGCCGGAGAAGCTGGAACAAAACGTTCTGGCTATGCTCAAAGATTTCCTGCAGCAACCGCATCCTAAAGTGGACCCCAATATTGTCCCGACAAGGAAGGGATTCACGCCGATAGGAGTGTGTCCTCGCTGTGGTGGGAACATCATAGAGGGGAAAATGGGCTTTGGTTGTTCCAACTGGAAGAGTGGATGTAAGTTTACCATCTGGAAAAAGCCAAAACCGACCCTGTTCCAGCACATCACATTCACAGAGAAGGATGTTAAAAACTTCCTCGCCGGAAAGCCTGCCCACAAGACGAAGCTGACCAAGAAGGACGGCGGTACATTTGCGGCAGACCTTGTGATGGATGACAGTCAGCGCAGTGATTGGGGCCCGAACTTTACACTTCAGTTCAACAGCACCAAACCCGCAGGAGCCTCCTCGCGCTCTGGTGGTGGTCGTTCCGGTAGTCGCAGTACGTCGCGTGGTTCTTCGCGGAGTCGGCGCTCTGGACATCGGTGATGCTGCATCATAGTTGACATTTTAACATAGTCTATGGTATAGTACAAGTGTTCTATTTAACAAAGATGTACCAGAACATTTGTTCAAGATGCTTGTTATTTACCTGTAATTTCCGAGATAAATAACAAGAATCTTGTTATTGTGCTATACCCCGTTCAAAACATTAGGAGGTGAACCATTGGACGGGCGAACCCATACTTTTGCCGGATACACGGCAGGATTACTTCTTGTGCAGGCACAAATCTTCGGAGCATTTGGCCTTCCGGCGCCGGACGGCATTCTTCCGTGTGTCGGAGTGGTTGGACTGTCCATGGCGGGCTCCCTCGCGCCTGACATAGACCTTCCGCGCAGCAGAGCGGGACGACGCAATAGACACGTGTCCGCTGCCGTAAATGCTCTTTTTGGGCATAGGGGTATTACCCATGCGCCCTTCATTTGGGCGGCACTGTACGCGGCCTTGAAGCTGCTTTTGGGTGCTGAATGGTTGACCTATATCCTTGCGTTTGTGATTGGTGGAGCAACTCATATTTTGCTCGACCTTTTCAATAAAGCCGGCGTTCCTTTGCTTTGGCCGATATCCCATCGCTTCTGGATATTCGGTATAAAGACGGACAGTGCTGCTGGTCACGCATTTTCTTTTGTCTTGGCGTGTGTCGCAGTTCTTTGTACCATCAATTTCTTCTACGAAGCCGGCGACTACTTAAAGGAGGCGATTTGGTTTGTTTGACGCTACAACAACAAAGTCTGAAAACGCACAATGGGGTGAGCGCATGGCGACGTATATTGCGCTGATGCGGTGGAACGGCTACTCTGTGCAGGAAATTGCTGATACCTTTGGCATTTCCCGGCAGCAGGTGTATCTGCATCTGCAGAAGATTCCTTTTCCTAATGATAAGGCCAAAAGGTATCCTCGTCCCGCACTGAATGAAGAGCAGGTAAGGTCTGTGGTCGGTTTTTTTGTCGCGAATAAGGATGCGCCCATATCCGCCGCTTCAGAGACAACGGGCATTCCTGTTGCGGATGTTGTGATGCTTTGCAACAATATCCGTGGCGCTCATTCGTGGTATTTCAGCGAGGGTTATCCTCTCATTGCGGATTATCTGAACAGGGAGGGAGTTACGCTTGATTATCTGGAACAGATGGCTGGCGTTCAGGGACTCGCACAGTATATTTTTTCCACATACCCTTACAAGGAGATGCCGAAGGCTCGTGCTGCTGCGGTAGCCGCAGTAATTGACGTTCCCGCAGACAAGCTGATGGAGGTGGCTGTTGCGTCCGGAAATATGGCCACAGGTGTGGCAACATCGGATGAAATGGCATTGGTCATCGGCTCAGTAACCGGACGCGAAGCGAACTCGCGGCTCTTTTTCCGTGGACGCCGTATCAAACCTTCTTTCTCTGCAACTGGAGGTGGTTCTTGTGGTGAATAAATCTGAGCCTGACCTCCAGAGCGATATCGTCGCCGATACTCGCGATTATCCTGAAGCTCTGCAGCGCCTCACGATGAAGGGAATCTTGATGGCCGGTGCCATTGTGGTTATCCTCATTGCAACGCTTTGCCTGCAGAAGTCCGAATTGAAGGCAATGCTTCCCTTTGCCGGCGTTATCCTCTTGCTGGCAGGATATGTTGTCTATTCTGCCCTACACTTGCGAACAGAATGGCAGAATGGGGACATCGTGTGTCATATTGCTTTGTGCCGCTCTGTGCGGTCTCGGTCATGGCCACGGGACAGCAAAGAGGTGGTTTTTGTAACAGGGGAAGACGAAGGTCAAGAGGCCCATGTGTTTAATCTTCCTGACCGCAAGAACAAGGACCTGTATCCCGGCTTTAAGTACACCATCTATGTTCGTGCAAGAGATAATACTCATTGCTTGGCCTACAAAGAAATCTATGTGCCTTCCGATGCGAAGGACACAGAAGAGGTCAAGTCGGAGCTTTCTTCGGAAAAGTGAAAAAAGCCGGCCTACGGGCCGGCTTTTTTGCGTTTAGAAGAGGCCTTGCCTTGTGGCAAGACCTCTTTCGTGTTGTGAGAGTTAATTGAAAAAGAAGGGCCTTCCGATTTCTGCATCCTCCTGAGGTTCAGACTCTTCCGGAGTAAAGGCGTTTTCCGGCGTATTGGCCTCGTTCACAAGGCCATCATCGCTGTCCTCGTCTTCTGTGGCTTCCGCTGCAACAGGGGTCACGCCCCAGTTGAGAATAGCCTCATCCTCCTCGGACAGTGCAATACGCTGCCTTTCAGCGGTATCGCGGATTTTCTTGACCATTTTTTCGCGGAAATTTTTCATGGCGGACTGGATGCGTGTCGCGGCCTGTTCATCTACAACGATAGCAGGCTTTTTACGGCTTTTTGCCGATACCGTAAAGGCGTTATCCTTCGCAGCGATATCTAACATCGTATTGATGTCTGCGACTGCTTTCAGTCCGTCTGAGACCTGCTGGAGTGCCTGCTGCTGCTTTGAGTCACTGATAATTGCGGGCATGGTTTTTCTCTCCTTTTCTTTTTTTTAGTTAGCGAGTGCGGTATCTGTCTCAGTATCGGCACCTTCGATGACCGCGCTCATATCTGCGAGATAGTAAACATCCGCTGCCTTGTCGTAGTTGATGTGTGCGATAAAGCTGCCAAGGTCTTCGCCCGTAGCCTTATCACATACGCGGATTGTCAGCGTTTCATTGCCGTTATATCCATCCACAAGAATGGAGTCCTGCCACGCAACACCGAATTTATTTACATCGCGGTAGGTCGCGTCAATTCCCAGCACATCGTCATACCAAGTAAAGGCTGCAATACTGTTGGTATCCATTGTGTAAAAATCTTGCCGCTTGACGGTTGCGTATTCTTCCGGCATAAAGTATAGGGGATATGTCGTACGCTCGCACTTGATATAGAACGCCGCACCGTTGGGGTCGTTGCAGGTGGGATTCAAGTAGATGGCGTTGACGCCGGCATCCTTGTCGCCCATACCCAGCGTGACCTCATAGCCGGATTCCAGCGTACAGCTCAACTTGATGTCGTTGCGGTACTTGCCATCCCCGATATATCCTTGGGAGTCCTCTTCACCGTCGGGGATGGGTTCGGGATTTTCGAGGTTGTACTGAGGTTCGCCGGTGTCCTCATCTTTATCTTTCTTTCCACAGCCCACAATGGTCAGAGCCATAAGCACGGCCAGAGTCAATGCGATGAACTTCTTCATATAGGATTCCTCCTTACGGATTTTTACTGTACGGGGTTCGTGTTCTGAGGTGCGGTATCACCGCAGAGCACGCGGTCTACAAATTGGCAGATGTTGAGCTGTGCGGCGCGTTCGGGAGTGTTTGCTTCCAGCTCCTCCAGCAGCTCCACGGTCGTAACCGTACCGCTGGTAAGTGTTGCATCTGCACCAGTGACCATGGCTGCGTCATACACGGTTGCAGCCTTTTCTGTCATACGGAATCTTACAATGGAGGGAACCATTTTTGCGATGCTAACATGGTTCTTCACATACTGTGTCAACTCGCCCTGCGGGATTGCTCCCAGCTTGGCATAGACATCAAACAGCAGCGTTCCGTCGGCGTTCAGGAGGTCACTTACCACCGCATTCAGCTTAATGGTTTCATGCCTCCGGTTATGCTCGTCCTTATCGCTGATGGTGTACTCGATAGTGGGGTCATCCGCATAGAGTTCCTCGCGCAACGCGGGGTTGTTGTCGTCCACTGTGCGATTGATGGTAATGACAGCCTCGCGTCCAAACATGAGGAAGCTGGTATCCGTTTCCCACAGATAATCTCGCACATCTTCCTCATCAGCGGCCAGCCAAGGGTTGACGGCAACTGATGTTCCTCCTGTGCTGTTTACACTGAACTGGTCGATGCGGAGAATTTGACCGGCGCCGATATATTCAGTCGCGTATTTCCCCACCACAGTGGATGCCATGTCCACATTACACAGCTTGGAGCCAATGGCCACAGCGCAGTTGTAGACGTCGGCAGGAATGGTTGCTACGGCAAGATTATCCTTAGAGAACTGCGTTCCCGGCAGTATATCGTCTGTGACCTGAATCACCTGCACGCTATCTCCATGAACGTAGGACGTGGAAACTGTCGTTCCATCAGAACGCTGGAGCGTCGTGGGGTACTGAAACCCGATAGGTGCAGAGCGGTTGGCCAGCGTGGTGTAGACGCAGAAGACAATAGCGGCACCGGCAATGATAGCTGCAGCAGGATAAACGACCTTTTTCAGAAACCGCTTCCCTTTACTTACAGGGACCATGCTTGTTCCTGCCGCATCACTTGCGGATACGTTCTTTTCCGCCGGTTTGCGCTTCTGCTGCTTTTTCTGCTCCTTTTCCCGCAGCCTCTCGGCCTTCAGCCGTTCTTCCTCCTGCCGCTTGAGCTCGCGCCAGTCGGGGGTTTCTGCCGTGCCTGAGCTGGGCGTGTCGGTGCTGTGAGTGGGGGATTCCGTGCTCCGAGAGGCTTCCTTTTTCTCAGGTGCGGAAGGGGGCGCGTCGTCGCCGCCGTTTGCAGCGGGAACAACGATAGTCGTCTGCTTCTTTGCGCTACCAACGCGGCCAGTCAGCTCTCCGTCCTCCCTGCACTCGTAGAAGCGACTATTGGCGTCATCGAAATATCCGGTACAGATATTCCCAGCACCCAGCTTAAACTGGCGCTTAGGCAGCTTTTTGATTTGTGCGACTTCCTCAGCAGTGAAAGTCCATGTGTTATCTCTCGCCATAGGGCATCATCTTCCTTTCTCTGTTTAGCCCTCAAATCCCAATGCTTTCATCACCGCTATTGCAGCGATAATTGGGATAATATACATAAGAAGTTTTGATGGGCTTGAACTTACATCAGCTTCTGAAAAGACTTTGCCGTTATCGTAGTAGAGAGTAATTTTCAAAGGCGGCATACTATTTGAAGTCACAACCGTTTTTGTGTGCAAGCCATCAAGCTCATATTCGTATGTGGCTACATAATTTCTTGCACCAGAGCTCTTTTCGTGATAACGACATTTTACCTGTGTTGCAGAAAGCATATGCCCGCTTTCTTTTGCCTTCGCTATTTTTTTCTCGCCGCTCGAAAAAATGATTCCTTTTTTGTATAAAACGATTTCAATAGCAAAAACAACGATAGCAGTAAAAACTCCTATCCAGACAGCAGGGTCATACGCCAGCAACTGTTCCCACGCTTCTTTGAGTCCAATTTGATTGTTCATACAACTCTCCAATTCTATCAACCTACAGTCTCATCAGCCTTGGCTGAAACAGGTTTTTTTAAGAATGGGTTCGGTCCGGGGAATTCGCCCTTGTACTCTGTGGCGTCAAAAGCCAGAATTGCAAGGACGATGAGCTGAAAGAAAATCATCCAAATAAAAAGTTTAGGGGTGTGGTAGCTGGTGCGACCTTGATATTCGACGCCAAGCATAGGTATGAACTTCACCCATATGATAATCCACATGATGAGGTTTACACCCGGTATGAGCATCAGCCATATATAGCGAAGGTTCCCAAAAACGGAATAGAATAGGCAAATGATGTTATACACGGGGATAAGCCCCGCCCAAATGGGATACTTGGCCTTTTTAAGAATAAAGGCAAGAAGTATGCAGGTGGCAACGGTTCGGCCTACAATCCAAAGCAGGCGAAGAGTTTCATAGTGATTCATAGTTTTGTCCTTTCAGTGTGGAGGCGTAGTTGACAGCCTCAGTGGGTTTAGTAGGTTAAATGATGCTCGTGAGCCAACCGAGAACAGTGTAGAAGATGCTCGGTACGAGGAAATAGAGTCCGGCCAGAACAGCCAGAATGGTCAATACAACAGACAGTCCCTTTTTCACTACTTTCCGCGCCGCATACAGTGCGGCAATGAGAATCAGCAGACTCGCGATTTGTGCGGGGGTAAGGGTCAATACCCAAACTTTGATACGTTCAAAAATATTGACAAGTTTTTCAAGCATAAAATACCTCCGTTAGCAGGTTCCCGCCACAGCCACATTCCCTAAAGACCGTGGCGGGACTTGCTTTTCTACATTTTCTATATTACCATATTCGAACATAATGTCAAGCGAAAAGCACCATGCAGACTTGACATTATTTTATATTCGTGTTATAGTCGAATTAAGATAGAAACATAAAAGACTCGAAAGGAAAGCGTTATGGTAAAGAATAATAACAAGAAAAACAACGGCACGAATGCCTTGCGAGGGCTCCTCGCTTTCCTTGTTGCCCTTGCTGTGTTTCTCGGAGTAGAGCTCATTCCGCAGCTCACAGAGAACCTTGGCCCCGACAACCATCCGTCGTATACAGAAGCGTCTGATATCTACGAGGGGAGTTATAAGAGCCGGCTTTCGTTAGACGACATTGCTCCATTTGACGGGGAACCATATATCGTTGTAAACGGTAATGTTCCTTTTTTTACAGAAGCTGATATAACCACAGAGCCTTTCGAATTGTTTTCCGAGTTGGACGACCTTGGCCGCTGCGGGACTGCCTACGCAAATGTGTGCCAAGAGCTGATGCCTACGGAAGAACGAGGGTCTATCGGTTCCGTGAAGCCGTCAGGCTGGCACCTGAACAAATACGACTGCGTGGATGGCAAGTACCTCTACAATCGTTGTCATCTGCTGGGCTATCAGCTTACAGGCGAGAACGCCAATGTCAAGAACCTCATCACCGGAACTCGCTACCTCAATGTTACTGGTATGCTGCCGTTTGAGAACGAGATTGCTGATTATGTTCACGAAACAAACAACCACGTTCTGTATCGTGTGACTCCCGTTTTTGAAGGCGACAACCTTGTAGCGAACGGTGTCTTGATGGAAGCCCTTTCTGTGGAAGATGATACCATTGAGTTCTGTGTGTTTTGCTATAATGTGCAGCCCGGTGTCAAGATTGATTACGGCACCGGCCTCAACTGGGCGGACGCGGAATACTCCGCTGAAAACTAAATTAGAAAGAATAAAGGAGAAAGAACTATGTTTGACCTGCTCTTTGGGAACAAGGCCGTTCTCGTCCCCGCAATTATCGTGATTGCGGTCCTCATCATCTGTATTTTGGGGTATATCAAGGCGCCGCCCGATATGGCGTATATCATCTCCGGTCTTCGCAAGAAGCCCAAAATCCTCATTGGTCGTGCCGGCGTTCGCGTTCCGTTTCTGGAGCGCGTCGATAAGCTAATTGTCCGTCAGATTTCCGTGGACATCAAATCCGATGGCTACATTCCCACACTGGACTTCATCGGCGTTGATGTGGATGCCGTTGCCAAGGTCCGTGTCAGGACAGATGACGAGGGCATTAAGCTGGCTATGCGGAACTTCCTGAACATCACTGATGCCCGTGGCTTTGAGCAGGCGATTTCGGACTCTCTGCAGGGAAACATGAGAGAGATTATCGGGACTATAACGCTCAAGGAAATCTGCAATGACCGTAAGAAATTCGGTGATGAAATCCAGTCAAAGGCGCAGGTTGACATGAATGCGTTGGGTATCGAGATTATCTCCTGTAATATCCAGCGCGTGACCGACGAGAAGGGCCTTATCAATGCTCTGGGTCAGGATAATATGAGTCAAATCCAGAAAAATGCTTCTATCGCCAAGGCCGAAGCGGAGCGCGATATCCAGATTGCTCAGGCGGAGGCGGCTCGTCAGGCGAACGAGGCTCAGGTCGCATCCGATACACAGATTTCTATTCGTAAGACCGAACTGGCCGTGAAGCAGGCCGAGCTGAAGGAGACCTCCGACATCAAGAAGGCTGCTGCCGATGCTGCCTATAAGATTGAGGAACAGAAGCAGCGCCGGAGCCTCGATATTGCTTCTACCGATGCCGACATTGCGAAGCGCGAGAAGGAAGCAGAACTGGCCGAGCGCGAAATCACGTTGCAGGAGCGTCGGTTGGATGCTGATATTCGCAAGAAGGCAGATGCCGATAAGTACGCTGCCGAAAAGAAGGCCGAAGCAGAGCTGTACGCCCGCAAGCAGGAAGCCGAGGCCAAGCGCTTCGAGCAGGAGCAGATTGCCGAAGGTATCAAGGCCGTCGGTGCCGCAGAAGCCGAGGCTATCAAGGCCAAGGCTCTGGCCGAAGCGGAAGGTATCGACCGTAAGGCCGAGGCCATGAAGAAGTACGGTGAAGCCGCAGTGGTCGAGATGATTATGAACGCACTGCCCGAAATTGCCAAGAACGTGGCCGCGCCTCTCACTAATGTGGATTCCATCACCATGTACGGCGAAGGTAACAGTACGAAGCTGATTGAGGACATCGTTTCCTCTACCACTCAGGTCTCCAACGGTATGCTGAACGGTCTGGGTATCGACCTGCGGAGCCTGCTGGCAGGTTTTGTCGGTGGTAAGGTTGCAGTTCCCGCATCTGCTTCCGGTGTTGAGCCTACCGCTACCACTGAGGGCGGTGCCGAGTAAAAACAATATCCCGCCGTAGGCACTCCCTGCGGCGGGTGATATGGAGAGATGGCCAAGCGGCTGAAGGCACCGGTCTTGAAAACCGGCGATGTGGAAGCATCCGTGGGTTCGACTCCCACTCTCTCCGCCAAAAAAACAAGTACGGACGGTATAGCCGGAATTAACGCCTGTGGAGATGCATGGTCGTCGTGGAAGCAGGAATACTCTGTTGGTTGGTAGTCACGTGAGAGGTGGCGACCAGCACTTTGGGGAACTGAATACCTGTGCTGGGTATACACCACCCAGAAACAACAGGGTTGTATACCTTTGCAGTTTTGAACAATCCTGCCGAATACGGTATACACCACCCGGAAATAACAGGGTTATATACCGGGGCGGTGGTTATATATGAGGAGACCCAAGGTATACATCACCCAGAAATAACAGGGTTCTATACCAAGGTCAAGAGTATCGAACGTGTGCATTGAGCATCAAAATCGGTGGAAGGGCGATGATTTTTTGTATGGCTGATTACTTCAAAGTTGTTTACTCGCGGGAGCTTTCCGCTGAATATGACCCTCGCTACATCGTCATACAGCCCAAGACTGGTGCGGTATTGGATGATGCCCAAGGCTTCGGCTATACAAGCCGCGAGAAGGCGGCAAAGGCATACACCTACAAGAAGATGCCGCATCCCGAACAGCGGTCTCTGGCGGCCCGCAAGCGCCGCGTAGAGAAGTGGTGTCTGGAACACCTTGATGTGGTAGATGGTTATGCTGACATCTGCTTGCAGCATATGAAGGCATCGGGAGATGGACGTATCAGTATGAGTTCTGCTGTTGTCTCCCGTTATTTGAAGGACTGCGGATACGATAATCTGCCGTTCTCGGCACAGGACTTTATCCGCTACTGTAAAACTTAAATTTGGGGTGAGGTGAAAGGACATGAAGAACACCATATTGGGGACGGTGCGCTTTAATGACATCGGGGCGTACAAGAATGAGTGGGCGGCGAGAAGCCGTGAATGGCGCTTTGAAAAGGCCCGACAGGAGGAAACCCACATTATCAGAGAGAATGACAGAGACGATGCAACGCTCTTTTCTGGACTCACAGACCTGTCCAGTCTCTCACGAGATAATAGTGACACTAATGAGAGATGGTGGCGGAAACGCATTGAGGACTACCTCAAGAACCTTTCTGAGTTCATCGACTACTGTAAGACCTATGAGCAGACTGCCAACGTATATAGCATTTATGAGGGCATTGGTATGGTCGTCGGCCTCGGCAGTCGTAGGTTCTTTCTCTACCAGCCGGACTCTCTGGTGGCGGAGTATGTGCCGGTCAAGGACTATTCCGCAATGTCCGTGGGCGAGATGCGAGCCCTCGCAACGCACGGTGCTTCATCGACGCTGCCGGCATCCGTGCCTGAGTCTCTTTCGGTCTCTCAGGTGCGTGAAGGCCTGTCTGACCGTGAGACGGAGCTGAACGCCCTCAAAGCCAATATCGAAGATACCAAGAACGGAACCAGTGATGAACTCCGCGCCCTCAAGGAAGAGGTCGAGCGTGCCATGGCAGCCTTGGAGCAGAAAAAGGAAAAACTGATGGCAGAGCTGTCCGCCAAACGCGAGGCTCTGGAGGAACAGGTAGAAATGATGAACAATCAGATTTACCTGTTGGAATCTCAGATTTATGCTATCCGCTGCTACATGGGTGAGACAATCAACTTTACCCGTATCCGCACTGGCCGGAACGCACCGGAAAAGGAGCCGGTCGTCCTGTTCCAGAAGCTCCGTTTTCTCGATGAAGAGATGGGGCGTCTTGCTTCCATTTACAACATGAAAGAAAGCAAGCTGAAGTATTTCGAGGAGTTTCTCGCAGCGTCTCCTGTTGCGCTGGATACCTTTGCTCCCAGTGAGAAGTGCGTGGCACTGGTTCGTCTCAGCAAGACCGGCAAGCATTTCTTTGGACATGAGGCGTGGAGCAATATGCTGGATAGCTATAATATCTACCACGGGAACACCATCGGTATCATTATCCGAAACGGAGAAAATGTCTATATCGGTTGGACTGACCCGGAGGAAGTCCATGTGACAGATGACTTCATTATGGAAGTAAATCCCAAGGATTTCCGCGTCAATACGGAGTATATCGGGCAGGAGGATGAATACCAGCGGAAGCAGCGTGTCAAAGAGGAACGTTCACAGGCACGAAGTATGGTCGTGGAAATGGTTTCCAGAATCTTCCTGTTCAATATCCTGCAGGGTGTGGTGGATAGCTCCAACATCCTTTCTCTGCCGGCTGGCGTCAAAATCTCCAAGTCCTCCGAGTATGTCGTGTTTTCCATGGCTGACCGCTGGTTGACCGACAACCGCTACGGCAGCTTTGTAGACATTGTGGAGCGATGCAACAAGCCTGACGCAAAGAAGGGTGATAGTATCTTGACCGTTCTTTCTTTGACTCCGGAGAGAGAATACAGGTATAGGCCTTACTGGAATGACCGTGGCAGGGGAGACCGCAACCGTACCCACGACTGTTCCGTTGATGACTGCGCCATCTATCCCATCAATCTGGTGGAGTATGACGAACCGGAGCAGCGCACCTATTATTTCTTTAATGGCATTCGCTACTCCACATATGGCGATGGCAGTAATCTCACAGATGACGCTGAAATCATCGAAACTGTCATGGAGCCTAAGCCGCATTTCTTCGTATCTGTGGAGAAGGGCGAGTCCATAAACCGCCGTTGGTATGATGACGAGGGCAAGAAACGCGCCCGTTCCAACTTCGAGGTGTTCCGCGACGAATATATTAACCTCGCTTTTATGAACTCCGAGTGGCTGACTTACGCCATCAATACCAAGAACCTCGGTGGATGGATTATCGGCGGCAAGTGCGTGGATTACGCCTACGGTATCAAGTACCTGAACGTGGCCCTGCAGCACATCCGCCAGCGCGAGACATCCGAGAAAGAATACATTGACCATGCTTGCCCCGGCTTTACGGAGAAGCATCCCTCTTGGATGGTAGACCTGTCCGAGTGGAAGCTCGCCAAAGATGTCCATAGTCTTCATTCCCGCAACGTATCGAAATTTGTGAGCTGGTATGCTCAGAAGGAGGCGTCCTAAATGGAAGCTACACCTACCATAACCTCACGGTTGCCTTATAGACATTGTGCCAAGTGCTTCAACCGTATCGTACTTCACGCATTCTCCGAAAGCCATTGTCTCGAATGCGGCAAAGTCATCATCTGCTTTAATACCCCGGCAGACTCGCTCTGCCCTGAATGTGCCATCAAACTGAACCGCTGCATCCATTGCGGCGTTGAACTGGATAAGGAAAATTAAACCATGAGCAACATTGTCATCATTAAGCACCCCAAGTGCCCGCAGACATTCCTGTTTTCTGTCCCTGACGGATGTGAGCTCCATACCGGAGATTTCGTGACAGTGGGCACAAAGAAGGGTAAGACCGTTGGCATCTGCGCCTCGGACAGCTTCTCCGTTCCTGAGAGCGCTTTCAAGCACATCGTTACTGCTTTTGGCGGTTCTGAGCCCCTGCGTACAGTTGTCGGTATGTTGGAGGAGCGCCCGCTGGTCAGCGCTGTTAAGGAGGCATCTTAATGGCCGCCGGCAAACAGCGTGCAGGCGCCGACCGACGCTATATCGTCTTCTGTACCGCTTGCGGGCAGGTTGCCCCACTGACCGATAAGGTGGATGTGGATGGACACCTCATGTACGACTGGCACCGTCCTTGCCCGCGCTGCGGTAAGGAGGACTGGGCAACTCGCTTCATTGAGCCTCTCGGAGCTGCAAAGAAAACGCAAAGTTGAGTTTGAGTTTCTCTTTGCTTATTTACCCAATCTCTTAGCTTTTTCCTTGGAATTTAGTTTGATTTGTCGCAAGTTGGTTGCAACCTTGAAAAATAAGCAAAAAGCACCTCTCAAAAGAGAGGTGCTTTTGTGTTTAGAATTTGAGTTGCTCTTCAGTTATTTTTGCGATTTGCGGCAACTTGCGAGCTTCTTCGGTACGGAGCTGGAACATATCCAGCTCATAATTGCCGAGCCGGACGCGGTCAAGCCCATCAGCGTCTTTGAAAATATCAAAGAGTGTTTTGACGCGCAGCGCATCCTGCCTATTCCTCCAGTGTTCCGAGATGAAGTCGTAGCCTTCCTTATCGGGGCGGCAGTGATACTCCATCAGAAACAGTGTGATGGGGTCCGTATCAGGATATGCTTCCTGCAGCATCCTTGCGCTCTCGCCACCGTGGGTATTATCCTCGGAATCGCTACGTCTGCCTGTGTCGTGATACAGTGCAGCCTCAATCAGAATTTCCTTGTCTTCCAAGTCCAGACCCTTCATATATGCCAGCAGCATACACATGAATAGGACACGTCCAGCGTGAGCCTTTCCATGCAGTTTGCCTGCCATCTGGAATGGAACGGCGTCATAGTCAGCAGTCCTCTGATAGAGCCAGAAGTCGTCTATCGCACCGTCATCCGCTGCCTCGTTGAGCCAGTCGATACCATAGAAGGGGAAGTCTTCAACCTCCTTGATGTCATCAGGAGATACAATAACTTCAGCCTCCACACCTTCGAAATACTCAATGACAGAGGCTTTTTCGACTGTAGCCCGATATACCTTTGCATGGTCAGACGGAAAGCGCGTGGCGAAGAACACGGCTACGGCAGGGTCCAGCGTCCAAGAGAACGCTTCCTCCAGACTTGCGCTTTCATCGCCGGCGCCACGGTAAACCGTCAGTGTGTCAGGATACTTCCTGAGCCCCTTCTCCGTTGCCTGAACCTGTTCCGGCGTTTTCATGCTTTTGAGCTTCAGTATACCATCCCGTCCGAGTGCGGAGCATCCGTAATCGGAAAAGGGGTAGACATTGTAGAACAGTTTGTAAGCACCATCAAAGCCCTCATCAACGAGTTTCTTCAGATATTCTATCCGCATCCGGTCGTTGAGTGCCGTGATGATGAAGTTACAGTTGCCGGAGGCAATTTTCTTCTTCAGTTGCTCAACAGCCCCTCGGATTTCAGGCGTTTTATCTTCACCGTCGGCTGCCATTGTAAGACTGTTGCAGGGGAATATGACCTTATCCTTATCCCAGTAATAAAACGGGGTAAAGCCGCAGCCGTAGTAGAGGTTCTCAATGATGTCGTCGGTTAGATGAAACTTCTTCCGCAGTTCATCGGCTGTATAGGGTGCCATATATCCGTTCCGACTGGCAACTGCCTTTGATTTCTCTGATGTGACAGATGTAACAGGGAGGAGGTTGTTGAACGATTCAACATTGCGGGACTTCATCACCACATCAGTGATGTTCATACTTCTCAATCTCCTTCAATAATTTTTCTATCACATCGGCAGCATCCGCTTCAATGTTGTTGATGTTACAGGCACCGTCCACATCACGGTACTTGCACCGCTTATCGCCGCAGCCGAGGTTGTCTTCAGCGTCTGTGCCGTAGCAGCGGAGTCTCTTGATGACTCTCAGCGCATCGTTTTTCAGCTTGGCTGTCATTATGTTTTCTCCTTTCTACAATACCGGCTTCTTTTTGCATATCATTATATATTCTTATATGCAGAAACTCAACTCCTTTCTGCATCAAGCAGAATCAAAGAACCTCATCGGCAATGACTTCCTTTGAAACCGTGTTATTCCACATCCGCACACTCTTCCTGATACTGCTGGCATAGATTTTTGTTCCGGCATAGGTCTTCAGGTTTGCGTGGAACGGAAACCCCTTTTTGCAACTCTGACATACAGCCTTACAATCTGGCTTGCCACAGTGGGAATACAGCTTGATTTCGCCACCACACACGGGGCAGGGAGCAATGTAACCTAAATCCATAGTATTATCTCCTTTCTAAGAGAGCCACCCCGAAGGGTGGCTCTCTAATTGTTGTTAGACCTTCAACCGCTTCTTGACGATTTTGACCATTGCCTTTGGAAAGGTGGAAAGGTCAGTAATGTCAAGGAACTGGTCGCCGTAAATCTTCTTGAGGTACTCTTTGTCGTCGCCGATAGCTGCTGCGACAATCTCAACACCGCGCCGGCGATTGCGGGCTACGATGTCTTTGATGTCCTTCGCCGCAGAATCTCCACCATAGGAATCATCATTCGGCTTGCCATCCGAAATGATAATGAGGAGCTTCGTGCGCTCAGGTCTCGCATTCAGCAGGTTCGCAACGACCTCCAGTGCTGCACCGTCACGGTTACAGCCGCCAGTGGAGAGCTTGGCAAGACGGTACTTGTCACGCTTTCCGGCCTTCAGGAAGTCTGTGTAGACGAACAGGTTGACCCTACCATGCATGGTTACATTGTGACCGTACACAGCGACAGGAACATGAACACGCTCTGCAAAGTCATGCAGGAGCATGGTGGCCTTCATAGCGGCGCCCATGCGCTGTCCGCACATGGAGCCGGACTGGTCAACGAGAACAGCCACGGCCATGTCAGGCAGGTCCTGCGGCAACTTTGTGTCGCTGAAGAACCGGCAATCCGGACGCCACATCTCGCTTGCAACGATATCTCTACCGTACATTCGGTTTCTGCGGACATCGCCGTCCTGCAGGTCCTTCAACTCCTGCTGCATCAGCTTTGCCAGACGCTTGGAATACTGCGACACATCCTCCATCATTTCACCGTAGAGCTTGATGTTGGAAGGTGTTACTTCAACCTCGCGTTTGACGTCGATGCTATGGCCCTTGTGCGTAGAGCTACGGTCCATGATGTCAACATCAGCGATGATTTGAGACTTCAAATCCTGCTCCATCTGTGCTTCGGCCATGTTTCCGGCAACGGAGGAAATAATGGTCTGCAGGACATTCGCCAACATACTGTCGGCTTGCTCCTGCTTCCCGTTTTTATCCTGTCCGTCGCCGCTCTTGCCGGCCACAGCAGCGGGGACGTTGCCCTTATTGGCATCATTCCCGCCGGAACCACTACCGCTGTCGTTTTTCTTGCCCTTCTTCTTGTCGGCAGACTGGGCATCTTTGGTAGCTTGCTTGGCTACGTTGGATGCCTTCTGGTTTTGAGGCATCTGAGAACCTCCGCCATTCTGTGCGCCCTGAGCAATTTGCTGGAGCACCTGCTGAATGGCATTGGTGCTGGGCTGGGAGATACCTCCGCCGCCCTGCTGGTTCTGACTGCCTTGGCCACCGCCGGAAGCGGGCTGTCCTTGCTGCCCGCCCTGACCGTTCTGGTCGGAGCCGGACTGATTACCCTGCCCCTGCTGGCCTTGACCTGCCTGAGAACTCTGCTGCTTGTCACACTTCTCAATCGCGTCCTTAATGTAAGGCCACATAAAGAGAAGCATCACATTGATTTGGGAATACAGCTCCTTCGGGTTATCCGTAGTGGTGGCAAGTTCAATGGCTTGTGAGAGGCTCATCAGCTTCTTGGCATACTCATTGGTGTAGAGCGTTTGCTCATCCGCAACGAGGATTTCACCGAAGCGTGCGAACTGGAGAATGAGGCTTGTCATAATAGACAGCGGCTCATTCTTGTTATTCGTATAGCCTTCCAGCGTGTGAAGCTGCCCCTGAAGGGAAGATGCTACCATCTCAATACCACGTGCAACAATGCCGCCGTAGTAGTCGCTCATGCGCTCCTCATCGTGTGCGTCGATGATACAGTTGATGAGTTCATCTCGCAGCGACTTGAACACCTCTCGGTATTCAGGGTGCTTTAGAGCTTCCTTCATCTCATCCAGCTCTGTTTCATCGTCCGGCTCAGGCATTCGTCCGTAAAGTGTGCCGTTTTCCTTCAACTCCTTGTCTGCCAGCACATCGGCGCGGAAGTCATGGAATCGAATGTGGGCCAACTCGTGATAGACGATACCCATAACCGTTGCGAAACGGGAGGAGGGGAGCTTATACCACCTTATGACGCCATTCGCCGTATTCTGATAAAGATTGTTCCCATCAGTTAAGGCGGTGATGTCAGATTTCGGGTCATGCATCAGGGAGACAGAAATGTGTTTGTCGAGGTCTTTTGTCATCGAATCGACCGTGGCCTGCACATGACTCCGAAATGCTTCACTGGTGTAGATGTCAGCATCTGTGAGTTTTTCGCTCATTTCCTTGGCGCCTATGCGGATTTGCCTCCAGATAGATTTCTGGTCCATGCGTCAACTCTCCTTTCTTACTTTTTCCGGTTCTTGAAAATTTCAACGGTAAATTCGAGGCAGAAGTCTGCCACCTGCAGGCGGTCGGTGGAATCTCCGGTAAAAACAGGTCCGATTCCATTTGCTGCCGCCATCCGGTTAATGATATTGCAGCTATTGCAAGCAACGTCATGGTAGCATTTACGGAGCCTGTCGATGGTCTGCAATGCGTCGCGGAGGTCTTCGCCCTCAAGACGGTTGTGAGCAATGATGATGCGTGTCTCACCCATATCAACTGTGTTCACATAGTCGAGGAAGGCAGAGCATCGCTCTTCAAGGTTCTCAAGCAGCTTATCTGCATTGGGAATACCCTTCTTGACGCATTCGCCGACCTTGGCGCAGAGCGCGTTGTAATTTTCACGATTGAAAAAGTTGATGTTGTTATAGTTCTGAGTCATGGTGCTTTTTCTCCTTTCTTTCTTATCCGAAAAGAAAGAAAAGAGGCACCATGCCTCTTTTCTCCTTTCGGACCCTTATGCCACCTTGCTGATGACTTGTGCTGCGTTGGAACGAATTTCGTTCTGTTCAACGGGGTCGTTCGTGCATTTCGAGATGAGGCACGTGTCAATATACTTTTCAAGATTTGCCAGATAGCGGTCATCGCACTGCACGCAGCACACGAGGGATTCGAGCTCGCAGATGGTGCAAGAACCCTCAGTGATTTCCTTGTCTGCACAGTAGCTGCGAATCTGCTCGTACACGTCGTAGAGCGCGTACAGGGTTCTGTCGTCGCGGCTCCAGCCGGTGTTGTACTTGATGCGCTCCAGCATGGCTTTCTTCTCAATTTCCGTACTGTCGAAAATCATACGGCAGCGACGGAGAACCGACTGGTCAATGGGGCGGCAGGAAGCATATCCGACGTTATCTGTGAATACCACAACGGCGTCCTTCTGGCGATAGGTAAACCCACCATCTACCAGAGGAATCATAGCTCCCGGCAAATCGTACTGGTTCAGCGCGACCATAACGCCGGAATCCTTGATTCGGCTGACCTCCTGAATCTCGCAGATGTATCCGCGAGAAACGGCCTTCACAAAAGCGGATTCAACCACCTTCACGGGGGAAGTGCAGCCGGCACGTGCAACCAACAGCTCGGAATACTTTGCAAAGCACTCCTCGGAGGTAATGCCCGTGCCATCTTCTCCTGTCATGTTGTTCCACGCAGATTCGGGGTCGAAGGAAATCTCCTCAAAGGAGGGGAGTTCTCCTCGTGCCGCATCCACAGGATTGCAGGGAACGAACTCGGAAATCAAGTCCTTTGCCAACATATCAGTATGACAGGTCAGCTCCAAACGGGGGGTGTGCAGGATGCACGCCAACACCTTCGTACCGGTAGACTTGCCGTAACCGGTGATACCGCGCCACAGGAAGTTGCGGAACGGAACGCGCATATTAGACGTTGCGACGATTTTATCTGCGATTTCGATTACCTCCGGCTGGACCTTGAAGTCGTCGTCAAAGGTGGGAATCAGCAGTTCTTCGTCTTGCGTCCACGTATGTGTGTTTGTCCATGCAGCATATCTGAGCTTGGCATCCTTCACGGTCATGCTCTTTTCAGACGAGCCGGCGTTTGAGGCCATGGTGCCACCGATAATGGTCGGGGAGCCAACGATGACGGTGCCGTTAAAGGCTCCGCTGTTTACCTTCTGCCGGGTCAGAGTGTCCATATTGCCGTTCTGGATATTGAGAGGGATTTTTCCGTCTTCACAACCGTAGTAGAACATATCACTGAATGTGTAGAGAAAGTCTCTCGCATCAGGAATCTCATCCATATGGTTGCCCCAGTCGGCGGGGTACTTGGTGCTCAGGTCAAGGATGCCCGTCTGTACCTGCTTGAGCTCCACATTGTTTGCGACAACAGCCAGTTCAGGTGCGCCGTAATACGTTGCGAGGGTGAACGGGGTCATCGCAAGGAAAGCACCGCTCAGGTCGAGAGTGTCCGACTCCGAGCCAATAGACGGGGTTCCCGCCCACTGTCCGGAAGGTGCCGCTGACGCAGCCGCCAGCTTACCTACTGCCGGCGCATTCGTTTGAATGACCGTCTTGTAGGTGAAAAGATACGTCCTTGATTCCGTGGCGTCTCGATATTCCGCGCTCCACAGGTTATCAGAAACCTGCAAAAGAGCGTAGTCATCGACAAAATTGGGAATTCCCAGATACGCCAAAAGAGCTCTGGTCGCATAGTTGTGAAGGGTAGAATACCCCTTTGCAGAGGGGCGCTTGGGAGCACTCCATTTGGACACCGTACTTGTGTTTCTATTGGGAAGCGAGTTCAGCCCGTACGGAAGGGTACTGATATCGAACCCTTTCTTCCCTCGGAAGAGTACACAGTTTGCCATGATGTTTTCTCCTTTCTCCCAGCCTGTGATAAGGACTTACGGGAAACCAAAATAAAATGTATATATAGAAAAAGACAATCACTGCCCGAAGAGGGTAGTGATTGCCTGAATTTATGATGTGACTTGAAAAACGGAGATAAAACTCCTTATAAAAATATCTTCGTAATTATACTACTATACTACCACGTTTCGCTATTTTGTCAACAGCAGCAACGTAAAAAAAAGAAGCTCCCGAAGGAGCTTCTTTTGAAATTTAGTTTTTTATCTTGCGATTAACATTCCCTTTTAACCATGCGCTCCTGATACTCCTTCAGAACCCTTTGGCCGTACCCATCAGCGTCGTTGCGATAATCCAAGGAAAACGCTGCGAAGGCGTCTCGCATTACGGCGGCGCTTCTGGAAATGGTCTGGAGCAGTTCATTTTCCTGATGGCTCATTGCGGAGAGTGTGTTGTCGAAATCCTCATGGTACTGAACCGTCCAAGCGGCCTTAAATGCACCATCATCATCCCAAATCCACAAATGGTCATTATGCTGTCCTTTTGCCTTGTAGAGTATATCCGTGCAATGCGACACATGGACGATATACTCGCACAGCGCAAAGTACAACTCGTGGTAGGCTTTGATGGATTTCTGTTTGCTCTCACTGTCGCTGCGGAACAGAATACCGGAAATCAGGAGATGGGCGTAGTTTTGTTCGACGAAGCCGTATAACTCAGCCAGTTCGCGCTTCCGCAGAACCAGTTCCGCCGCGTCTTGCGGCAGGTCAGACAACTTCGGACGAACCTGTAAGGACGCACCCATCCCGATGATTGTGGCAATGGCTTCAGCCGCTTTCTCATAGCGGTTGATATACAGAATGGTCTCTCTTATCTTCGGTATTACAAAATGGCGAATGTCGGCAGTATCCAGCATTTTCGTTTGTTCCTCCTTTCCGTGGCTTAAATGGCGCAAGTGAATGTGTCATTGCAGCCAGACTTTTCCGTCTCTATTTCCCACGCCTCAGTAATCTTGTTGCTGGGAGTGCCGGATGCCTTCTTCCATACAATGGCATCACCGCTGACTTCCAGCGCATCATCGCAAGAGACAAGCGAATTAAAGATATGCTCGTCTTCATAGAGTGTCAGATGCATCGGGTTCAGCATGACTGCGCCTTCCGTCAGCAGCATACGGGCCCAGAGCTGGTATTCAAGCGACCAGCGGGACGTTTCCGTCGGCAGGTCGCCATACAGCTCGTCCAGCTTTCGCAGGATGGAGGCGCAAATCACGCAGCCTGCGGGAGTTCCGTGATGCGTACCGAGATACGGCAGCTTGGCGAAGAATAGGGGACTTTCAGCATACTCGTCTTCCGCATAGGCGTAAAACCTTAGCGTCATGTCCGCTGCTGCGAAGAACCGGTCGGGAAGGATATCCTTCACTTTACAGTTGCTCCAGACAACATCATCCGAAAGGAATCTGAAGCCAAGAGGCTCCGTCCTATCAGGTGTGAGGTACTTCCGTGCCATATGTCGGACGAGGGCAACGAAACCCAGCTCATGCCGCAGCGTCGGTACATCGTCAAAGATTCTGCGGATGTTTGCCCACAGCTTCTCTTCGCGTCGTTCCACGCACTCGAAAAAGAGCTTGCAGGACGACCCGTGTGTGAACGCGACACTCAGGGTCACGAGCCAAGGTGCGAAATCATCAGGCTTCAGAACATACTCTTTCTGCCCAGTACAGGCGACCGGCACAAACCAACCACCCGCACGAGCTTCGCTATACGAAGCGTCCTCAGCAGCATAGGCGGTTGTTCTGAAGGCATCGTCGGTGTCCTTATCAGGAATATCAATGGTATCACCCTTGCAGATATACTTGAAGGGGACATACATTTCCACCTCTCTAATGCCGTCGCCATCTGTATCATCCGTATCATGGCAGTAGCGCACGATATGGACCAATACGTTCTCGTCGCAGTGCAGCTTTCGCTTGTTTGAAATCAGATTATCCATGGTTCTCCTTTCAACTTCAGCCAGTTACGATGCAGGTAAAAGCCTCATCGCCGGACTCACTCATGTCATTCTCCCACGCCTCGGCGATTACGCTGATAGGTGTTTTGACAGCCTTTGCCCACGCAATACCGTCACCGCTGTCTTTCAGCATTTTATTACCGAAAGCCAGCGTTATGAATTCGTAGGCGCTGGAGTCGGGGAGGTCGAGGTGCTTCGGATTCAGCATGACCGCACCTTCTGCCAGCAGCATACGAGCCCAAAGTTGATACTCCAGTGCCCATTTTTCTGTGTCTTCAGGCAGGTCGCCGTACATCTCGTCCAGCTTCTGCAGCAGTTCTGCGATTGCAGCACGTCCCTCAGGCTTGTTGTACCGTTCGCCCAAATCGGGCAGTTTGGCAAAGAACAGGGGGGACGCTGAATACTCGCCGTCGGAATAGGCGAAGAACGTCAGCTCCATGGTCGGGGAATTGAAGAACTTCTCAGAGAGAATGTCCTTCACACCGCACTGGGCGAAGTTTACGCTGTCCGAAATGAGCCGGAAGCCGAACTGCTCCGTCCACTCACGAGTGAGGTCTCTCTTCGCCATGGCCGCAACTGTGTCGGAATGCCGCCCGCAGGTGTTTTCCGGCGCAACACGCGGCTCGAATCGCGCCCGCATATTGTTGACGATAGCTTCGGTGTCGTTGAGGACGCTTTCGAAAAGCAGCCGGCAGCCGCGCCACTCTCCTTCGTCGGTAACGGAAAGGCTGATGATGTAGGGCGCGAAATCGGTGGGACGAAGAACCATCTCCGTCTTGCCGCCGTCCTCAGTGACTTTCACAGACCAACCGCACTCGTTCCCGTATCGCTCGTCCTTCTTAAAAGAAGCATTTGTGAGAACGGAAAAGTGCATCTCGTGCCCATCACTGGCAAAGACGCTCACAGAATCGCTCTTGCGGATGTCCTTGAAAGGAACGAAGGTCATCTCGAACCTGTCGTACTTAGGATTATAGCGGTAGACCTTGACCAGCGTGTTCTCGTTGCAGAAAGATGCAGCGGCTCTGATAGATGTATTACCCATAATTTTTCTCCTTTCTTTTTGAAAAAACAGCTCAGATTTTGTCGAAATCATCGACGCCCGGAACGAGCGGCAGCGTGCGGCCATTATCCCAACGCATATGAATCTGGCCGTTATCGTCCACATAAGTGACTTTACCGGTCGTGCCGTCTGCCACAGGAAACTTGCTTTCGTCCATGTGTTTCAGTCTGATTCTTGTGCCTGCGGGATACTCCGCTTTGATGGCCGCGATTTCAGCAATGCTGTATGCCATTCGAATATCTCCTTCCTTTTCTTTTTTAAGCAGGGGAGAGGCAGAGCGCCCCTCCCGCTGGCTTTAATTTAACCGGTTATGACCGCTACAATAACCAAAACAATGGTGAGCGCAATAGTACCAAAGGCAGCCGGAAGCATTTCTGGCTGGTCTGATTTTTTTGCGGCTATGACTGAGACGACCATTGCGGCGATGATAAGAACGACATAGGCTATAAACAAGGGGTTCGTCAGCATTTTGAACACGTCCTTCACCTCCGTTAATACCACCGAACAAGTGCGAACAGTTCCACCATAATAACGCCCACAGAAACGCTGCAGATGATTGGCGGCAAGAGGTCCTGTGTGTCCAGTCTCTTTATGCCAAGGAATATGCCGCACATCACGAGAATGGTAAGTGCGAAGTAAAGAATAATCGACATTAGAGTTACTCCACCTCGCTCTTTTCCAGCTCGGAAAGGTTGTCGCATTCAAATCCGCAGGTCATGCAGTGATATGGACCGTAGGGGTCAGACGACTCGTAGATGTTAGATTCGATTTCGTCGTTGATATTTCCGAGGAAATCTCCCGTTTCGATGTCAACCAACACATCAATGTGGAGGACCTGATGACCAGAGAAAGATACGCCACCACAGTTGGGGCAGCAGCGGGTATACACCTTCTGCTCCCGCTCTGATGTACCAGATTCGATGTCTTCAAACGCTTCGGCGAGTGTGAGAAGCATCTCATTGATTTCCTTGGCGTCCTCGACAAGCACTGACAGCTTCGGAACGCCTGACGTGCCCTTTACGGAAGCCTCCGCAAACAGAGCGACGTGCTCGTCAACGTCGAAGTCCTCGTAGACGCGGCGCACAGCAGCAGCCACACCGTCGCTGAAGTCATCGTCGGCGTACAGGTCGAAGGAATAGTCCTCGCCGGCAGGCGACCCCTGCCTGAACGTGAACACACCACAGACCTTGTCCTCGTCGATGACCCAGCCCAGTGTTTCTGCCTTTTCGCGGTAGTTGGCCGGAATCAGGTCAGGAACGCTGGTCTCGACCTCCACAGCGTTCTTTTGGTTATTCTCCATGATTTTTCTCCTTTCTTTTTTCGTTAGGCTTCGGTGCCGAACACCTTTTTGCAGATGGAGTGGATAGTCACGAACTGTTCCTGAAGCTGTGCCGGCACGAGAGAGACGGAGAGACCGGCATTGCGCCATACACTTTGGCCTGCGAATGCTTTGTCCCACAGTTCTCCACGTTCGTGCTGGGCCTCCAAGAGCCTCTCATAGCGCTCTTCTTCCGTCTTTGCAGCGTCAATGTACTGCCGTGTGTACTCGTTGAAGTCTGAAATATTCATCTCCGTCTGGTCGGTGTACTCAAAGCGGGGATATTGGGAGTCGATGAAATGGGCCGCTTCTCTGGTGAGATTGAACCCTTTCATGTAGGTACTGCCATTATCGCCCCTGAGAAACAGCAGTGACGCCTGCCAATCACGGGAGACGATTTCGTAGATTTCAGTGATAACGTCGAGCAGATTTCTCTTCTGCTCTACTGTCAATGAAATCTTCCGTTTCTGAGCCTCCTTCTGCAGAATCTGTTCCGCAGAGCTTTTGGCGTTATCCGTCATCGTGAAAGATGGCGTCCAATCGTACATCAAAACGCACTTGTGAACGACGTTCGCGGCGATTGACGCAAACGAAGGTTTGAGCTCCTCAACAGCCTCTACAGACTTTTTGGCAAAGATGATAGCGAGCTGGCAGAAATCGAGCGAGTTGTAGACAGCGTCCACGAAGGACTTCTGCTGCACTTCCCGAATCTCGTTGCCGAGCTTGACCAACTCTCCGATGTCGGTAGAATTGATGCGCCAAGCGTCAAAGATTTTCGTGCTCATTTCAGGCACCCGCCTTCCTTGAGAATGTCCATGACCTTCTCCAACACGGTCAACGGGGCGTTGAAGCCGAAGTCGCCAACGGCTCTGCAAAGCGTCACACGCAGTTCCGCTTGCCGAAGGTAATCCTTGGCGGCCTGCTCTGTCTGATACAGCCGGTAGTCCATGCAGTACATGGTGTTGAGCTGGAAGTAGAGGTTTCGGTTTGCATCCTCAAGCGGTGCCTTGTAGTAACGCCGACCGTTATCGTCCGTCAGCCACTTGGTTCCGACCTTGACTGTGACCTCATCCACCACTTTTCCACGCTGCCTCTCGGCATTGCTGCCGACAACCGTTACGCGGTAAAGTCTCATTTCAGCGGCCATTGTTCTTACTCCTTTCTTCGTCTGTCAGCCCGCCATCCACAGCCATGTCCATCAGTGTATTGATGACGCTGGTGAGACGCTGTGCGAACGGGGTGTAGGGATTCGACAACTCACTGCGGCGCTCCATCAGAATCGCCATAGCAAACTTAGCGTCATTGACGCTCTTCAGCTCTTCGATTGTCCAGCGATGCTTACTCATGCTCTTGCACCCCCTTCCATAACAGGCCGGTCGGCATAAACCGACTGCAACGCGAATTCCATAGCGGAGATGACCTGTGCGATTGAGGGCGTAGGCTTACTCAAATCGCGGGCATATCCGCACCTGTCGTTCAGGTGGGTAGTCAGGGTGTCCCTGACCTTTCCCTGTACTCCCGTTATTTCCAGCAGCCGCCTCAGAGCGTCGTTGACGTCTTTTGCGGGCAACTTCTTGCGGGGGTGGAACAACAACTCGTTCCGATACTGAGACAATGTGCTGTCAACAAAGTGCAGCGAAGATGTATCCATTTTATTCTCCTTTCTCTAAATCTGCTTGTAAGGCCCAAGTGTGATAGACAGGTTGTAGATATAATTACCACAACGCACACATTCGTCGTTCTTTCCCCACAAGCCGCTTGCTTTCATACCGCGCACGCTGCCTGTATAATGGATAGACGGGTGTGTATCGCACTCATACTGGGTAAGCTCCTTTTGTTTCATGCGTTTTCTCCTTTCGTTTTTATTTGTTCTGAATATATAAAAAGACAGTCGTTCCCAAATGAGAACAACTGTCTTGAATATGATGATGTGACTGAAAACGGAGATAAATCTCCTTATAAAAATATCTTCGTAATTATACTACTATACTACCACAATTCTTTATAATGTCAACGGAAACGGCGCAAAAAAAAGAAGCCCCAAAAGGAGCTTCTTTTTAGATTCGAGTTATTCATTTCTTGCGGTCTCATCAGCGACGCCATCGAAGATGTTGCCAACAACACGGATTTTGGTTCCGAGCAGCTTGCAAAACGGAACAAAATGTCCGTTGTCGTAAGCCTCGTCCATCAGCTCTGCTGCCGTTTTTGTTTTCAAAGACTCACTAACCAGCAGGCCAAAGGAACCGTTGCGGAACACGACTGTGTGCTCGTTAAAACGAGCCGTGGGGTGGAAGCCCTCAAAAGTCTCCACAATGTCTCCCTCGAATACCTTGGTTCCATCCTTGTCGTCGATACCGGTATACTGCGTAACGGTATCCGCGTAGACGCCGCAAACATCGCGGCTTTCAGCCGTGTCGGACAAGTACGTGTAGATGATGGCGAAGTCCTTCGGGCTGTTATGGGGACGTGCGGCGCCCCCGTAGACCCAAATTCCCGGCAGGGGTGCTCCGGTTGCCATGCGAACTTTCTCACCATGCCGCCGAATCTGGCCGCGAAACAGAATTTCTTTCATTGTTTTTTCTCCTTTCATTTTTCAATGCATCCCATGGAGCTTTTTCCACTGGGCTTTATCCATCCAAGGACCGTCGAAGCTGTCGTCCACACATTCAGTACGGAGACAGTTGGGGCAAACGAGACAGTCCACAGCCCGCCGAATACGACCGGTCTTGAAACGCACCCCATGCTGGATGATTTCTTCCTCCTCCACGAAGTAGCTCGGTTCAAGCTCGCAGCCACAGGTGCCGCAGATGCCAAACGGGTTTGCATTGGACTCGTAGGTGCCGTTCTGTTTTTGGATATTCTCCTGAATCACTGCATGGTAATCCGTCGCCATCAGAACTGCACCTCCTCGAACTCAATGACCCATACCCACGGGTTTCCGTCCCACTTGGACAGGGCCTTGTGTTCGGGAATCGTGCTGTCCCACAGCTCGATAAACTTCTCCTGAAGGGACATGGTGTTCTCGCCGGAGGTACTGTCACAGGTGATGCCCTCCTTAGTGAAGTCCTCGTCCTTCATGTCATTCAAATGTTCCAACCGCACATCCGTCACACGCAGGAAAATGCGTGCCGCCTCTTTGGGCATATGAATGGATGGTGTCCAGTGAATGAGGGAACTCACCTCAGGGGAGTTTTTCAAATCCTCATCCGAATAATCGGCCTTGTAGAGCCAGCGGTTGAAATCGCAGGCACAAGTCGTCTCACGGACATACAGGATATCGCCCTTATCAAACGGGGCGCGAAAGCTGCGGATGACAGCATCCGTATCAGCAAAGGCTGCCACGAGACGCCCATCACCGTCACGGTACAGACCTTCCGCTCGTTTGCCGGCGAAGTGAAACGCACCACGGCGTGTTACCGTCTTGTGACCCTCACGGATGGCTCGAACCATCTCTCCGTTGAAAATAATGGGCTTAGGCTTTTTGCCCTTAAAGGCATCGGGGTCAAAATGGATGCCGGCTTTCTCGCGCAGTTCCTTGCAACGAGAGCCACGATAGATGTCTGTGTCGCACTCTTTGACAGGACAATGTGAGAGGCAGATTCGCCGCTCATAAGGTTCCTTTCTGGGCATATTTTTTTCTCCTTTCTTTTCCTCGCGGGGTCACTCATATTCCTGACAACAAAGGTCGTAAACCTTATGCAGCGCAGCCAACGCCGTCTCAGGAATGTCTTGAGTGTCCATGTCAAACCATTCACCGAGCAATCCGGTGACATCTCCAAGAAACAGGAGCTCGTCGAACACCTCTGACGGTGTATCGGTGCCTTCTACGCTTACCTTGCGCCGCTTATGTGGTGAGGTTCCGCGACAGGCATCCAGTGCGTCCTGCAGGAGCGATATCGCACCCTTTGGAATTTCACCGGTATCCATTTTCAGCCAATTCGCCAGAGTCTCGATAACATCATCGAGGAACACATAATTGCACTCGCAGATAATTCTCGCCATCTGCAAGTGTCGAATTGCGTCCGTTGGGATGTCGTTAATGTCACACTCGGTGAGTTGTCTCTTCAGGTTCTTTACAACCTCATCGCGGGACAAAACCTTGTTTCTTCCCATGTTGTTCTCCTTTCTTTTTTTTTCGCGGATTTCAACTGCTCTGCCTCAGCGTATCAGGCACAGCACCGTAGCTCTGTGCGGCTGGGTAGGCGGGAGGGAAGGGGATAGCCCCTCCTCTCGCTACCTGAGCCACCACGAGGGTGCTAATGCCGCCAGAGGGCGTTCTGTATTGCTGAACGCTTGGCGTGTAGAGAAACCCATCTACCGCTTGTCTCACGGTCATTGTGGGGTATTTTGGTGCCCGCCAACGATGCTCCTTAGAATAGTAGATTTCCCTGACCCGACACGTTGCAACTGTGACGGGAATGAGGGGATTGTCTACCGTATGTTCACACACGATGGCGATAGATGTCTTTCCAATTCTGGAAGCATCCTCCACCATGCGCTGCAGCGCGAGTCTCTGACCATAAGGCATTGCGGCATTACGATGCTTCACCTCAAAGAAAACATACCCCTTGTCGTGATACTCAATGAGTCCGTCTATGTCGGTAGGATAACAGTTACCCTTGTTTTCAATAGTCATGCCCGTGAAGCTGACGAGCTGTTTCATCCTTGCGGGAAATCTAATGTAGTCCTTCCTCACGGGAGCCTCCTTTCTGCCGGCATCCCCCTCAGCGGGGGATGCCTTTGCCGTTTTTGAGCATGGAAATGACTTTTGCGGCCAATAAATCGTCGGCCACAAACTGGTTATAGCCGTTTTTCAGACCGTTGCTGGAGAAATCCTCTGTATTCTTGGCATAGCGGCACATGGATTTGTCGGAAATAGGTCCATAGCAAGAGTGCTCGGTTGTTACATAGACGCAACTCTCTCCGCAAGTCACGAAGCCAGAGCAGCCGCGCTTCTGTCCGTTGACTGTGATGTTCTTCAGGTGCGTGGTAATGTCCATGCCCATCTGTTCTGCCAGAGAGGTAAGTCCGTTTTTCAGCTTTACAGAAAGCAACATTCTTACACCGCCTTTCTTTCTACCCAGACATCGCCCAACTTGGCGCACTCGCCGTGGTAAGGGCAGTCGTGATAGGTTTCGCAACCCTCATCAACGAAGGTCTGGCAGGTGCCACAGTCCAAATTGTGATGCAGAAGACGCCGGATAACATCCCGCGCATTTTCGGCCTCTACCGCGAGGTAGGAAAAAGCTCTCGCCTTGACGCTTGCATCGTACTCATCCGTGTAGTAGAGGGAATACGCACAGAGAACCTTTGCGCCGAACACACGGCGGCACTCCTCATCGGAGAGCATTTCACCGGCAAACGGGAAAAGACCGCGTCTGCCTCTGAACTGGTTGCTGACGTGTGTGTGCGCGTTCTTTACCAACTCAACGCCCACGCGAGCCTCATCCAGTGTGTCGAAGGACAACGCACACACATCCACGAGAGAGCTTTCGCCGATAGGGGAGTGGCTCACAAAAAGCATCGCGTATCTTCTGCTGGGAAGGGTTGCAGTTCTCGCTGCATCCTCGCCTTCGAGACACACGTAACGCGCCACTTTGTCGTCCCACACATACTTCTCACAGGAGATGCAGGTGTTCTCTGCCTTATCACATCCGGATTTCGACGCAACGACCTTCAGCTCGGCTGCTTTTTTTTCTGCCTCACACTTATCCACAGCGGCAAAGCACACTTTTCGTCCCTTTTCCTCATCGAAACGATAGTGCTCACATAACGCACAGGAACCAGCAGGCTTTTCACAGATATATGCCATATTTTTCTCCTTTCTCCCAGCCTGTGTTAAGGTCTTATGGGAACAAAAATGTAGTGAATATATAAAAAGACAGTCGTTCTCAAAAGAGAACAACTGCCTTGAATGTGATGATGTGACTGAAAACGGAGACAAAGCTCCTTATAAAAATATCTTCGTAATTATACTACTATACTACCACATTTCCTTATAATGTCAACGGTTTCGGCGCAAAAGAAAAGAGCCGCATAGCGGCTCTTTTTTTAGGCTTGTTGTTCACGCTTCTACGTAAACTGGTTTAAGATACTGTGCGCTGAGAAATTTGCCTCGCAAGGAAGAAATCTTTGCCTCAGCGTCTTTCTCACTGATAAACCTCTGAGCATCATCCACGGAGGACGTGTACTGGAGGTTGTTCTTCACGGATTTCTTCACATACTTCCCTGCGTATGCCTTTTCCGTACACATAACGACATAGGGCCGAGGCGCCGTCATCTTGCGCGTTACGGTCTTGAACTCAAGTCCCATTACGCTGATAACCTCTCCCATTGCTGCCGTAGCTGCTTCCGCAGACGGGTAGTGAATGGCATCTCTGACATCCTTTGTGAAATGCACAGTTATTCTTCCAATCACATTATCAAACGCACGCACATAGCCCGCGTTGCGCTTTTGAACTACAAGCGGACCCTTTACATCCCGCGCTCTGGCAGGTCGCAGGCGCTCGCCGCGCTGTGTTCCGCTGAACGACATGAAGATGTAGTGGTCCTTGTGTTCTTTTACCAGTTCCCGTGCCTCATCCAGCCAGACTTCCAGCTCATCCGTTGTTCTGACATACCTCCACAGCAGATGGTCGCCGGACGTATAGGGCATCAGCCCTACATTCAGGTCGTTGACGCCGGGATTGGCGGCGAGGATGTCCTCCAGCGTGGCGGCATCCTTTGCGGCGCGAGCAAACCATTTCCGTGCCTGAGAGCAAGTGACCCACTTGCTGTTCATCTTCCAGCACTCATCATCGGTGTCGGGGAAGGTGGTATTCACCTTCGCCACAAATTCGTCCTCAGGAAGTTCCAGAAGATTGATTCCTCCCAGCAAGAACCAGTGGCGCTCGCGAACCTCTCGCGGCTTGAAATTCCTGTCGTAGATAAACTCGGAGCAGTTGTTGCTGCCACCCAAGGCAAGGGGAATGATACCACGAGTTGTCTTGATGAAAGAGCGGGCATCAATGATAGTGTATCCCATTTTTACATCTCCTTTCTTACATCTCGCCATCCTCGGCAGCGGTTATAATACCGAATCTGAGGTTGTTGTTGATGTCGTAGATACTTAATCCGCTATCAAAGTCCTTGCGGAGCTGCGTCGCAGCGGCCTCTACGGAGTCTTCGCCGTACTCAAACGTCTCGGACTCGACGCAGGTTGCCACAAGCTCCTTCAGCTTTGCGCGGGAAGTCGTCGCAGAAACCAGACGCATAGAGTCTGTTGCTTTCCAAGCGTCACAGGCAAACACGATGAAGATAGGATTACCCCTCATTTTCGGCTTGCTCCTTTCTTCTTCCAACGGTGGCTGCGGGGTACGGTGTGGCCCGCTTGTTGTTGCTGTCCATGATTCGCATAACATGGACAAGCATCTCGGAATATGCCCTGTGCATGGTTTCATACCGCGCACGCCATGTATTATCATCATTGTCGTTCACACGAGCACTCAGCCCCATGCTGTAGTACAGCGCGGCGTCGATGTCTACCAGCTCCGCTTCAGTCAGGTGGCAGATATAGGCCCCCAGCTCATTGACAGAAACTGCCATCGGCTGCTCGCACAGTGCTGTGCTTGGGCGGCTCGTGCTCGTGATGAGTACATGGGAGGGCTGCTGCATCTTTGGAGATGATGTTGTAAATACGACCTCCACTACACTGCTGTAGCGGTTCAGGTCATCCGAAGATACAACGATTGCGGGACGATGTCCTCTGATAACAGAGCTATTGGAAGGATGTCCGTCTTTATCGCGGAACTGACTTCCTTCCGGGGCCCAAGGGGAAAAGATTTCGATTTCTTTCGCATTGACCCAAAATACATCGCCCCTGCGGATATTTCCATTTCTACCCATAGATTCTTGTCTCCTTTCCTTCAGAATTGGTTACACACGACGGAATGCCGAAAAAAGACAGAACCGCTTTAAGCGGCTCTGTCTCCATGCAGTCGATATGACACTGTTTGTTTTCGTAAGGTGCCTCGACATATTCTTCGCCAACCTCAATGGGTTCGTGGCAAATGCAGCATTCGCCGGCGTAACGAATTTTCTTTTTTACTTTCACAATGAATTTACTCCTTTCTTTTCAATGTTGCCGAGACAGTGTTACGGCTGCCTGCTGGCGTCGTCTTTCGCAGATTTTTCGCTGCTCTTCGATAGCTTCGCGAGCCTCCGCAATACACTGCTTCGCACGCCTATCCTGTTCAGAAGAGAAAGATGTGTAGCGCTCGGAGTAGATGGAATCCATACGCTCGGCTCTCTCAATTAACTCATACAGCGGTGTAGACATAGCTTCTCCTCCTCGTTTATTGAATGTTCATGCCTACGGCACGAGGACCTTCTTTGGACCAAGTTTCCTTGAGCCAGTGATAGGTGATTGTGCTATCTTCGGGACTCTTGTCTGGATAGCAGGGAAGGTATGCTGCGGAGTACAAATCTCTGCACTGACTGAAATACACATGATTCCAGTCAGCCCACACATCGCCAAGAGAACGGATAGCTCGCTTGAACGACCGAAAGCTCTGCGGCGTGTGAACTACGATGGCATTTGCTCCGTTCCACTTTCCATTCCACATCATTGCGCTTCACCTCCGCGATACGAAGGTCTCCGCTTGGACCTGAACGGCGGCATTATCGGTGCGTTGTAGCTTGTCAACTCACCCGTCATTTTGACAGGCACACACTGGAGCAATCCGCGCTGTTTTCGATACTGGTGGGCCAAGTTGTTACGAGCCTGTTTCTCAGAAACCGCCATAGTCGTCCCGCCCCACTTATTTGTGGTAATGTCGTCATAGACACGAACGGGGCCGAGATAGCTGAAAACCATTTTTGCCTGTGCCATTATGTTTTCTCCTTTCTTATTGTGTTGTAATGTAAAAAAAATATATAAAAAGACAGCTATCCCTGTCTTGGGATAACTGTCTTGAATACTTGGTGTGACTGGAAGCGGAGATAAGTCTCCTTATAAAAATATCTTCGTAATTATACTATTATACTACCACAATTATTTATAATGTCAACAATAGCAGAGAAAAAAGAGGCGGCTTTCGCCTGCCTCTTTTTTTACCTTATTTCCTCGGAGTATTGTGCCATCCAGCAGTCGCAAAGGGCTTCCGCTACGACCTCACTTCTATCGTTATCGTCAGAAATCATCAGGATTGAAGAAAGGGCTGACCGCATACCTTCATCAAGCGTGAACTCCATCTCGTTTCCACTTTTATCTGGGACATTTGTTCGAGCAAGCAGCGTCGAATATTTCGTATAATCAGGGGAGATGAAATAGTCCACAGCCGTGTCAAGGCCAATACTCAGCATCATAAGATTGCCGGTCGTTCCCATTGGTTCTTTCTTTCCGGACTTCTTCTCCGGTCTCATAAGAGTTCCGTTCTTGTCAAAGAATATTGCCCTATCTGACTTTTCAAATGTGTCTACAGGAACGCTAAAGCATCTGATTGCCATGTTCTTAAAAGGAGCACTGGCGTCTTCGCCGAACAGTGAGGAAGCATTACAGCAGTCATTTTCCATCTTCTCGTTAAGCCGCTTTATATAAAGCTCCTGAAAATCAATGGGAGCACCTGCGCTGTCCGCGTATACGTAGTTTTCTGGCTTTTTGCCGTCTGCCGTTTCCCTTACCATGTACTGCTCGTACTGCTTGCACATTTCTTTAATCTTAACTTGTATCCGCAAGGAATCGGAAAACGGAACTGCTGAGATTTGGGAGAAAAGGGAGGAGTAGTTATGAGGGAGGTGGATGGGCGCACACTCATCTCCGAATAAGACTTTTTCGCAGGACTTGTCAAGGAAAAAGTATGAGGTTTTGTAAAGACCTTCAACAGACGCATAAAACCCTTCAGGCAGCCGTCGCGTCTGCTTGCCGTCTGCTGGAGGCGAAATGCGTAACTCAAACGGTCCCACAGAGGTAAGCGCACCGTCCTCAGGCTCCTTGAGGCGCGACATTTTAGTTGCGTCCATGCCGATTTCTGCACCAATTTGCTTCACATTCCATTCTCCATAGACACGTGGCATTTTGGTAATGGCAAACAGCTCTTCGTACACTCTCGCGGAAACAAGCCTGCGTACCAAAGTAAGCTCATCGCTGAATTCGGCATATATTCCGAGCATTTCCTTGTAATTCAATTTTTCCGACTTCTCGGCGGAAGAGAACCGCGTATTGAGTTTTGTCGCCCATTTATTGCAGTCGATATATGCGTTGACTGCACTATCCTTTTTTCTCATTTGTTTTCCTCCTTAAAGTGTTCAAGTCTTTCGGAAAACTTTTGCAGCGCTTTTCTAAACTCAATTTTGCAGGTGGTTGACATGAAATAATAGGCGGAAACAATATCTTCTGTCGTAGAGTTTTTCGCATAAAGTCGCATTGTGCTTGGCATCCCCATGAGCCAGTGTAAAGAGACGCCAAAGGCAGCCGCTATATGCGGCAGAATTCTTTCGTTGCTTGTGGAGCAGGAGGGTCTCACCAACATGATATTCGCCAACTCGTGAATGACATCCTTTTGTTTATCATCTAATTCAAAATTGCCTTTTCCGGACTGAATCAATTCATCCAAATCGAGAATATCCTGTCGCTTAAATGAACATCTATGGGAAAAAACGTACTGTACTCGCGCAGAAGGGCGCAGCAATAAGCTGCGTTTTTTATCATCCCAGAATTGATGTATCCACATCGTATCAATCATGCCGAGAGCTGACTCTCTTATGCATCCGTCTCTTATCGTTTCTGGAAAGCTATCTACAAGATTATAGACTTCTTGAACATCTGGCGGTAGGCTGCTGAAAGCTGGAAAGTTTTTATCTCCGAATCGAATCATTTCCTCGTAAGATATGTCCAACTCGGCAAGAATCCGAAAAACGATTTGCCAGTTAAATCCCTGCCAGCCTATAAATCGCTGTGTTTCTCCGTTTGTAATGGGAGTTTTATCAAATAAAAGGGCTGGCAGCTTTTCTTCTGGACAATTAAGCTGTTCGGCTAACCGCAGCTTTTTCATTTCTGCCCTGTATGGCGTGGTGTCTGTGATAATGTTGTTTACTCTTGCCATGTTGCCTGCATCCTCCGCAATTCTTAATTTGCGGAGGAGCAGGACTATAGAGGTATAGACAGTTGTTGAGACGTTTTCTCCGTACCTTATATCGTCTCCAGCTCGTGCCGGCTTTGTTGGATTTGTTCTTTTATAAATAGCACTCATTTTCTTGATGCCTCCTTTGCGGTATTGTCGGTCTCCTGACCTCCCGCGATTATGGAATCGACCATTTTGCAGGAACCTTTTCCTCTGTTCAAAAGTGTCTTTGCGTCCTCCTTTGCCTGTTCGTACTCAGCGGGGTATGCCATCATAAGGGTCATATATCGGTTCCATCCGGATTGTTCTGTGCCGAGGAAATCTCCGGCACCTCTAATGCGGAGGTCCGCCTCTGCAATTTCAAACCCGTTATTGGTCTGTACCATGGCGTTCAGTCTCTCCATCGCAGCCGGCGTGGGTGCCGCGCCTGCTTCCAGCACACAATAGGACTGTACGCTGCTCCGCCCTACACGCCCTCTCAACTGGTGCAGACTGGAAAGCCCGAAGCGGTCCGCGTTTACAATGACCATCATTGTCGCGGTAGGGACATTTACGCCAACCTCCACAACGGTTGTACTGACAAGCACATCTACTTGACCATCCTTGAAGCGCGAGAGAATGTCCTCTGTTTCTGTCTTTCCCATCTTGCCTGTTACTGTTTCGATGCGGACGCCATACGGTTCCAGAACAGAACGGTATTCTGCGCTGACTTCCTCGACAGACTGTACGCCTTCCAGCTTCTCGCTTCTATCAATAAGCGGACAGACAACATAGGTTTGATACCCCTTTTGTTTCTGCAGCAGAATGAAGCGAAAGATTTTTTCTTTACTTGTGGCAATGCCGGTGATAACCGGAAGACGTCCGTCCGGCATCGTTTTAATGGTGTGGAGTTGCACGGTATCTCCATAAATTACCTGAGCCAAACTGCGGGGGATGGGGGTGGCAGACATAGTAATAGAATGAACACCGCCTGAAGCCTTTTCGATGAGCGCTGTACGCTGGTCAACGCCAAACTTGTGTTCCTCATCCGTTACGGTTAAGGCGAGATTTTTATACTCCACATCTTCTCCAATGATGGACTGTGTTCCAACAATGAGTTGTGCCTTGCCTTCCTTGATGACGGCCAAGGCTTTTTTCTTTTCGCTCGTCTTCAAATCGCTGCCAAGCCAAACAACACTTACGCCAAACGGTTCCGCCAGAACAGAGAGGTCCTCGTAGTGCTGACGCGCCAACACCAGCGTTGGAGCCATCACCGCTGCCTGATACCCATTCTCAGCCATGGTCATCATAAGGCAAAAGGCAACGATGCTCTTTCCACAACCGACATCACCCTGCACAAGCGCGTTGATGCGATGCCCGTCTGCTGCAAATTGAGTCATGCTCTCAATCGCGTCCATCTGGTCTTTTGTGAGAGAATAGGGCAGGGACTTCTTAATCTTTTCAATCCAGCCGTTTGTTTTGACGGAGAATTGGCTACCTTTAGAAATCTTTCGTGCGGCCCATTCGTTAGCCATAGCAAAATATACGAGGTCTTCCTGAAGGAGTCGGGATTGCCCGTCCTTAATATCCTGCTCGGAAACGGGGAAGTGCAGCTTCTTGAGTGAAGTCCAAAGGCTTGAAAGACCTTTTTTGTCGAGGAAATCATTGGGAAGCGTTTCAATAAGTCCGATAGTTCTGTCGGAAGCCTCCTGAATCTTTTCTCTCAGGTAGGCATCGCTCACGCCTCCGATTTGAGCGTACACAGGACGAATGCCCGGTGCCTGCCCATAGGCAGGCTCGAAAATCTCCGGTGCCGTCATGGTGTAGTTGTTGTATTTCTCGCTGTATCCGACCTTTCCGGCCACATAAACCTCCTGCCCTGTGCAAGTGGAAATCTTGCGGAAGAGGTAGTTTTGCCGGAACCATGTAATAACGAGTTTTTCTCCGCTTGGAAGCACAGTGCAGTGTGCGATAATCATAGGGACATGGGAGGAAGTCTGCACATAAGAACCCTTATAGCGCAGTTCTTGGCCGAAGGACTTTACTTCGTCTACACGCACAAGACAAGCCTGCTCCGCACCATCTATGAGATGCGTTGCAAGCTGCCGGTAGTCCTTATAGCTTTTTGGGATATAACGCAGAAGGTCTTCTGCTGAGTGGATACCTTTTTTCTCGAAACGCTTTTCTTTTTGTGCGTTTACTCCAATGACGGATAGCTTCATATATATTCTCACCTCCGTTTGGTGGGAAAAATGTCAGGGTGTCGGGGTGCTTTTCGTGAACTACTCGGCAATAAATCACCGAGGCTTCTTGCTTACTTCTTATAAAGAGGGCTTACACACCCTTATTATAAACACGAACATAAAATTTTGTCAAGCGTATTAGAGAGAAAATTTACGGGATGTCAACCCCTGTTCTTTTGTATATTCGTTATTATTGCCAACTACTTTTCGTAAAATACAGCTTGCTTTAGTTTGTGCAGAACGCTTCATGGCGTATAAACTCGCGGTATAGTTTTTTTTACTGATAATTAGACTTGACATTTTTATATGTTCGTGTTAGTATAACAGCGTGGACGGGGCAAGAAAGGCTCGTTCGAAGGGCTTGTACCTAAAATGACAATATTCTTGCGATTGTAAGAATAAGCGCCTAAGTTGCCCGTCCCGTTTTCTTCTTTCTTTATTTACACTCATAAGCACAATAAAGTCAGCTCCCTGAGGGAAGTGTGCGGGAGCTGCTTCGACTTTCGCGTTGTTCTCTATGCGGGGAGGTTCTGGCGGTTCGAGTCCGCACGACGCGCCTTCTGTTTTCGCTGCTTCTATCTTTGCCTCCGTCTTTTTTAACGAGCAGCGGACACAGAAACATCTCTCAATATGATAGCGTAGCATAACTGGTAATGCCGTACCTCTCTCACAGGTAACGATATGTTGGTTCAACTCCAGCCGCTATTGCCAGCCGGCGTTCTACCCACCCCGCCGACATCAACTCTCTTCGGCGCTGGCGGCCTCCGTGCAGACGGGATTACACGTGATAAGCGGAGGCTGCCAGCACCACCAAAATGCTGGTGTAGCTCAGTAGGCAGAGCGGCGCACTCGTAACGCGCAGGTCGTGGGTTCGACCCCCACCGTCAGCTCCATTCCATACTCATTCTCCTTCAAGTGAAGCCCCCGTGTAACAGGTCTTTTGAAAAGTGCTTTCAGCCTCGTTGTGCGGGGGCTTCACGACTATGCTGATGTAGCTCAGTTGGCAGAGCGGCGGATTTGTAAACCGCAGGTCGGGGGTTCAAGGCCCTCCATCAGCTCCATTAAAACCATGTGCTTTTGTGGTGTTTTTATATGCGCGGATGTCGTCTAATTTGGTGAGACACCAGCCTTCCAAGCTGGTCATTGCGGGTTCGAGTCCCGTCGTCCGCTCCAAGGACACCGTAAAGTGTGTCCTTCTTCTTTATCTGCTTGTTTGTCCTGTGTTTTTCGGACAACATCGGCGAGCGCAAAAGTCGCCTGAAGCGTGAGAAGCGAGCTGCCTGTACCTGTTTTGCGGGCGGTGGCGTGATAAGGGTGAAACTCTGCGCTTTCAGTAGCCGAAAGCAGATGAGCAAAAGTCTCCGCGAACGCCTGCATGGTTCGCGGGACAAGGGAAGCCGGAAAAATAAGTAAACGCGGGCCGAGCGCAGAGGTTGTTGGCGTATTCCAGACGTGGGTGCTGCCTTTTATGCTGTGCTTGTTTGCGTGGGGTCCGGTGTTCTCGCAGTCTGGATGGTTGCTGCGAGAGGTGCCGACTATTTGCGAAAGGACGGATTTCTATGCCAACTACATTTCAAGCGTTTAAGTATCGCATTTACCCGACTGATGAGCAGGTCGAAATCATCGAGAAGACTTTCAAATGCTGCCGGTTTGTGTGGAATCATTTCCTTGAACAAACCTCCAAAATCTATGAGCGCCGACAGGAGAAGATGACGACCTTCGACTGTATGAAGGTTCTCACGGAGATGCGGGAGCGCTGGCCTTGGCTTGCGGACTGCGGCTGTACGGCAGAGAGATATGCCATCATTGATTTGTTTGAGGCGCGAAAAGCGTTCTTCCGCCGCATTAAAGCGGGGGAGAAGCCCGGTTATCCCAAATTTAAGGGCGCGTCCCATCCGACCCAGAGTTTTACGACCGCTGGTACTATCTATGTGACGGACGATTACATTCAAGTTCCGTTTGGAGGGCAGTATCAGAAAATCAACAAGCTCAGGCGAGGGACGGGGCGCCCCATCGAAGGGTCTCCCCGCGAGGTCACTATTTCTCGGTCTGCTACCGGAAAATACTGGGCATCTGTCTGCTGTAAAGTAGAGCGAGACACGCTGCCTATTGTGGACGGCGAAGTGGGCATCAGTCTCGGCCTGAAGGAGTTGGCTATTGACAGCAACGGCGTTCACTATGAGAACCCGAAGCATCTGAGCAAGTCTGCAAAGCGGCTGGCCCGTGAGCAGCGGCGTCTATCCCGTAAGAAAAAAGGCTCTGCCAACTACGAGAAGCAGCGGCGCAAGGTAGCCGGCGTCCATGAGCATATTGCCAATCAGCGCAATGACTACCGGCATAAAATCAGCCGTGAACTTGTCAACGCAAACCAGCTTATTGCCGTTGAGAAGGTGGCCGTTAAGCCCTTAGTTGAGGGCAATGAGCAGGCTAAAAGCATCCTCGATGCCGGCTGGTCTGAACTTACCGGTATGATAAAGTATAAGGCGGACTGGGCTGGACGCACGCTGGTGGATGTAGATACCGCCACCGTAGCACCGGAAGCAAAGCATGACGAGGCGCTGGCACAGGTCGTGCTGTCCGAAGGTCAGCGCATGGCCTCCGAGCAGAATCCTGCCTAAAGCCCTGTGGCGAGCAAATAAAGTGTGCAATGATTGCACACATTGCCAAGGAAATAAAAACGAGTACGGACGGTATAGCCGGAATTAACGCCTGTGGAGATGCATGGTCGTCGTGGAAGCAGGAATACTCTGTTGGCTGGTTTGTTATGTGAGAGGTGGCGACCAGCACTTTCTGGGAACTGAATACCTGTGCTGGGTATACACCACCCGGAAATAACAGGGTTGTATACCAATTCATGGCGTCTCCTTTTGGTATACACCACCCTGAAATAACAGGGTTTTACCATTCGTAATTATAGTTCTTCCCTCCGCTGTGTGGAGCGTTTTGTCGAAATGACAAAACATTCCTCTTAAATTCTTAAAAACAAGAAAGGAAATAAAGAATATGGAACCTTCTATCAACAGAACTCTCACCGTCAGCGTCGTCAGCTATGGCGTCGTATCTGTCGTCAATGGAGTCATCAACGTTGACAACCAGAACCCCATCGAGTTTCCCGCCGTGCTGGACGAGGCGTCCGCTGCCAAACTGCTGAAGAGCAGATACGGCGGCAAGCTGTTCCCCGTGGATGCGAACATCGTCGTGTCTTCCATCCGGCATGAGAAGTGGAAGTTCTCTATGGACCTGAGCCAGTTCGTTGCTACCGCTGCCCGCAGCCGCGTGGATGGAACCGAGTCCGGTGCTGATGATACCCCCGCAGAGGACGTTCCCGCCGCCGAGCCTGCTGCTCCTGCGCCTGAGACGGCACCCGCTGCTTCTCCTGCTATCCCCATGCCTCTGGTCTCTGAACCTGAGGAGGATTTTGCGCCTGTAGCTCCCGAAGCGCCTGCTCCCGCCGGTGGTTTCGCTCCTGAGACTCCTGCGCCCGCTGCTCCCGCCAAGGAAGTTCCCTATGGTGGTAACTTCAATTTCCCCGCTGACAGCGGTGGCGACTTCGGTTCCGGCTTCTTCGGTTAATAACCGATGGACGCTGTGAACGTTGGCCGTGGATGCCTTGATTGCATCAACAAGGAAACTACGACGACCAAAGAACCCTGTAAGAGTTGTTCCCGCTGGAATAGGTGGGAGCCTGACGAAAAGTGTAAGGAAAAGATGGCGGTCAAAGCCGCACGTGAAAGGACAAAGAAATGAGCAACACCAATACACCCGAAAAGCCTGTCGTCGTATTCATCAGTAATGACCACGATACCGTCATTGGTGTGATGGTCATTAAGAATGATGACGAGCACCTTCAGAATAATCTCGAAATTATCGAGAAGAACTGGGTCGCTGCCCGTAATGAGCTGCTTCAGCGGGCTCGTGAGGACGAGAGCATTGAAGCAGACGAGGACGAGCTGCATATCGCTTTCATTGCACATGAGTTGGGAATGTTTGATGAGCCCTATGAAACCATCGACATTTCCGGTGTCTATTCTGTCGCCAACGGGAATGTGGACCGCATCTGAGTTGGCCTTGGCAGCAGACACACAGCGGCGCAGGCCCTACTCCGGCGGCTGCGCCGCTTTTCGCTAAATACCTAAAAGCAAGTACGGACGGTATAACCGGAATTAACGCCTGTGGAGATGCATGGTCATCGTGGAAGCAGGAATGCTCTGTTAGCTGGTTTTCATGTGAGAGATGATGCCAGCAGCTAAGGGAACTGAATATGCCTGTGTTGGGTGTATGAGGCCCTGAAATGACAGGGGTGTATACCATATAATCTGTCGCTTGAGGAGACAGGCGTATAGAGCCCAGAAATAACAGGGTTGTATACCAAACGGCCACCTTTTGACGAGAAGGGCGAGGGTGTATAGCGCCCAGAAATAACAGGGTTGTATACCCCTTAACCGCGCTCCAACTTTCAATCCTAAGGTGTATAAGGGCCTGAAATAACGGGGTGATACCTCAGTTATTCCTTTTAGGTACATAACGGGCTAAAACAACAGGGTAGTGTACCAGATTATATATGATATGGGTGTAGGTATTCGATTAGGACAACTTGAAGTTGAAAGGAGGTCTCTGGATGGCCTCAAAAAAGATATATAGTTCCCCTGAACTCTATGAGGACAAGTTGGTGCGCGTAATGGCGCGGCTTGGTATCGAAGAAGGCGACTACAACTACGACTGGAGTCGTCAGGAGTGTTGGGTTGAGTTCAGGTACAAGGGGGAATATTATCGCTTTTCTCACAGTGTGAAGAACGCTCAAGAGCACGGCATCTCCCTGCAGTACGGCTCCGATGCCTTTGCACAGGTCGTGCTCTCTTTGGAAGACCTCGCCCGTATGGTCGAACGAGGCATCTACGACCTGTCTACATGGGTGGCCGGCATGAAAGCCCTGCCGATGCGCTCCAAGTCATTAGATGCCTGTTTTATCGCTCTCGGTTTCGCAGAGCCCCCTATATCCAAGGAAGAAATCACACTCCACTACCGGCGGCTGGCAAAGGTATATCATCCTGATGCCGGCGGCGATAGCTGCTCATTTGATGCGCTATCTAACAACTACGCAAAATGCATGGAGATGTTCGAGGAGGCTGCTGAAAAGTAATGTATATGTCTCAGAAAGAGTTCAATGCAATGATGAAGAAAAACCCCCGCCTCCGTGTTCACGGTGCAAACAACACACGCGAACATCGCTCCAAGGCGAATAAGGCCGCAAAATATAGGAACGTAAAGGTTTATGAATACGCCGATGGGCTGGCATTTTTCGGTAAGCCCCGCAATAGTGGTGAACTCCCTATCGCTGTCTATGACAGTAAGAAGGAGTACCACCGCTGGAAAGAGCTTCAGATTCTGGAGCGCGGCGGACATATCCACGACCTTCGCCGGCAGGTGCCTTTGACCATCATTACCGAGTTCGAGTATCGTGGTCAGAAGGTCTCCGGTATTACTTACAAAGCCGACGCCGTCTATGTGCGCGACGGCAAGTGTGTGGTAGAGGACGTGAAGCCCTTCGATACCACAACGCAGAAGTATCGAACTACAAAGGATTTCAACCTCAAGTGGAAGCTGCTCAAGGCTGAATATCCTACTTGGTCTTTTGAAATCTATTAAAAACGAGTACGGATGGTATAACCGGAATTAACGCCTGTGGAGATGCATGGTCGTCGTGGAAGCAGGAATACTCTGTTGGCTGGTAATCATGTGAGAGATGATACCGGCACCTTTGGGGAACTGAATATGCCTGTGTCGGGTATATAGAACCCTGAAACGACAGGGTTGTGTATCACAGAATAACTGCGGCAGCGGCATATATGGCTCTGAAACAACAGGGTTGTGTACCCCATAACATATTGTTTCTGAAAGTGGTGGACGGCAAGTGGAAAATCTGAGCAACATCCGGTGGCGAGTTCATCTGTAAGACCTGCTACGGTGGAGGGAGCGGTATTTTCCTTGCCTACTTCGACCTCGTGCAGTGAGTGATTGCAGGGCTTTCGACGGTTCCGCAAATTTGTTCGTTCCAAGAACTTGACAAAATATCGAATTATAGTAGTATAGAATTATAAGGAAGGACAGTCTAACACAGACTGTCCTTCCGCTTTTTTATGCTCAGAAAGGGGATGAGAATTTTTGGAAAACACAAGCAAAAAGCACGTAAAATGGGGGGTTTTCAAGACTGCACTTTTTACGTTCCTGTTCGTCGCAGTATCCGTTTTCTACTTTCTCTCCACCAACGTGACACTCGCACAGGCCGAAGAACGCTCGAACTACGAATCACTTCCTGCAGCAGAGGTTGCCGCCCAGATGGACGACACCAAGCTGTCAGAAGAAGCACAGCAAGATGTTTTGATGCTGAAGGAAGGAATCCTCGACCCGCTTTCCGACATCACGGAAGCAGAGAACTCCGAGGATGACCCCAACGCCGTTGAAGAAGTACAGGAGGTTGTTCCGGCTGTCTGTTCCTATTGCGGCTCTGAGAGCCACAGTTCCTCAATCTGTGCAAAGAGGTCTATTGCCAATGGAGCCTATGGGCGCTGGGTGATTCCGTCTGTTGGCTGTAATGTAGCGGCCTACTCGTGTAACTGGGATGCAGACCAATCCTATGTTCAGGAAATTACTGACAGCTCCGACAGTGCAGCTTTCTTGACTTGCGGCGGCGTTGGTGTTCTTGCGGACCACAATAACCAAGGTTTCTGTGGACTTTCCAATATTTCTGTTGGCGCAAAAGCCTACATGGATTTTGGTGATGGTGCAACTTACTACGAGTGCTATCAGGTTGAATACGGACACAATACCGGCGAAAAGATGCTCGATGGAAATGGAAACATAATGAGCTACAGCAACTATTCTTCCGGCACCGTGATTTGCTACACCTGCCTTGACCACTGGACCAACATTTACATCACTTACTGGACGCCGGTATAAGCGCCAGACACCCACTCTACTCTAAGAAAGGACAAAACCATGAAAACGAAATTCAAAATCCCTCGGTGGGCACTCTTCACCGTTATCATTCTGGCCTTTATCGGTGGTCTCTTTGCCATCTCCATGCTGCCTGCTTTCGCATCACGTGAAAGCTCTCCGCCTTTGGCAGTAGCAGAAGCCGCGCAGAACGAGGAAAAGGACGCAAATTCTGATGCTCAGACTCCCGAAGCAAACGAGACATCCGATGAGCATGGAAGCACTGAAACTCCCGTAGAGGACGAGCCTCAGGCAGACGATGCTGTCGTCGTTGAAGCGACTCCCTCCGAAGAGCCTGTTCAGGAAACTCCAACCACCTGTTCCTACTGCGGCAGCGCAGAACACACCAAAGACTACTGTGCCGTCCGTGCCGTGGACAATGGCGCCGTTGGACGGCTCCGGATTCCCTCTGTCGGTGTTGACGTGGCTGTTTACGACGTCACTTGGTACTCTCTGCAGCACACCACCGAAGGCGATAACTACGCGCAGGCCGTTACAGATGCATTGGACAGCGCCGCACAAATCGTCTATCTCGGCCAGACCGTTATTGGCGACCATAATAATCAGGGCTTCTCCGCCATCAACAACTGTGCCGAGGGCACTTACGCCTACATCGACATAGGCGACTCTGTCTTGACCTATGTTTGTACCGGCATCCAGCATGGTCGTAACCCCAGTGGTTATCTCACTGGTGCCGATGGCGACAGTGTCTACACATCCTACTTCAATCCCAATGGTCTGACGTTGTATACCTGTCTCGACCACAACTTCAATGTTGCCCTTGTGACATTCCAGCCTGCTTAAAGGGGGTGCAGTTTTAATGAAAACAAAGAAGATTTCCCGCCGCGCTGTTACGCTGGCTGCCTTTTTGCTGGTAAGTGCATCATCTTTACATATGGCTTGTGCAGAGGCTTCGGTGCCTTTCGATTACTTTACTGATGACCTCTCTGTGTCCGCTGACGCCGTTGCTGAGGAAGATAAATACCGGCCTCCTGAGTGGTTCACAAAAGAAAATGTTGTAAGTGAAGTGGACTCAGACACGCCTCCGGGGGAGACTCCTACCCCTGCGGGCGAACCCTCTGTGGCGACCCCCGTGCCTGAGCCCGCACCGGAAACCGCAGCAGCCTGCAGCTATTGCGGCAGCGCAGGGCACTCGCAGAATAGGTGTGCCGTTTACGCTGTCGAACAGCGAGGTGCCGTTGGGCGTTGGTCTATCCCTTCTATTGGAATAGATGTCGCTTGTTTCACCTATGTGCTTGGAAGCGATTCTTTCGAGTACGGACAGGCAATTTGTGACGCTGCCGATAGTGCCGGCTACAGTGCGTATGGGAGCCAGTATCTCATTGCAGACCACAACTATCAGGGCTTTTCTGCCATAGCCAACTGCGCGGTTGGTGCGGTGGGATATATGGATTACGGAAACAGTCGAACAGAATATGTTTGTACTGGGGTGGAGTATGGGCACAATGAAGGCACGGAACTGACTGATAATGACGGAAACGATGTTGCGTACAACAACAGTGGAGGAATTACCCTTTACACCTGTTACAACGGCTGGCAAAACGTCGTCATAGCGTATTTTACTCCGGTTTAACCGCTGGCCGCTGATGCTGAAGGATATTTGAGGTTGGTTGTGCGGCGGCGCATCCAATCTTACATATCCCAGTTCTGAAAGGAAATGATAAAAATGGCACGTCCCGTTGAAACCATAGACCCCAAGTTAGAAACGAGCAGATATATAACTGTTGATGGGGAGTATGAAGAACGAGAATCCTTTGCCGGAATGGTTTACAGCGACTCTTTACTGCAATCATTCTTCAGGAGGACTTGGAAGCGGCTTGAAGATGCCGCGAACGCCCATCAGGATACTCCCTGATGGGCATTTTTCCCAAGAACTTACGACTTGTCATTTTTTTATGTGGGTTGTATAATATAGGTGAACGTCTTTGCAGAGGGCGTAACTTATAGGAAAGGGGACTTATGCCTACAGAAAGAAAGAAGAAAACAACAAAAGAAGAAAACGCAAAAAATAACTCAACAAAAAACACAATAAAAAAACCAAGAAACTCAACAAGTAACACGAAAAGCAAGAAAGAAAGCAAGTCTCTTTTGGGGTTAAAGGACCTGATGGAAGATACGTCTCCAGAAAAAGTCGTCGGCTGTTATGTTCGCGTGTCTACCGATGCACAGGCGGAGCAGGGATATTCTATACCTGACCAAACAGCCAAATTGCAGGCCTTTTGTACCGTAAAAGGCTGGGAGAACGCGAAATTCTACACGGACCCCGGATTCAGCGGCAGCAACTTAAATCGACCGGCAATGCAGGAAATGATATCCGATGCGATGGAAGGGAAGCTGAAGGCGGTTGTCGTCTTCAAGCTGGACCGCCTCTCCAGAAGTCAGAAGGATACTCTTTATTTAATAGAAGATGTATTTCTTCCGAACGAGGTGGATTTTGTAAGCATTTCCGAGGCCCTCGACACTACCACTCCATATGGACGAGCGATGATAGGTATTTTGAGCGTTTTCGCCCAGTTGGAACGCGAGAATATCTATATGCGAACCCGTATTGGAATGATGGGTCGTGTAAGTGCGGGGTATTGGCGTGGCGGCGGAAAAGTTCCGTTTGGCTATGATTATGACAAGGAAAGCAAATCCCTTATCCCAAATGCTGACGCGCAGAAAGTGCCGCAGGCTTACGACCTCTACATCAAGGGCTACAGTTGCCAGAAAATTGCGGATATGCTCGGACTAAGTTGCGAACAGCTCGTGAGGAATATTCTCACCAAGCGCACATATTGCGGCTACATCAACTACAAAGGTAAAGACTATAAGGGTTTCCACGAGCCTTTGATTGATGAAGAGCGGTTCATGCTCGTGGCCGCAGAAATGGAACGCCGTGGGAAGGAGAACCTCGCAGTGTGCGGCAACAATAAATATTATCTTCTTACCGGGCTTGTTTTCTGCGGAGATTGTGGAGCCAGAATGCGGTACATGAAGTGGGGGAAGTATATCCGTATCGTCTGCTACTCGCACACGTGTAAAAAGAACATGGTTAAGGACCCCGATTGTCCGAACAAGGGAGTTCGCGCAGAAGAACTTGAGAAGGTTGTTATCTCAAAACTTTTTGACATTGGTACTGACATTTCTCTCGACGATTTTGACGACACCCACGTGCCTGCAAGTGCAGCAGAAATCCTGACGAACCGGATAGATGAGCTGAAGGAGTCTCTCAGGCGCCTATATGGGCTCTATGCCGACATCGGAGACCCCATGGTGTACGAGCGCATTGAGGATGTGCGAGGACAGCTCCACTTATTGCAGAGACAGCTCGCAAGCGAGGAAACGCAGAAACTCAAGGAAGAGCACATCAACTACGTCCGTGAGAAAATCCAGACTATTGGAGACCTCTGGCCCCATCTTACTCCTATGGAGCGCCAAACTCTTGTTCGTGATTGTGTTGAGAAGGTTATTTTGCATCACAACGGACGTGTTGAGGTTTACTACACTTTCCATACTGAGAAAGATAGTAAAATTCTCAAAAGGAAAGGCGCATAAAAATTAGAAACGCGCCTCAGAAGAGGCGCGTTTGCTTTTCAAAAAAACTTAAATCCAATTCCAGCAAAAGGGTCGTTTTTTTCTCCTTTCCAACACCATGCCGATGGTGTTGTGAAGATGAAAAAACTCTGAGGCTGGTATTCCGAGGAGCGTGTTTTCGTGAAAACCAAACCATACCTCCTACAAAACGAAGCATTTGACGTAATTCTTGATTATTTCAAGAACAATTCTAACTCATGTTCTATGAGCGACGACCTCTGCCTTGCTTTGAAAAAATTGGAGGAAATCAAGCAAAATAACCAGTCTCTTACGTGGAAACAGCTCGGTATAATTGCTTCTGTTGAGAGCTACCTCGTAAACAGTGAGGGTAAACCTCTAACGAGACAAGGTTTCCTTGAAAACCATTCACTTCCATCTGCGGACGTTTTTAAGAACTCGTTTGGTAAGACATCTTTCAAATGGCTATTGGAAAGATATCCTTGTCATACAAAAAAATCTCCCACAGATTTAATTTATGGTGGAAAGGCGTATGACGATGTGGATGAAGTAAAGGATGCTTTTATAAAAGAGTATTACAGAATAAGGCCTGCAACGCAGCACGAGTTCAACTCAAAGAAAAGTAAAACTATCCCATACTGGGAGTCCTTAGCCGCACGATTTGGCGTTGCGTCATGGATAGCCCTTATCGACCTCTTGGAGCTGCCGAGGTACAACAAGCGTGGTGACAATCCGCTGAGAGTTATAGAAACTAATTTGTGCATAACGGACGATAGGGTGTCCTTCGCAGGGAGGAAAAGACCTCATGTGTTTAGACGAACATTTTGGACAAAAGAGCTTATTCGTCAGCGTGTCGAAGGTTTCATTATTCAAAATGGACGTACCCCAAGCAGGGAAGACCTCCTTGGCATCCCTGAGTTGCCTTCGCCGGAGACATTCAATAATGTGGTGAAGATGAATTGGCGACTTTGGATTAAAGAAACATTTCCTGACTGTGTTCCCGATAACTGGCGGTATGACCTGTTATCCAGCAAGAAAATAGACAAAAAGAAGTGGCTGGAACTATTCAAAAAGGAATACAAGAGAATTAAGCCGGCAACGGGCAATCAATATAATCAGCAACGCACTCAAGGAACGCCAACATGGAACACAATCGCAAAACTCATAGGAGAAAGCGAACACAGATGGAGCAACATGAAAAAGGTTGCAGGAGTTGAGGATGTCCCCGTTCTCCCGAAAGAACCGTCCCAATAAAAAAAGACCACCGAGGGTGGTCTTTTTTTTATGTTTTGAGGGTCTGAATCGAGTCGTCGTCCGTCTCGTCCAAACGCTTGATTCGTTGAAAGCCGTTTGCAGAGACCTTCTTACGACTGCCATCTGCTCTATGGAAAAAATCGCCGATAATAATACCTTCTTGGTCCACTTGGAACGCGGTTTTTCGCCGGATTCATAAGCGTCCACAGCGTTGTTGCTCATCGAGTAGCCGGAATACCCGGACATTACACGTTCCCTCCGTCATCGGGGATACCCTGCAGAAGCAGGTTCTCGTCGATATATGTAGCTGTTTCATCTGCGCGATGCAGAAGAAAAGCCAGAGGATAGCGCGTAAAGGCCGCTGAGGTATTCTTATCTGTGGAATACTCTCCCATGTGGAAACGGATTGCAAAAGCCTCCGGCATCGTCAGGCGAATATAGCGTTCTGCAAGAAACACAGATTTATCGCCGTGGCTGCCGAACGGGAGCTTCTCGTCATAGGAAATCCAAGGCACCTTCTTCCACTGTCCGGTTTTGGGGTCCTTCACATTTCTGCTGTCCCATTTATAGAAATCGGCCTTGCAGATATCGTGAAGAAGTGCGGAGATGGCAATGCTATCATTGACCATCTTCCTCTCCCCCTCGGAAAGCGTCTTTCCATTCCGCTCGATTTCCGTGAAGTATGTGTCGTTCAGACGCATAAATACGTTGACTGAGTGGTCCAGAAGCCCGCCGCAGTAGCTTGAGTGATACTTAGCACTTGCGGGCGCCGTGAAGAAATCCGTCTTCTCCAGCAGCCACAGCACAAGGTCTCTGATGCCTTTGCGTCCCGTACTGACAAGTGCGCCAATGAACGCGATGGCTTTAGATTCATACTCCTTATCGGGAGTTGTGCCGGCAGGGTCCTCTACCGTAGGGCGGTAGTCCCCGCCGTGCGCCGTGTACTTTGCGAGCGCCTGAGCTGCTGCCCATTTAATGAAGTCTTCCAATCTGTCGGGGTCGCCATTGTTAGACTGCTCGACAGTGCGGGAGAAGGCGTCATAGTCATCGAGGGCAGCTTGGCAGACGTCATCGTGACAAGCTCCCTTTTCAAACTGTCCGGAAATAGCTATCAACGCAGCTTCAGCACGCTCGTGCAACTTTTGAATCCTCTCGAATTCAGGGGGATAGTTGTAGCCCATAGTTATTCTCCTTTCTTGATGAAGTCCTCAGCCCTGATAGTACCGGAAGTCCATGCGCTTGTCGGGAAGCTGATTTCGGGGACTCTCTCCAGCATAGCATCCCTCAAAGCGTCTCTATAACGCTCGAAATGCCGTTTCTGGAAGCCGAGAAGTCTTTCGTCATACTTTACTTCCTTCTGAAGCAGTTCAACGGCAAGAGAGTTCTCGTTGTCCTCGACCGCGATGGCAAAAAGCTCGTTTTCCATAATCACCCGCTGTGTTCTGGAAACCCACTTTTCGCCCAACACAGGCGTCATGCTGCGGAAGCGGTGTCCCAGTGTATCAACGATACACTCCAACACATCGGCCTCCTCGTTCATAGAGCCCTCCTCATCGAATAGCCACCGACAGGTGTCCAGTTCAAAGCAGGGGATGTCGTTCAGCAGACGAACTTCCGGTTCCTCTTTATAGGGCTCATCCTCTCGATAGACATGAAGGAAGCTGTTGGAAATGTAGTAGACGGCCTCATAAGGACCATGAACAGAAACATTACCTTTGCCCATGATTCGTTTCTCCTTTCTTTTTTTGCGACCTTTCAGGTGCGGCTGACGGTGTGGAGCTTCTGCTCCAGCAGCTCTGCCTTCTCACGGGTCGCTCCACAGGTACACATCTGCGGACAAACAAGAGGGTCGTAGTAGTCCTCGTTCTTCTCAGGGAAGAATGGCTTTCCGCCCTCATTTACACGCACCACATTAGGGCGCGGGCAGTTGTGACAGGGGTTATACATCTGTAGGTTCTCCTTTCAAATGAGCGTTTTGTGGCGTCCTGTTTCTTTGCGAAAGCGCAAAATACTGAAGTATGCGTCAGCAGGGTGCTGTGGCAAATCAGCAACTGCCTTAAACACCTCATCAATGCAATGTACGGCGAGTTCACGCTCACGAAGCAGGGAAGAAAGCATCTCCGCTGCGGCCAGCAGTTCAGTGCTGCCGGAGGCAGCACCGGACCGCTGAAGGCGGACGACCATTGATTTTACTTCTTCGCTTGGAATGTAGGTCTTTTCCATGTCGTCCTCCACCGCAATTACGGTCTCCACGGTGAATTGTGGAGTTCTTCATTGATTTGCTTTATTGTTTTTTCCTGCCACCGGTTGACGTGCTTCGTCCTTGTGAGATTAAGCTCACCAACCTTGTGAAGAGTGATACCAACTGAGCCAAAGTGCAGCCACGTACCCTCGGAAACGGATACTGTGCAGCCTTTTTTCGCACCCTTCAGCCGCTTCTTCACCGACGTGACCATTGCTTGCGTGACAATGCTCTTAGGACGTCCGGCCATCATACATACCTCGGACGGTACTCGCAGAGTCCCTGTTCAGGGTCCCATTTACTCGGAGGAAGTTCCTCATAGCAAATACCTGTCTTCTTGCTGGTAATCTTGATGGGATAGGGGAGAGATGCGTTATCCTCGTCATAGCACGCAATGTCAATGCCGATGTTGCGGATTTCCGTTCTGTAGGGCGAGAACTTATCGCCAAGCTCCTTCTTGAGATGTGCAATGAGCGCATCATGCAGGTCTTCGAAGGGAATCGACAGGTCGGCGACGACAGGATACCATGGGAAATCCTTCAGCCGATAGGTCGTTCTTACCAAAGCACCATCTTTCGTCCAGCAGTGGACGTGGGGAAGCAGGTGGTCAGGGTTTTCGGCGATAAACTTACGGTTCCAATCTACGACCAAGTCGTAGATATCCTTGCCATCGAAGATACCGTAGGTTTCATAGCATGGTTCGCAGATGAATGTCCCGTCGGGACACGCAACGTAACCCCTGCGGTCAGCGCGGAGGTTTTTGGTGTTGTTCGTGTCGGCAAACAGCCAAGAGAAACTACCCATGCCTCACACCCCCTCCATCTCGATACATGGCGTCGGGTATTCCACCGTCACGCCACAGTTTGGGCAAAGAGAGGGCATTTCGCCGACATCGTTACACACCAGCTCCTCTCCGCAGATACAGCAACGGAAAACGCCATCGTCGCTGAGGTCAGCGACGGAAGGCCACTTGAAGAAAAACGTCTTCAGTGCCTCCATCAGCTCTTCGAAGGTCAGCTCAATGTTATCCACCAGATAGACCTTGCCGTCGGGCGTGCCGATAGTGACACCGTGGACATACTCTCCGTTCTCAGGGCACATCCTGCAGTCGGAGAACCAGTCCTTATAGAGTGCCTTGGCGTCCGCCGTGACAGTGGCGTAGGAGTTGTCCATGCGCTCAAAAGTGAAGCGCACGTCAACACATTCAGCGGGCCAGTCACGTTTAACTGTATCAAGCGCAAATTTCAGGTCCATACCTTAAAACTCCTTTCCTTCAAACGGCGAATGTGTCGAGAACGCTTTTGTTCAAGCTAACCTTGACAAGATGCGCTCGCAGTGCCTCCTTAATGCGCGGCCACTCGCGCAGCAGCGCCATACCCGCTTCAACGTAGGTATCGAAAGAGGAGCCGCTGTCGTTGTCCTTTTTGACAATGGCGAGCCCAAGGTATCCGGTTCGACCACTGACGGATTTATCCGTGACCGTGATATGGTATTTGTTCTCAATCCCATTTTTATCACCGTAGTACATCTTCTCTTCGCCGAAATCTACCGTCACGCTTGTGCCGCACATATGGGGGCAAATCTCAGACACAATGTAATCTTCGATTTTTTGAAGATTACTTCTCAGTTTCTGATGTTCTTCACTTGTAAGTCTCATATCCATTTCTCCTTTCTTAAAAAAGCATTTAGGCGAAAAGTGGGGTCTCGATACGATTCGAGACCCCACCCTTCTCTTGCCTTACAGAAATTTTTTGCGGGGAAATCAGATGGCTTAGAACGGCAGGTCGCTGTCATCCACATCGTTCAGCTCATAGAAGCCGTTGGGAGCGGGCTGGCCGTAGGTCATGTTCGGCTGACCCTGCTGCTGAGGCATGGGGGCGGGCTGACCCTGCTGAGGCATAGCCTGCTGGGGAGGATAGCCGCCCTGAGGAGCCTGCTGCGGCGCGGACTGCGGATACGCAGGGGCACCATTGGCAGCGGGGGCGCCGAAGGAAGACTGGTAGCCCTGAGGAGCCTGCTGCTGGGCATTGGGGTCCATGCAGGAACCGCTCCGGTTGCGGATGAAGTGGAAGTCGCTGACAGAGATGCTCAGGCTTCTGCCGGGAGTACCATCCTTGCGCGTATACTGCTGAATCTTCGCGGAACCGGACAGCCACAGCACAGGATTGGCGTAGTTGCCGTTTTCCGCCGTCACCATACGCATGAACCGCTCGGCGGTCTTCTCCCACATGGTGCAGTTGGCCCACACGACGTTCTTCTCGTTCTCCACGAGAGTCCCCTCGCCAAACGCATAGTCCAGATTGCTCTTCCTGTTCTGGATGGGGATGGAGAAGTTGACGTAGGCCTTGCCCTCCGCCGTGTGCTTCAGACCGGAGCAGCGAGTGACAGCACCCTCAATATCGGTATAGATATAGGGCTCGCCGTTGCTGTTCACGGCACTGATGAAGTGGGCGGTCGTGTAGAACTTCCGGCCCTGCTGCTGACCGTTCTGCGGTGCAGCCGGCTGCTGAGGCGCAGGAGCGGGCTGACCCTGCTGCTGGGGATAGACTCCCTGCTGGGGATAACCCTGCATCTGCTGCTGAGGGTAGCCATAGGCGGGCTGACCCTGAGGCGCACCGTACTGGGGCTGTGCCGGAGGGTACTGGCCCTGCGCCTGAGGATACCCATACTGAGGAGCCTGCTGCATACCACCGTTGTTGTTCTGATAAGACATAATTTTCTCCTTTCTTCCGCACGAAGGCGGACCAAATCCCAAAAATGTTTTGTTTTTTTGTGAGGTTGGGATTTGGTTATTGATGTAGTTTTTTATATTAAAAAAGACAGCTATCCTTCAAAAAGGATAACTGTCTTTGATAAATGATGGTGTCTTGAAACGGAGATAAATCTCCTTATAAAAATATCTTCGTAATTATACTACTATACTACCACGTTTCATTATTTTGTCAACAGGACAAGGCGAGAAAAAATGAGGATTTTCCCTGTGGTTATTGCACGTGTGAAATTCTTCTGATATACTTTATAGCACGATAGAGAGGGGGCTTTTGTATGGGCCATTATGAGCGTATTTCGGTTGGCGATAAGATAAAAGAGCTCGCCACCAACGAGATTATAATTCGGATGTCCTTTGATTCCTCGATAGGATGGAAGCTCGTTGTCGGCTTCCCTGAAATAAGAAAGGACGAAAACGACGCCTTTATATACGGAGATTTACTGGCGGCTTTCACTGTGGTCATGGATACACCATTCTTCTTGTTCTCCTTCGGAGGCGGGCCGTGGATGGATACGCCGTTTGAGCCGCGTATAGATGCCTCGCTGCCCTCCTTTGACATACAACTCGATGACGGTGACGGACTTGGCCTTCTCGTCATGTCTGTGGACACGAAGTATGGTGAGGTAAAGGGCTTCAGGCAGGTGGGGCTTGGGCATGGACTTAGCATGAAGGTGCTCTCCGTTATGCGAGAGCTTCAGCAGCGTCCGCCCATAACACAGGAGGAACACAGGAGGAACATCGAGCGGGCTTATCGTACATACGGGCTGCCGGAAGATATGCTTCGCACGGTGAAACCCGATGAGGTATTTGCCATCATTAACACCTGAATAATTGTAAATGAGAAAAAGCAGGGTGCTATGCACCCTGCTTTTTGTTTGTGTCAGCGTCAGACTCGTGCAACTCAGTGTAGAGCCAGTCGCCAAGCAGCGTATAACGCTTGTCGGTTTTGTTGTTCAGGATAGCCTTTTTTAAGGCTTCGGCTTTTCCGACCATGATAACACAGTCCTTTGCGCGGGTAATGCCAGTATATACCAGATTCCGACGCAGCATGGCTTTGTGTTCGGGAGATACGACCATGATAACGATGGAATATTCACTTCCTTGGCTCTTGTGTACTGTAGTACAGTAGGCCAAGTCAATGTTTTCCATCTGCTCTGCATCGTAACGGAGCTGATGTCCGTCGTCGTTAAACTCAATCGTCACGACGTCTACCTTTTTTGTCGGGTCGTCCTTGGCGGATTCAAAGGAGATGGAGTGAATCACGCCGATGTCGCCATTCTTGGCAAAATCGGTGTTTTTCGTCTGCATCACTCTGTCGCCCTCACGGAACAACTTGTTATTGAAGATTGCAAAGTTCTTTGTAGGACTTTGGGGATTGATACGTTCCTGCAGCAGCTTGTTGAATCGGTTCACATTCAATGCACTCTTGTGCCGATAGGGGCAAAGAAGGGCTACATTGGAAGCACCTTTTGACAGAATAGCCCGCTGGTAGAGTTCGCATACAGCGTTCTCAATAACGGCGGGGTCTCCGGTGTTATCTTCCATGAACATAAACTGTTTTCTCGCAAAACGCAGGTTCACATCCCCCATTTGCATCTTCTGTGCGTTCTCCACGATGGGGTTTCCTTTGGCCTGACGATAGATAACGTCCAGCTTTGTGATAGGCACCACGCCGCTGCGAATCATTTCGTACAGGACATTACCGGCGCCGACGGAGGGCAACTGCTCAGGGTCTCCAACAAAGACAACCTGTGTTCTGCCCGGAATCTTCTGCAGCAGATTATATGCTACAAAAGAATCCATCATGGAACACTCGTCAATGATAAAGATGTTCCCAAACAGTGGTCCGTCACAATCTGTGCCGCCCACACAGTCATCACCACGCAAACCAATAGCAGAGTGAATGGTAGATGCCTCTACGCCGGTCTGCTCCGTCATACGGCGTGCAGCGCGGCCTGTGGGTGCCAGCAGACAGGGGAGGGAGTTATCCTCTCCGTAAATAGCCTTATGCACATACAAAACAGCTTTTGTAACAGTCGTTTTGCCTGTACCCGGTCCACCGGTAATGATGCTTACAGGGTTCTGGAAACAGTTTATCACGGCCTCTTTCTGCTTTTCAGCGAGGGTGATGTCGTTGTCCTCCTGATACTCCTTCAGTGCCCTGTTGATGCGCTCCGTGGAGATGGGCTTATGACTCCGCATGAGCCGTTTGATGTGGCGGCTGATGCCGTATTCCTGCTCAAAGCGGCTGGCGGAGTAGAGCATGGGTCCGGCCATGCGAATGTCCTTGCGCTGGCATCCACTGTTGATGGCCTTTTTACAGACCTCCTCAGTGATGCCTTTGCTTCGAACATTTTTATTGGCCACCCTTGCCATCAAGGAAGGCAATTCAGACACGGGGACACACATATGACCGGCGGAAGCCGCCAAGTCCAAAGTGTATCGCAGTGCCTCCCGTAGACGAGCCGGATTGTCGATAGCGACGCCCTGTTCCAGAGCGAAGCTGTCTACCATATCGAAGGAAAACCCCTTTACCTCGCAGACACGGTAAGTGTCGTGCTTCAGGATTTCCACCACATCCTCGTCTGGGAATGCCTTGAGTAGTGTTTGTACCTTCCGAAGAGAGAGGTTCGCATTGCGAAGAAGCCTTGTGACTTCGCGCTCTTTCTTCGTCTCGCTCAGAGCCACCTTCAGTCTGTTGACCATCTTCTTGGATACAGTGCGCCGTCCATACTTTACACCAATCAGCCGTTCAGGTTGGGTGTCCAGTATATCCCACGTCATATCCCCGAAGGTCTTCCATACTGCCTCGGAAGCAGCGGGACCGAACCCGCAGCGCAGGCTCGATAGGTACGATATTGTGGCGTCCTTGGTTTTCTTGAACTGATACTCAAAGGATTCGACCTTGAAGGATGAGCCGTACTTACTTCCTACAGACCAGTATCCGGTCATTGTAATGACCGTGTTCCGGTTTACGTTACGGTCCTCCGCATAGGGCAGACCATCGCCGGTGGCGACAAAGGTAACGTCTGTTTGTGTGTTCTGGCACTTAATGACCTTCCAGCCATCCTTTTCGTACAGTCGATAGATAGGAACGCAGGTGATTGTTTCAAGATTCTTGCTCATCACGCACGCGCTCCCTTCAGGGGAGGCGGCGAATGGGATTATAGTTGCCATGTCGCCGGCCTCCTTTATAATTTATTTCTTTTGAAAAAACTACTTTACCTGAATGGGATTATGCGGTCTTATTCTTGCTCTTCTTAATGGAGAACGTCCGAGTTTTGCAGGGGATATCCACGATGCAATCACGGAACTTTTCCGCCAAATCGGGGTTTGTTCCGTAGAGCGTGTCAATGAGCAAATCCAGAACATCACGCTTAATCTCCGTGCCCTTACGAGGACTGTTCTTGACCTCGTATGTCTCGTCGTTGATGGTGATGAGTCCTGTATCCATATCGGGACCCAGTGCCTCAATAAGAGGCAAGGACGCAGACTTTCGCTTTTCGTCAAGAGCCTTCTTCTGCTTATCCAGCAGGGAAGACTGCTCAGACAGCTCCAGCCACTCAGAGACCTTATCGGCGAGGTCATCGGGAAGCGTGCGCGTGGCTGTGGCCTTTCCAGCCGTGGAAGCCAGCCCGTTGAGCACCTGAATTTCCTTCTCCATGTCACCGGTATACTGAGGAACGCTGTTGTTCTCAACGTAAGTTTCCCACCAGTCTGCCTCAGCCTCAAGCTGGTCGTGCTCTGCTTCCGCATCACGGGGCATAAACCGCCGCTTGAACTCAGACAGGTCATAGGAGGAGCCCATATACAGGTCTCCAGCCTCGTAATCGTGCGTCAGAATGGCGCCGATAAACGTACCCTTGATGCGCTCGTCGTTCAAAACAGCGGGATACTGCCGCATCTGGGGGACATACTGGGGCGGGACCTTATTATTGACCCACGCCGCGAAATTCTGCTCCTTGGTCGTTTTCGCCTCGAAGACGAACAACTCGTTGTTCAGTTCCACGATGGCGTCAATGTTCGCCGTAACACAAGGGAACTCCTTACTGCGGAACATTCTGTATTCGGGGATGCGCTTGGCGCCGGTAAGCGCACAAAACGTATTCACGACTACATTTTCCAAGAAGTGTCCGCGAACAAACACGGAGCTGTTGCTATCCTCCCGCTTCAGGTTAGGATTTCCAACCTTGTCATGGTACAACTCCGTCTGCGTGCGATAGTGGGACGAGCCCATAATCACAGCCGCATCAGAACCGCCAATGCCGAGATGACGGATAGCCTCCCATTCATGGGTGGAAACAAAGCGGCAGTCAACGACGGTCTCCGCGTTGGGCCACTCCATACGGGGCTGGGGCAGAGGCTTCGTTTTGCCGTAGAGATTGCTCTCGAAGAGAACGGCATCGCGCAGCTCCTCCGGCGTCAAAGCGTCAAAGTCGCCATTCTCTGCCTGCATCCTCTTGAACACCTCCGCTGCGGTTTCCGCGAACGACTCCACCGGCAACAGAGCAGCGACGCAGAGGTCCTTCGCCGCCTCCAATACCTCCATGCGCTGCCGGATGGCAGCCATGGTGTTGATGAACGGGATTGCAGCACGCGGGTCCATCCACATGGGAACCGCTGTGGGGAGATTGCACTCAAAATACATTTTTCGTTTTCTCCTTTCTATGTGTGAGGGTAGGGTGCGGCTAACGCCGCACCGCACCCTCCATATACGCTTCAATGCTCCACTTGTTCTTAAACCGCTTATTTACGGTACTGATGGGGTCGGTGCTCATAAAATCATCGCGGAGGCGACGGATTTGTGCCGCTTTGGTGCCTGCACAGTATTCCATAGAGCCCGTGCGAATCATCTTTGTGATATGACGCTTCATGCCGTTTGGAGTGAAAGAAACCATTGTGGGACGTTTACTGTCCTTATGAAACAGTAAATATACGACTTTCACTGGCCATCACCGTCCTCATCGTCCTCGTCGGCGTCATAGACGTCGTCGGAAAAGACCAACGTGGTATTGAAGTCAACGACTTCAGACACGCCATACGTGAAGCTCATCAGCTCGAAGCCGTGCCTCGTGCAGATTTCGTCGGGGACGTTGAGGAAATCGCCGTAGTTGAATTCTCCACAGTTGTGCTCGTACATATCCAAGCCGTCCTTCGTGTGGCAGAATTCGACAGCGGCGTCACGAATGGCTTTTTCGAGGTCGAAATCCTCGTAGGGGATGGAAAACACCATTGTGGTGATATCCACATTCAGCCCGTCTCGGTCCACCGCGTTGATGACCTTCGTGACTCTCGTAATCATATCCGCATAGTATCCATCACCATTTTCGTCATAGACAACATACAGCTCCTCGCCATTGTCAGTATCGTCGCAGAGATGTGCGTCACCATCTACATCAACAGTGAAAGACATCTCGCGCTTATCGGGAAGACGGTGGCAAACCTTGTCACCGCCCCTCAGCTCGCGGAACGGAACGTAAAGCATAACACCATCGCGCTCGACACGGACGGGTGTGTTCCCGTTCCCGAACACTTCAAAAATCGAAGCCATACTCATTTTTCTCCTTTCTTTATTTTGTATTGAAGTTCAGGGGCGTGAACAGTTTAGAAATCTCGTCCGGTTCGTCGGGCAAGGGTTCTGTAACACGGTTCAGCTCGTTATAAGCGCCGAGAGAACCTTCAGGGTAGGTGGTGTCCACCTCGCCGGTTTCATAGCGAAAATGCAGCGCGATAGAGCCGTCCTCAGTGGTCTCGAAGCACGGCTCGACCGTGAGCGATTCCACGTCGGTGAAGTCTATCAGTCGGCAGCCATCCTCGTCGAAGGGGCTGTGTAGGGTAATACTCACCTTAGAACCAATACCATAAGGGCCTAAGATGTAAGGCTTCTTGCCCTTTCTGTTGGAGATATACTCCGCTAAGGGGACGATAACCTCATTGAGCCAGAAAGGACTCTTGATGTTATCCGCATCCTTCTTACGCCCCTCAGCGATAAGATGCCTTCGTTCTTCTTCAGCAGCCGCATATTTCTCGTCAAATGCGGCGATAAGCTCGCTTACCTTCATGTTTTTTCTCCTTTCTCAGAATGGCAGCTCAGGCAATTTGAACCGCCCTGTCGTCCCAGTATTCGTCAGCGCCGATTTTGCGTGCATCGCCACCGAAATAGGCAACGCGGAGAGGCTCGGCCTCGTTCACGTAATCGAAAGTCAACCCAACCTCCGCGCAGGCGCGGAGAGCCTCGTTGAGAGGCTCCCCGTGCCGGCAGGTCCAAAGGATAAGAACAGTGCCAGCGGCCTGCTCTGCCTTTGCACGGTTGATGACATCCCACTTGGGTTCGTAGATGTGGGGAAAGTCCGTGACGAACAGCGTGCCATCGAAATCAACGGCAATGCAGCGGGGGAAGGGAAGGTTGGCTTCCACCTGAGGCACAACAGTTGTTCTCAGGTCAGTTGCCATACAGCTCCCTCCTTACTTCGCTTTACGAGCTTCATAGTGCCACGTGTGCAGGGCTTGGTAAGTTTACCATCCTCCCAGCGAACATTGGCGCAAGGACTGACGCGCCCACACGCAGCACAATAGCGGACAGAAAGCCCAACTACGGTCCCTTTTGCGCTCCCGTCCCTGCTCAGAACGGCGTCGCCAAAGCAAATGTTACTCATCGGCGCCGCCCTCCTTCTCGAACATCTTTTCATATGCCGCGTTGACACAGCAGTCAACGCAGTCGTTGTCCGTGCAGTTTTCCTCGTTAATCTGCTGGCGGCAGAACTTGGAAAAAAGACACTTGAAGGAGGAAACCTCCTGAGAGGAAAAGTCGTTGTTGGCATAAATGCTCATTTCTTTTTCTCCTTTCTTTACGATGCCTGCTGGAAGGTGTAGCTCTGACGCCCCCATTCGACGGTGCCGCCAACGTCGTACTTTGCCCATTCCTTATCCATGTGAAGGATTTTCGCCACCTGCTCCTCCAGATTCGTGATGGTCGTCTGGGAAGCACCGGCTTCCTTGGCGTAGAAGGGGATGTCCGACATGGACAGATATACGTCGTGCATGGGGACAAAGGGCATACCCGCAGTCAGTCTGGCAAGGTCCTTTCTGGCCTCGTCAGCATACTTTTTAGGCAGCCCCAGCTTGTTTGCAAGGCCGATAAGCACATTTTCAGGGTGCTCGACCTGCACGCTGGTCAACTTGTCCAGCGCCTCGGTCATGTCGATGAACTGTGCATACAGACCGTCCAACGCCTCCTCAAAGGCGGGAACTCCGTCCTTGCCGTTGCTGCTTCTGGTATGCTTGACAGCAATGCCATCAGTGAAGCGAACACAGTTGCCGGCTGGCTTCTGGAAATAGGGTACTGCCGTGGCGCAGCTATTGCCGGTATCAGAGGAAAAGAACTTGACGACCGGCATCATGTTCATAGAATGAACTGATGTAATGCCGTGTGCGTCCAGTGCATCCTCATAGATAGTCAGCATTTCATCCTGCTTGTCAGGCAGTGCCCACATACATACCGTGGCACTGTGGCTGTTCTCTCCGCCGAGGAATTCCACCTTACCGAACCTGTCGTTCAGCTTCCGGATGGTTGCTGTCAGAAGCTCGGAGATGGGCATAACGCGGTAGCCGCCGCCGTTATCGGAATGCAGGGCCGCGATGCGTCCATAACGCTCCAGAAGAAGGGTCAGGCTCTTATCCGGCGCCGCACGAAGCCCGTTATTCAGCACCTCTGCGGAGCAGTAGGGCGTCATACGGGAGAATGCGGAGCCGAACAGCTTCGCGGTGTTATGCAGGGAACCGATGGCGGTGTCGCGCAGTACCCATGCGTTGGGCTCGTTGGTCACAATGAAGTGGGAACCCATGCTGGGGTCAGCGGCTTCCATCGCCGCATCCAGCGTCACCTTGCGGGTCAGCATGGGGTCGTCAGCGATTTTCTGCACCACAATTGGAACCTCAATGGGCTCCAGCGGTACTACGTGGATGCTCTTGGATGGAACACCGGGCAGCCAGCGGCTGTTCTGCTCCATCTCCTGAACTTCCTGCAGAAGCTCGCTCTCCACGCTCGTGACAAAGCGGTAGTTGTCCTGCTCTCTGTTGATAGCTCTTTCCATGATTTTTTCTCCTTTCTTGAGCCGCCTTCCGTCTCAAAACGGTCAGGAAACTTATGCTCACACGAAATTTAAGAGGTAATATATATGAAAAAGACAGTTACTCCACATAAGGGAATAACTGTCTTTTGTAAATGATGTGACTTGAAAAACGGAGATAAATCTCCTTATAAAAATATCTTCGTAATTATACTACTATACTACCACGTTTCGTTATTTTGTCAATTCTTTTTGGCGCGAGCATATTCCAAGTTTTGTGTGGGATTTTTGTTTTAGAGGTCTATTTCAATCAAGCGACTTCTTCCAACGTTTGTGTGTGGTTTGAGTTCTTCCCCACAAAAAACTTTAGAGGATGCGTAGGTTCCCGTAAATGTTTTTGTGGGGAGCTTGAAAATTCCCACAAAAAAAGAGGAGCCTAAAGCTCCTCTTTTTTAGATAACACCCCCATCGTGGGTGATGATACAAAAGCAGCCATCCTTACTATAGCTGCCGCAATACTCGTTGCCGGCCTCATCAATCCAAACGGGATACTTTCGATTGTCGTCCATACCGTAATGGACATCAGGCAGCCTTCTCAGCTTGCCAACGACAGTGAAACCAACGCTTTTCGCGTATTCCCTGACAGTCATAGTCTACAGCCCCCTTATAGTCCAATTTTCTCTTGAAGCTATTGCAAACAGCAACGCATGGAAAATCTGTTTTTCCTCAGAAACACCCTTGTCGCACTGCAGCGCTGAAACCAGCTCGCCGGTCTCGACGATGCGGTAGCCCGCCATGAGTCCCGTAGTGGGCAGGCAGTCCATCACATACTCGCGGTCGTCGATGCGAAAACTATGCAGTGCAAACGACGGAGTTCCCGGCGCAGCCTCATGGATGCGAGGGTCGAGGAATTCCGCGATTTCACGATGCAAAATAGGCATCTCGATTGTCCTTATCATAGATTTGCTCCTTTCATCCCCTGCATCCCCTCAAAAGAGAGGACGCAGGGGCTTGTGTTATTCGAAAATTATGCTTCCCGCACGGGCGGCCACACATAGTTAGAGGGATACATCCCGTGGTATTTGTGTGAAAACGCCCGCTTTGCGGCCTCAGCGCTCTTGTAGCCATAGCCCTGCGCGTCATCGTAAATGATGCCGATGTTCTCGGCATCCACTACGATATAGCGGAACAATGCCGCCCCATCGTAACGATGCGGATACAGTCTCGCAGAGACGACACAGGGTTTCGGGCCTACCACCGCGATGGGCAGCAACGTGACAGTGCCGTAAATGGCGTTCTTGAGATACCGCTTTTCAGGGAATCTCAGAAGGCTCATGCTTCATCACCGCCAGTGACCGCCTCGTAGCAGAGACGCGCCTGCAGGATGTTCAGCACTTCCTCGACGGCGTTCTGCCAAGTGGAATTCACGTCATTGTTGCAGTCGGCATCGTGCTCAAACTGAGCAACGATATCGTTCAGCACATAGTTCGGAGACTCCTCATCGACCAGAGATATCGGCTCAGTGTCACCGAACTTTTCCTTGAAGCTCTCCAGCTTCTCGGCGTCGTCCTCATTATCAGGGTCGAAGTCGCTGACGTCGAAGCCCAGATACGTGCAGAGCTGGCCTTCCGCATCCATCAGCCGGTAGTATCGCTCCTGTTCACGATATGCGGTCTCCAGCTCGCTGCAGGACAACTCGATTTCGACGGTGATGGTGTTTTTGGTGTCGGGAATCTGAATGTTACGGGTAATAGTCATTTTTTCTCCTTTCTTTTTTCAAAGCTGCCGGTTACACCAGCAGCGACAAACCAATGCGAACGGTCTTCAGTGGAAACTGCTCCGTGTCGAGACGGAAGGAGGTTCCACAATCGAAGCAACACACCTCCGGACCGTACACATTGTCGTGTTTCGGACCGAACTTCACGCTCCCGCAAATGGGACAGGCCGCGCAGAGAAGTGTAGGGCTCTTTACCTGCACGTCCATCTTGCTCGCGCCTGATGTGGCATCCGTCCACCCCGCTAAATAAGCGGGGGAGACACCCAGAACGGCAGCAAAACGCTCCAGCGTGTTGAGAGGGATATTTTCCACTCTGCCCGCCTCGTACTTGTAGACGGTTTGAGAGGTGACATCGCAGCTCTTAGCCAGCTCTACCTGCGAAATACCAAGTGCTTTGCGAGCGTTTCGGATTCTGTTGCTCACAACGTTGCCCATCATGCTGAAACACCTCCGTCCAATGGCTGCCAACAGACGTCCATTTTGAAGAAGGATATGAACGGTTTTTCCAGACCGTTTGCTTCAGCAAAAGACCTTGCTTTTTCCTCGGTTTTGAATGCAATGAAGCTCTGAAGACCCCCATTGAAGTAGATGCAGCAGGCCCCGATTGGAGGAGAAGCAAAGAGGTCAATGCCGAGCGTCTCATCCTGCTGATAAAGCAAGGAAACATAGGTCTCAAACACACCTTTTACCGGCCTCAAGGCATCGAGGTCATCCATATTGGAGCCATTGGCTTCAATGAGTTCAGTAATCTTCGCAATATCTGTTTTCTTGAACACCTCGCGAATACGAGGGTCAAGGCAAAAATAAGTAACACGAAGAATTTCGCTCTCCAGATTCTGAATCAGTTCTTCAAGCGGGGTAGACTGATTGCGAGCGAGGTAAGCCTCTCTTTCCGCGTGCTCCAGCCATATGCCAATGCCCTTAATGTTCGCCTCCGCAGCGGAAGCGAGTTTTTTGAAAGGTATTTTGACAGTCTTGGTTACAACAAGAAAGCAAAAGGCAAGATAGTAGCCGACCTCACTCAGCGTTTCGATGACCGCCTTAAAGTTTTTTGTCATGTCTTTCCTCCTTTCTGAGAAAGAACGTGGAGGCTCAGACGCGGTCGTGTACGCAATCGCCATTCCCATCCATCACTGCTTCGTGCTGGAGGAAGGTGTCGTGGTACAGAGCCTTGCCGAACGCCTTGCAGACGGGGCATTCCCAGCTCACCTCCGTACCATCGTTGTAGTCGATGTCACGGTCGCCCTGATATTCGACCTCAGCGCCGCATACAGGGCAAACATCCTCCTCATCGCCGTTAGGGTGAAGGAACGGGATGCGCCGACCCATCGGGTCCTCGAACGGCTTTACGATGCGCTGAACAAAGGCGAGCAGCACGTCAATATCAGCCTTTGCCATCAGGAGCATGACCTCTGCGGCGGATTCTTTCACATCCGGTGGGAATACCCCCGTAATGGTCTCCACCAGTGCAGCAGGATGCTCCATGGCGCGAGTCAACTTACGACCCGTCGTGAGAAGCTGGTACAGAGCCAAGACGCACACCGTGTGTCCATACTCGCTGTATGCCTTGTCCAGAACCTCATATGGCGTGGACTCAGCAACACTGTGATGAGCAAACAAATGCGTGAGTTCTGCATCGTACTTTTTGTTTTCCATGATTTCTCCTTTCTCCCAGCCTGTGATAAGGACTTACGGGAACAAAAATGTAGTAAATATATAAAAAGACAGTTGTTCTCAAAAGAGAGCAACTGTCTTGAATATGATGATGTGACTGAAAGCGGAGATAAATCTCCTTATAAAAATATCTTCGTAATTATACTACTATACTACCACGTTTCAGTATTTTGTCAATAATTCTGTGGGTAAAAAGAGAGGGCTACCATAAAGGTAGCCCTCAGACGTTGTAAAAATCTCCTTTCAGGGGCGAATTGCATCAACGCAGCCATTTGTCTCCTTGCTTAAAGTAGACAGCGTTTCGTTACAAGCCGTATCTGCACCCTCTAAAATCAATCGCAAGAACTCGCTGAGTTCTTCTGATTGGTGTTTAATAGATTGGTACAATACTGTTCTTTTCGCACCTTCCCCTGTCACTTTGCACTTTGCTTGCACTTTCACCAAAGCGATAACTCGCTCAAACACCTCATCAAGATTCTCTCTCGTAAGTGCTTTATAAATGTTATCCTTTTGGGAATCTTCAAGCGGTTTCACAGCATTTCGACAGGACTCATATATGACTTTTGCCAGTTTTCTGGGGCTTGCACCAGACAGCTCATCAGCCCGCGCAAGAGCATCATTACTGAGCCCAAGCAAATAATCTGAAGAAATACAGTAGATTTCCGAGATTCGCTTGAGATATTCCCCGCTGGGAACGACTTTCCCTTGACGCCACTTCGCAATTATCGCCGCCGAAACATTGAGCTTTGTGGTTGCCGTTGCTGATGTATCACCGTTGGCAGCCATCAACGCACGGAAACGTTTACCGAAAACCTTAGCCGTCTCTTTTTCAAAGTTTTCCATCTGTACCTCCATCAAAACGGCAAATCAACAGACCCATCTGTCAGAGATACAGATACGGACTCAGTAGCGGGCTTCTGCTGCATCGCCTTCAGAATAGCGTTCTGTTGCTGCAATAACGCATTCTGTTGGGAAATGAGAGAATTCTGTTTTGCCATAAGCTGTAGCGCCGAGTTGTAGAAGGCTCGTGCGGGAACAGCCGGATATGCCGCCTCATCGGGGATGTCTTTTATCTGCTGGGTCTCAGATTGACCCAGCAGATAATCAACAGAGACATTGTAAACATCCGCAATTTTAGCGAAGTAATCAATGCTCGGCACGATACGCCCACGCAGCCACGTTGAGACAGCTTCCGGAGCGACACCGATAATCCTTGCAGCTTCCGTCACGGAGTCGCCGTTGTCTTCCATCAAAGACGTAAAACGTTCGACAAAAGACTTTTTGAGCTTTTCCAAAAAGGCATCCATTGTGGGCACCTCCCTTACAGGCAGACAGTTTCCGCTGAGACCCGCATGGCACGCAGGGTGCAAAGGTCCATATCGGGATAGACGTCCATCACCGTTTTCCGCAACTCATCGAGGGTCTTGAAGTCTCTGTCAATGAGCAGAACAGGACCGCTGGTATCGTACCAGTTATCCTCGTTTTCCTCGGAATAGATATCTTCATCTTCGTCGATGGTGCCGCAGTAAATCTGAGCGTCTCTGACGTAGGGGCCGTCCGTGAAGACCATATACCGTCCGGCCTCAGAAGCCTTGTCCGCGACGCTGGCCGTGCAGCCCGCATCGCATTTGCTACAGAAATCGTCGCAGCCATCCTCGTGGATACGTGGCGCGGCGCCGGTAATGAACGGAGCGCGGCAAATACCGGAAGCATCTGCAAGGGCGCACAACTCAGAGTCGCACTCGCAGCACAGCTCGTTCCGATAGGTCAGAGTAGCGATGGTAGCGGTGTTGTCCTCGCCACGACCATAAAGCAGCGCAGCGATGCCTTTGGAATAGCGTTCGTCGAACCAGTGCCAGATGTCCTCGCGAGGAGTTCCGGCGGGGAAGTGGAGGAATGCCCCCTCCATCTTTTCGGTGTCCGGATTCATCGGGACATCGGCGAACTCATCCCACAGCTTTTCCAGCTCGACGTCTCTCTGCTTCAAGCTCATAAACTTCACTGCCTCCACTTGTCCCTCCAGAGCGGCGATACGCTTTTTCAGCTTATCGTACTTCACGGCATGAGCACAGGTGACATCAGGAACGTCCCTATTGTAGCAGACATCGGAGCAAAAACCAGATGCGGGGCAAGCCCTACAACGATTCTTGTTTGTCTTTTTCTTTTTCTTGAAATCCATGATTATTTTCTCCTTTCTTTTTTTGCATAGCCTTTACGCTTCGGCAAGGTCAGAGTAGCTGTCCGCACTCTTCACCACACGAACCGACTGTACCGTGTCCGTGGGGAAATTGTTTTCAGCACAGAAATCGTTGAAAAGCTGCGCCAGCTCTTCAAGACCGGCGGAAGTGTCCACGCGGTATACATCGAATTCCGTCTCATCGTCTTTCCCATCGGCGTCGATGAAGCCAATGGTAACAGACTGCCACTGTCTCATCTTGCTAACGCATATCTCTTTACCGTTTTTTTTCAACAAACTCCTTCAGGGTCATCTCTGCTTCTCCTTTCTTTTTTTTCAGCAAATCATCTCGAACATCTCATCGGGAGAGATATCAAGAAGCTCGGCGCCGACGGATACAAGCAAATTTCTGGCATCCTCGTCTTCGGTTTGGAGGTAAGCCGACTGTACCGCGTTGGCGACGTCCTCAGGAAAAATCACTGTGTTCACCGAAGACACCTCCTTACGCCTGTCGGCTTACGATGCTCTGCTCTTCCGCAGTGAGAAGTACATCATCATCGCTCTCACAATGGCCGGCGTTCCAGCTCACACTGGTTGCCTTAGCGTGCAGAACATTCTCGATGAGTGTAACCGCATTGTCTGCGAAGCTCTCCAAATCCGCATTGGAGAAAGCGAACGGCACCAACCTCTGAATGATGACGTCGAAGGAGCCATCATCGTAAGTGTGCGTGCCGGCACCGCTGCCGAAGTTCGCTTTCAGCTCCTTTCTTACCTCACGCATATCGGAGGGACGGGAGAACGCGGCTCTCAGCCAAAAACGCATCTTGTCCGTTCCAGAAGCTGCATCGTGATAGACATGGCAGTGGCACATATCGCCGCAGATGTCGCGGACACGAGTGCTGGTTTCGGATGAGTGGGAAGCCTCAGGTGCGGAGTTGGAACCCTTCAGTTCAACAAAGGTCCCGTTTTCCAGATGCTCGCTCGCCCATTCGCCGATACTGCCAATTTCATCAGAAGGAACCTCAACGATATAGGCCGGTCCGACATCGGGATAGACCTTGATGCGGACAACTGCCACATTGCACCCACCAACGTTGCTGATGTGTTGGAACTGATAGCCGATTTCGGGTGAGGGGGAAGCCTCAGGTGCGGAGTTGGAATCCTTCAGTTCAACAAAGGTCCCGTTTTCCAGATGCTCGCTCGCCCATTCGCCGATACTGCCAATTTCATCAGAAGGAACCTCAACGATATAGGCCGGTCCGACATCGGGATGGACCTTAATGCGGACAACTGCCACATTGCGTCCACCAACAGGGGTTTTCTTGAACTTCGGCTTGCCATCGGGCGTGCCGAACTGTTCCTCGAACATGGAAATATAGTTGCTGATGTGTTGGAACTGATAGCCGATTTCGGGGGTGTAGTTTGCGGTGAAGCAGTAGAGCGCGTGACCGATACCCTCGCGGGAAATCCACCACGAAATCTTCTTGTTTGCCCCGTTACGCACCGGCGTGAAGTTGTAGAGCCCATACACAAATGGGATACCGACACGAACGGCGCCACTTTGCACCTGCCTATTGGACGAAAGTTCATCCCACGCACCGCTTGCGTTTACGAAGCGCCCCACAAGGACGTCCGCACTGCACACGGCAACAGAATCAGCTTCGCAGGGCTCAACACCAACCAGCTTCGCATAGTTTACCTTGCGAAGCCCTACAGTAGCCGGCACAAATGCACCGTCGCGGTTGGTGGCTGCCATCATAACAGCAAAACCACACTCGGTAATTTCACCGGTGACGGCAACCTTATCGTAGACAGTCTCCATGTTCTCGCCAGCGTACTCGAAAACAACATTAGTTTTCATGTTTTCTCCTTTCTCCCGGCCTGTGATAAGGACTTATGGGAACAAAAAATGTAGTAAATATATAAAAAGACAGTCGTTCCCAAGCGAGAACAACTGCCTTGAATATTTGATGTGACTTTGAATCGGAGATAAATCTCCTTATAAAAAATCTTCGTAATTATACTACTATACTACCACGTTTCGGCATTTTGTCAATAATTTTGAACGAAAAGAAAAAGCTCCCTTCGGGGAGCTTTTTCACACATCTGTTAAAAGATTGCAGCGACCAAATCACGAGCAGAAGCTAAAATATCTTCCGGAACATGGTCAACAACTTTGTGCGGCCTTGCGTCGATATCCACGACTCGTACGTGTTCGCACAGAATGGAACCTTGTGTCGTTGTTCTCTCGTCGAGAAGAATGTGCATAGGAAAACGCTTAACTGTGCTTGTAATGGGGCATACAGCCACAAGGTGCGTCAACCGATTATACGAGTCATTGCTCACGACAAGAGCGGGCCTATATCCAGCCTGCTCATGCCCAACAACAGGGTTGAAGTTGAGCAAAATAATGTCGCCTTGCCTTACCATACTTCCCGTCCTTGTGGGGAACCCCAGTCGATTTCGGTCGGCTTATAGTCCCCATCATACCCTTCAAAGAGCTCATCAATCGTTTTAAGTTTATTTGCCTTTTTGATAATGAGCTTATCACCATCGGCTAAAACTTCAAGGGATTCGTCTTCACTCCATCCCATTGTTTCCAAAACGTATTTTGGAAGCCTTATACCTTGGCTATTGCCCCACTTCTTTAGGGTAGTTTTCATACGGCTCACAAACCTCCTCATTCGGGATATACCGAGTATATCCCGAAGCGAAGAAGTTGTCAAGGCATCCTGAGTGATGGATGCGGTTCTCATTTGTCCCACACCTCCCCGTCAAAAAGCTGCTCCCGCAGCTCCTTCACGGTTTCCTTAATGGATTCCTGTGCCAGCACGTCGGTGCGAGCGATGGCGTTGATATAGTCGATGACCACGTCGCCCTTCTTGGTGAGGAAGACGCGGGCAATGACCTCGCCCTCGGCATTGTCGTCGGACGTGCGCCAAGCATCGACAGACACGGCAGCAACCACATCACCGCAACCAACGGGAGAGTCTTCACGGAAATCGTGACGGATTTCCGTCCAATAACCCTCCTTTTCGGTGCTGTTCGCTGTCTCATCCTTGACTTCGACCTCATAAGTGCCTGCATTCTTTTTCATAGTTTTTCTCCTTTCGTTTTTTGAATATTTCTTACTCGCGGATGTCATCAATATGCAGCACAACACCAACGCTGCACACATAGCCCTCATCGTTGAGAATGTCGAACTTGCGATGAGGGAGGTTGCAGATAACAGACCACGGGCAGACAGAGTCCGCAGAGGAATCATCGCACCAGCGAAACTCGATGTCTGGCTCGCCTGCGGTTGTCTCATAGAAGCCCTGAGCCTTACTCGCAGTCAGCTTAACACCATTAAAGGCGCCGATTTCCTGCGTCATAGCGCCCTCGATTTCCACGAGGTCATCCGACGCAGCATAGACTACTACAAGGCCTTTGACGGCCTCCAGAGCTGCAGGAACAACGTTCCGTTCGTTTCTGTTGTTCAGCTCTGTGGCCCAACGTTCCAGAAACTCAGCATGGGTGTCGTCTTTGACCTCCTTGGCCTGAGACGCAGCCTCTTTTTCCATCAGCTCTTTCAGCTTCGGGCAGTGGGCAGCAGGAACAGCGGTACAGAACCCACCTACGGCTGTGCAGTTGAAGTTATCCCTGTGGATGTGCTCACAGTTGACGCAGTTCGGACGATAGGTAGACTTGAGCACATCCAGCTCATGCCGAAGCGCGTAGATGGTTTCGCCTGTCTCTCGCATCTTATCGCTGATGGCTCCGACCAGTTCAGGCACAGAGGCGTCTGGGGCGGGTCCGAACCTCTCGCCCAGAATGCGGCGGAGGGTCTCGTTCTCCTGCCTGAGCGTCAGCAGCTCTTCAGGGTCAAGGAAAGTGTCCTCGAAAGCCGCCAGCCGGTCTTTCAGCCGGTTGCGGCAATAGAGGGTAGAGCACATCTCCTTTGCCTCGTTGGATTCGCTCGTGCGCTCAGATTTGCACCGATTGCAGTCTACGCAAGCCTGCCCATCAGGAAGGCGGATGGTGAGTCGCTCCATAATCAAGCTCCTTTCTCGCCATTATCATTGTCCACGATAAACGCCGTCATAAACTCGATATTGAGGTCTGTGAACGGCGGCATCTTATTGAGCGTTTCGGACATTGCACGCTCACCGCGCAACATCTCCAGAAACTCCTTTGCGGGAATGACCTCCGTATGGCGCTCCTTTTTGGGATACATGACAGGGGTGGACACGGCCACAACGCCCTCACTGCGGCAGTAGGACACATAGCAGCGGCGGTCGAAGTCTTCAAATTCCTGCGCCAGCATGACGCGGAACGCGACAGGATTGCCGTCCTCGGTCAGTCGAGTCCTATCAGAGAATATACGCTGATAGGCTTCCAGCCGCGTGTCGAACTTCTCAGGGCGATATGTGCAACCACGCATAGACTCCATGCGCTCGACAAACTGGTCGTGATGATACGGCCAAGAACCTTCGCCCTTCGCAGCCAGCTTAAAGTGCGTTTGGTCGATGAACCGGCAGGTGTAGACCTTGGGTTCAGCACGGTGGCCGTCGGAAATCAAAAGTTTTCCGCCGTTGGGAAGTGTGAATACGGGATTAGAGTGCCGGTCTCTGAAAACAATAGTCTTGTCGTAGCCCACGACCAGACTGTTTGGCACAATGTAGTACCTCCCAACAGGTCTGTCAGCTTTGAACGTCATAGTGTTTTACTCCTTTCTTCTTTTTAGGGGGGGCAGGAAGCCCCGCCCCCTCAGTTTCTCAGCAGCAGATGCACTCGTTCATCACGTCTGCCACGAGCTTGATGTCCTCAAAGGTGACGTTCTCCGTCACAGGGATGGCGACGTACAGCTCCCACTGGCAGAACGGGGTATCCGTGTCCTTGGGGAACAGTACGTCTGCGTGCAGTTTCTTCAGCTTCTCGTCCGCGTTCAGCTTCTCAGCCAGCTTGCGGCCAGAGTCCATCAGTGCCACGCGGACACCGACATCGCGCTTTCCTTTTTTGCTGGACATCTCCTCGCCGGCCTCTGCGATGACCAGCAAACACGGCTGACCGTTCACAGTGGCGATGTAGGTGGGGAAGCTCAGGCTGTCGGTCCAGCAGGTGAAATAGGCCCAGCGCAGCAGGGGAGGCACCTTCGTGTACCAGTCCATGTCTTCCACAGGAGGCTGATACTCTCCCTTCAGGAATGCTTCGTACTTTTCCTTATCGTACTCGGCGAGCTTGGTATCAAAGCCGGAGGGGTACAGTCCGGACGCTCCACGATAGTCGGGAACGTTGATGCTGCACAGGGAAGCGGTGTCATACCGCCCATCCCAGTCCTTGGGGGGCTTCTTGTCGGGGGTGTTGAACTCCCATACGAATACCTCCCCGCAGCCGTTGCAGAAAAACTGAGTTTCGTCGATGCTAATGATTTTGAACATTGTTTTTTTCTCCTTTCAATTTTTTGACTTACAAATCCATGAACGGGCCTTCGACCAGACATTGGTCCCATCTGCGATTGCGCGGCTCGTTGTGCCGCATAGCGTCGAGATAGCTCTGCGCCTGAGCCCTATCGCCGAAGACGATGGGCTGCACGCCATCATGGTCGATTTTCGACCAGTAATAGGCGTAGCCGGATGCTCTGGGGTCAGCACAAAGCGTATAACCATCGCTATCGCGGATAACAAACTTCCATGTGAGAACTCGTCCAATACCCATAGCAGCCTCTCAATCCGCCGCAGACTCGCGGTAGACCAACACGTCGTGGCCGGCGTAAATAGCCTGCAGTTCGTCCTTGGTGATGCTCAGGCTGCTGAACAGCCAATCGTCGGCATCCTTCCAGTCGGAGAACTTGGGGCCGATTTCCTTCCGGAACAGCTCCAGCGTCTCAAACAGGAGGTCCTTGGCACGGGGGGAGAGGTCTTCCTCAGGGTCAGGTGTGGGCATCTTTATGTCGTTCACATCATTGAGTTCAACGTCTTCCAAGGAAGTCTCGTAGTCCTTCCAGAGATGGGCATTGTCCTCGAACCGCTTGACGATTTCGGCGATGGTGATGTCGGTCGTCGGCTTATCCGTGGTTTCCTCGAAGTAGCAGAACTCAAAGAAGGGATGGTCGGCTTCCGTTTCGCTGCCGAAACGCTCGTCGTTCAGACCGAGAGGGCCGGGGATGAAGTATTCGCCGTCATCGAGACTGGCGATAATACGCATCTTTTCCTCCTCCGACATCTGGCCGGCGAAAACGACCTCATGCCGGACCTTGTAGTTGTCCGCGTCACGATAGAGGTATGCGAGACGTGTGTTGGTGATACTCATTGTTTTCTCCTTTCTCCCTGCCTTTGATAAGGACTCATGGGAATATAAATGTAGTAA